GGTTGGGGTGACGGAGAAACAGGTCCCCAAATCCCGAAGAAGTGCATGGGAGAGGCTATTAAGTTGGTCAAGGCAAAGCTTGCTAATGTAGATGGTAAATTGTTAGCTGACACAGTTAAAACCTATCTTGTATGATACTGAAGGAAATAGTAACTCTTCCTGCTGAAGCAAAGTTTACTCATGCAATAGCTGGAACTCTTTACTATAGAATCACAACTGACAATATAGTAGTAGAGTTTCCTATTGATATGAATGATAAGGATGATGTAGGTACAACTACATTTGTAGCTTCTTATAAGCCTATTACATTAATGAGGTACATAAGAAAGGCTATGGAGAACGAAACTTTGATTACAATTGATAAGTCTAAGTTAAAGTAATTGTACTGTGTAATAATTAACTAATATGTCTTACTCTACTCGAATTTCATAAAATACTTGGTTTAATTTGGTAATACTGCTTATAATGCTTATATTTGCAGAAATTAAGTGGTTAACTGTTTAAACGTATTAATTTATGAAAATCGAAGAGAAATTTAAAAAATTCCAACAAGGTGGTGCTGCACCTCAGCCAGGAGCTGAACAAGCAGGAGGAGCACCAGCCGAGGGGGCACCAGCAGAAGGTGGTGCACCTGCTGAGGGTGGACAAGACCCAATGGCACAGATTTTACAAGTAGCTGCTCAGGCAGTTCAGACACAGAATTGTGAAGCTGCGATGGCTGTGTGTCAAGCCCTAATGCAAATCGCTCAAGGTGGTGCTGCTCAGGAACAAGCTCCTCAAGAGGAACCAACTTTTGCAAGGAAAGGTGCTAGACTAGTAAGAGTAAGATAATTAGTCAACAAGGTAAGAAGGGGCGTATATTAATTATATGCTCCTTTTTTGTTATACATAGTATATGTCACAAGTAATAAGGAAATATAACTCTGGAGGTCAAACTGATAAGCCTAAGCTTCTAAGTGTGAAGGGCTTGGGGGATTTCAATCAGGATGATTTAATAAAAAGAGGATACAGAGATGTAGATGAATATGCTTCATCTAAAGGGTTGGGAAATACTGCCGCAGCTGATTTTAGAAACGCTGTACAATATATGCTTGAGGGGATTAGTAATGGCACTATGACTATGGATGCTATGGGCAACTTTCAAGATGCAACGGGTCAAAAGTCAAGTACAGGTGAGCTAGATAGAAAGAAGTTTCTAGGAATAAAGACAGGGGTTAAGAATACTGAGAACAATGCTTACGGTCTAGCTGCTGATTACCTATATAACATCATTAAAGGTTCCCCTCAGTACAAACAACCAGAAGTAAAGAAGGAAAGATTTAACGCTAACAAACTCATGGAAGATGCCATTTCAAGAGAATGGTATGGAGGTAACGCCATAGATTATAATAATTGGTTCCGTAATAGAACAGAACAAGACCGCAACGCTCTAATGGGTAGAATTTGGGATAGTGCTGATTATAACCAAATATTTCAATCCCATGACTGGTCTGGAACTAATATAAGGAGTGCAGAAGATTTAGCTGCTCTTGGTAGAGCATATGGTGCGGCTATTACTAATAACAAACTAGACAATGACGATTATAATACCTTTGCTGCGTTAGGCGGTACTGGTTTAGACAAATTCATAAGACCTACTCAACAAGCAACTACCCCACAATCATCTACAGTTGAAGGACAGCAAGGTAAAGTTGATACAAGCTGGACTAACTCAGAATATGATAGGACAGTTGATGATAAAGGTAAATATCACATATACAAGAAAGGAACCAATGAAGAGGTAAGTGGAATACTTCCTGGTAATGTATTCAAAGGTGTTGGAAATAGATATGCTTTTGATGGTAATATCTACGACGATTCCAACCTACCAGAGCAATATAGACAGGATATTACTAGAGCAAGACAAGCCCAACTCGGTGAATATACAAGTCTTACAGATAATAATCCCTTTACTAAGATGCTAAAGGGTCAGGGTTATAATTATATCACTAATTTATCTCAGTTTGCGTCTGGTGTAGGTAATAATGTCTTATACGGAGCATATTCCAATCCTTCTGACGTGAATGGTAAGATGGGTTTCTACCTAAAGAATCCTACTACTGGTAAGACAACTAGAGGTTCAGTGGAACTTAACAAATCACTAGGTGAATACCAATTTATCGGAGAGGATGGTAATGTTATAAATCTAGGAGCATATAACCCTAACGGAGCAAGAGAAAGACAGGGAGTTAAGTTCGTAGACTATACTGATACTTCTAAGGCTAATTGGGAGAATCTATTCAATACATGGATGCAGGACCCAGACTTGTTGAATCCAGCTAGTGAGGCATACCGAATGGTACAAAACACTTTGAGTAAGTGGATTGACTCAAAACAATCCCCATTTGTAAAATATGGTAAGAATTATAAGTGGGCTGTTGGGGACAATGACATGAATGTTGCAAGAAATAACGATGGTACACTATCATGGTATTTCAATAATAAAGTTGAAAGTGAGGATGAATCTAGCAATGAGCTACGGAGGCTGTTAAGTATCCCAACCGCTGAGAGAAGTAGAGAAATAAATGACAGAATATTAAAGTTACAAGGATACAAAAAAGGTGGTGTAATAAGTGCCCAACTAGGTACTAAGTTTATAGAAGACACTACCCCACTAAAAGTAAGTGCAGTACAACCTGATGCTGAACAGATTGAAAGGAATACTAAAGCTAGACAATCATTTACTGGTAGGTCCAATGTATCACTAGGTAACAATAAGGATATAACTGATGCAGGTGGTGTTATAAAAACATCCGATAAAGTTAGGCTTGGTGCGGCTATGGCAGACCTAGCTAGTATTGGTTTAGGATTCGTTCCTGGAGCTAATTTAGCCTCTGCAGGAGTGGGAGTTGGTGCTTCTCTCGCCGAGTTTGGGGCTGATTTAGCTAGTGATGGACCTCAATGGGGTGACCTTGGTAGACTTGGAGTGAATTTAGGAATGGATGCCCTATCCTTGATTCCTGTTGGGAAGACATTAAAGGCTACTAAAGCTTTAGGTAAAATAAAGAAGTCAATTCCAGTACTTATGACTCTTATTAATACTACTCCTTATCTTGACCCAGCAATAAGGTCAGAGTATAGTAAGACACTATCAAAGCTTACTAAAGGCGATATAAAGAGCCTGAATACTGGAGACTTTAAGAACCTCTCTGCTATTGCTAGTACTGTATTAATGGGTAAGAATTTAGCCCAATCTCACAGAGGTTGGTGGAACTCTTCAACTACTCCTTCGGGTAAAAGACGGGTTACAGCTATGATTGATGGTAAGCAACAAACACTAGAGGTAGACGATGCATTCTTCCAGAATACCAAAGGTAAGAATCAAGTAGCAGAACTTAAGACTAAGTTTGCTGAACAATATAACAAAGCTAATAAACTTGAGGGAGATAAGGCTATAAAGCCCGAAAGTGTATCTGTAGACACTAAATACTTTGGAAGAAGGCCTCAGTCTGAAGAGGTTGAGGGAACAAAAACTGATGGTAATTGGTTCTCTAACAGCTTAATTGGTAAGCACATAGCTGGTTATAGAGACCCGTCTGTAGTAAGAGGTAGTGAGAATATTCCATTCTCCGATGCTTGGTTCTTAAAGAGGAGAGGTTCAGCTGTTCCAAATGCCTCCACAACGCAACTCAAAGGAAAGGATAGGGACAAAGACAAGAACACTCCTCCTTTACTAATGCTTCCAGCCCCAGGTCAAACCAATAGGGTATTTCACATGGGCGCAAGTAAGCCCAGAGTACCCCAAGATGTAACTAACCCATCTAAACTTAAGAAACCAGGAAGCTATACCGATAGGGCTGTTCCAGTAGGAGGTACTCCAGTACAATCCCCGAATGCTAAGGCAGTTAGAACAATTAATAGTGTTAGTTCTATATTAGAACCATTTGTTCCTAAACCTAAGAACTTACCTGCTATTATTCCTGTGTCAAGAAACGCTAATAAAGTGGTTGCTTCTCAAACTATACAGCCTAGTCAAAGATTGGACCAGTTCATTGGGGGACAAATCCCAGGCGGAAGGCAATTTGGTAGACAGAGAGCTAAGACTGAGGGGGAATATAGAGATGTATTCCATCCTGCAGCTGAACGAGAGTATAATCAAGTTTGGGATGAGGCTATTAAAAACAGAAAGGACTTTGGGTATGAAGAAGTATCTCCTAAGAGAAGTCCATATACCCCACCAACCCCTACTGAAGTATATGTAGAACCTAAAGGAGCTATAAAAGACCCTAATGCAAGGTATCTATGGGAACTTATCAATAGGAAGTCTAGTACTTCACATATTAAGAGAGATAACCTACCCCACAAAGGCAAATCAAAAAAGAAGAAAACTTCAAAGGATGATAGGGTTACTAAGAAGGCTGAAGGAGGATTAATACAATTCTTACAAGGTGGTAACACTGTAGGTAGAATTAAAGCTAAAGATATGTCTAGTTGGAATAGGTCTAAAGCTCTATCTGGGTATGACTTTGGGGCAGATGTTGATAGATGGAAATCTCAGTACACAGGCTCAGACGATTGGAGGCAAGCTTATGCAGCAGCATTTAATGGTGGCGAAGATATTTATGACCAACTAACATCTATGACTGGTAATTATTTCGGAGGCAACTATAATTACTCAGTGCAAGACCCATTAGCTAAACACAGACAGGTTACTTTTAGGGGTACTAATCAAGGTTTTGATGATTTAATCAGAAAGGGTATCGTAGGTTATGGTACTACAGAAGGTAATTCTGGGTTTGATGTGTATGCTGGAGATAGAACTGGCAATAGAACTCTTGGAAGGGGTATGTCAGCTGAGGATGTTTCCCGCTTTAATGAACAGTTAAGGACAAGAGGTTTAGAGCTTTATGACAAAGGTGATGGTGGATACAGACTAAGGTTACTTCAAGACCCTACTAATGAGCTTGGGGAAGTTGTAGTTACAGCTCCTAGAGTTTCAAATACATCTAACCCATCTAACATTAAACGTACACCAGGTAATACCAAAAAGGGTCTAAAACTTAATGTAGCACCGGAGGAAGTATTAGCTTTAGGTAGAATGGTAGGAGGTTTAGCCGCGAATAATAGAGCTGCTAGAATCTATAAAGAAGGGTTAAAGCCTACTCTATTAGACACATTTGAGAATACTGTTCCACTGCAAGGTAATTTCCAAGCAGTGACTAATGCTGAACAACAAGCAAGTAATTTAGAATCTGTAGCTGCAAGACCTAGAACTTCTGATGCTTCATTGCAATTAGCTGGAGAATTAGAGGCTAGTGGTAGAGCAGGTCAGGCTAGATTCCAAGGTGGTCTACAAGATGCAGAAATGTTCTATAAGACTAGGATGTTAGGGCAGCAAGAATCCGATGCAGCTAAAGCAAGAAGGGTAGAAGTTGCCAATAGAAATAGGGCTTCAATGAATGCTATAGATGCAGCTAAAAAGCAAATTGATGCTGGAAGAGTAACTGCAAACTATCAGCAGGTTATTGCTCCTTACCTAGCTGGCGTAGAGAATAGATTTAGACAAACTAAAGCTATGAGAGACCAACTAGCATTAGAATCTTATTTGAATGAAGCTAATTCAAATTATAATACTAGTGCCGCTAAGATTATGGAAGACTATAAAGACGACCCAATAGGTGCTCAGAGAGAACTATCTAAGCTACAGAAAGGATTACAGTCTGATATGTTAAAGAAGAGAAGTTCACTAATAAGTACCCCTTGGTTAGTTCAGTTTAGTGGAAAAGGTTCTAAATTATCCTATGCTGAGAGGGCTATGCTTCAAAGAGCTAAGGACTTTAATAAAAGATTATCTGATGATAATAAACAGTTTCACAAAGATGTAATGGAATCTAAGAGGGAACATAATAAGATGATAACAAATATGTCAGCCCTCACTGCTGCACTTATAAAGAAAGGAATGCAACTATGAAATTAACCTATAAGCTACAACAAGGCGGGGGAATGCCCGCCTTCGTTAGCTACACCAATGTACCTCAACCACAAGTAGCTGCTCCTTATTCATCCACATCCTCCAGCCAAGGTGAGCCAGACGGTTCTGTTGGATTATTGGATAAGAATATGGTAAAGTTTTTGTATGAGAATGGCATACCGAGTGATGTGGAAGCATTCGTAGAAACTTCTGGTATATTCTCAGATAGTATATACAAGAATCCGTTTAGTAATAATGCTACTGTACAATATAAGACTATATTAAAGATGCTCCCAAGAATAAAGGCGGAGAATGAAAGATTTAAGAATGCTATGACCCAGGCTGACAAAAATGGAGGGCTTGGCGAGATTGCTGTAACTGACGGAGGTCATGTAATTACAGTTGATGCTGAGGGTAAACTACAGAAGAAATCACTAAATGATGTTGACCTTAACTCAGAACAGATTTTGACTAATTCAGAGCTGGCTAATTATCGTGCTAATAGTATAAATGCCGCTTTTAATACTGACCTTACGAGCATTATAGGTAATGCAGTAGGTATCCCTAAGATAACCGAATATATACAATCTGTAGTTAATAAGTTAGGAACTACTTCAATGTCAAGGGAGGGATATGTAGGTCAGCAATCTGGCAAAATATTAAAAGGAATGGAGTATTTAGCTGCCTTACAGCCTAGTAGAGAAGACCTATCTGGAATGTCTGTAGATGGACTTTATAAAATGTCCAGCATGGATAAATCCCAGCAAGCTCAGGCTAATCAGGCATTAGGCTATCTATTAACCTCTCTACCTAAGAATATGAGAACTGTTCTTCAAGCTAAGGCAGCTATGTATTTAGGAGATAACTCTGCGGAAGGTGTTAAAAAATTATTAATGTCTCTAACCCAATCGGCATTAAGTGGAGAACATACCTTAAAACTTGATTTACAAGAGAAGATGGATGCTAGCGGGAAGGCTAAAACATCAGGTAGTGGTAGGGATAATAACATTACAGACCCTGCCAAAGCATTCCTACTTGGGCTAGGAGAGGTTAAAAACCATAAAATTAATAATGGAAATTCGTATAGTTTAAATCTACCAGGCAATAGTGCACCATTAGTTGATACTTCTGGTAAAACTATAGGAAGTGCTACATTAGAGGATGCTGCAAGGAGTACATTCTCTGGAGTTCTAGACTTTAAGAATGCTACGATGGGGGGTCAGTTATTAAACTCATCTCAGAGAAGTAGAGTTGCTATAGATGGCTCTAATGTAGTTGCAGTTGACCTTCCTGTTGACACACAAGCATTACAATCTGGGGTGCTTAAGCCCGATATTGATTCATTAAAGAGATTAGAGTTGGCTGAGAATGAGATTAGAGAAGGAGATATAAAGGATGAAGCTCAGAAAAATGAAATCTATGCTAAGTATAAATTGCCATATAAGTACATTAATGGACAAATAAATACCAATGCCTATGGAAGATTCGCCGTATTAGATGCCTCAGCAGATGAGTCTGCATTCGTAGAAGACCCAACAATGGATGATACTCTTAGTGAAGTAACTGACATTAATGAAAGGGAAAGTATAGAGAGAATATTAAAGGCTGCTGATGCATCATTTAAGATGAGTCAGCCTGGCATATTCTCCAGTGGTAATAATGTATACTCTGGTTCTGTGTATATACCAGTAAGACAGAATCTTATTAATGCTTCACTTGGCTCTGGGCACTATCCTACGATACAAGGTAATGATGCTATGGATATAGAAGCTAAAGAACAACAGAAGCAACAATTGCAAACTTACGTGCCAAGTCCCTCACTATCTACACTATAAAATCTAGTAATATGACAAATACAAAGGAAAATGATTGGCTGTTAAATAGAGTGTCTAATCCTACCTTTTCTATCTCTGATTTTAAGGCAATAGGATTAGATGCCACTAACACTTCATTAGCAGATGCAAGTGTTTATAAGAACATTCCCCAAATTCAAGATAATCCTGCATTTCAAACTGATGGTAAATTTGATGAAGCTAAGTTTGATAATGTATATAAATACATGGCTGAGACTTATAATCAATTGGCTGATGAATCCTACCAAGAAGATATTTTAAGTCAGGCTACATTCCATAGAGATAATATATTCGCTGAACCTGAGCAAAGAAGGAAGGGTCCAGATATTTATCTGTCCAGAGAAGTTAACCCATTAAGGCAGACAAGGGGTATTAGAAGATTAAATCTATTAGACGCTCCTACTATGTCAGCTGATGAGGCTGCCCAAACTCAGAAAGTATTAGCTAACCCTATGAGTGTAGCTAATGGAGCTAATCCAGTATGGCATGATTCCCCTAATGATTCATTCTGGACTGACTTCTGGGATACTAGAGTTATGGCTCAATGGGATGAAGATGGGGAGCATATTGACCCAGTAACCAAAGAGAAGGTTCAACATAAGAAGGGGGAATTGAAACTAAACGAGAATGGTACATATTATTATGAGAACCTAGACGGTAGAGATGTGTATGGAAGACGAGTTCTTTCAAAGTTAAATACTCTAACCACAGATGGTTCTGCAATCAATAAATATGACTTCTTTGACTCAGACGGACTCGATAAAAGTGTTGTTGGCTCCTTAGCCCGTAACGCTGTCTCAATCCTTCCTATGTTCATTCCTGGGATAAGTCCTTGGTATATAGGTGCTGGTATTGCCTTAGAAACCACTAAGATTTTAGCTACTCTGGGTAAAGTATTCTCTGGCAGTGATAATAAGTTTCTATCGGCTGTAGAAGGATTTACTAAGTCCTTAGAACCTACAACTTCTGAGTATGGTCAGAATAACGCATGGTCTATGGAGAACTTCATTAATCTGGCTGGTGATGTATTCAAGCAAATGTATGAGCAGAGGTGGATATTTAAATACGCACCTGCCCTATTTAAGGGGGAGAATATGGCTACCGAGGCTGCCCAAATGAAAAAGCTAGAAGAGTTTCAAGCTAAATATGTAAACCTTGATAGCTATCTAAAAGCTAAAGTAGCAACTCCAAAGGCTGGAGATTTAAGATACTTTGAAGAATTAAAAGCAGTCAATACATTTAAAGCTCAGAATGACCTAGAGAACTACATGAAGGGCTACAACAAGATAGGAGAACTTCTATCTAAGGCTTACATGACTAGTATTACAGTTCAAGATGCTTATGGTGAAGCTAAGGAACAGGGTGCTAACGACCTAGAAGCTGCATTACTTACATTAGGATATGCTGCAGGAGAATATGCTATTATTAATAGTAGGTTAGGAGAATGGATACTTCCTGAACTTAGGATGGATAAGGAGCAGATGAAGCAGGTAGTCAAAACTTTGACAGAAGGTTCAAGAAAGACTATTGATAACGGCTCTAAAGTCCAAAAAGTTGAGTGGATGAAAAAGATATTCAAGCTCGGAAAGGATGTTGCTCAAGCTAACTACTCTGTGGGTAAAAGTGGACTTAAAGCTACTGCCGCCAATGCTCTTGGGGAAGGTATAGAGGAAGTATCTGAAGAGGTTATGTATGACTTCGCTAAATCAGTTACTAATCTAGGAATGTGGTTAGCTGGTAGTGATACACAGCCACTACAAGCATGGGACAATATGTTCGACAGATATGGTATGTCATTTGTAGGAGGTATGCTAGGTGGTGCTATGTTTGATGCTTTACCTAACCTTAGAGAAGCTAGGCAGCTTGGTCAGATGAATAATGAGCAAGCTATGCAACAACTAGTATATATGGCTAGAAATGGCAAGATGGGTGATTTCCTAAAGATGGTAGACAAGATGGAATTAGGTAATAAGTACTTATCTGCCACTAAACTTGTAGATGGAGTAGGCGGAAGAAAGGTATGGGCACAAGGTACTGATACTGACAACCAAGACCTAGCTGCTAAATCCGAGGTCAGGAGAATAGCCAAGTTTATTACTAATACTTTATCTGCACAAGGCGCAACCATTAGTGATGATGCATTTCTAGACACACAAACTCTTAATGATTTAAGATTCTCTGCTCTTAAGAATAGTAGAGTGGCTGCAAGCTACTTACAAGACTACAACAGTGTTTGTGAGAAGATTGTAACTTTAACCAATCAACTTAACGGACTGGGTGGAACCCAAGAGCGTATGGATAATGGTGGACCTACCGACGCTCAGGTAAAGGAGAATGGAGATGAATCTACTAAGACTGAGAGAAGTAGAATAGAAGGTGAATTAAAGGCAGCAATAGAGAGAAAGGAGGCATATATGAAAGGAGATTTAGCTCCCCAGCTCATCTATGATGCTCTATTTGAGATGTCAACTGCTGTTAGTAGTGCCTACTTAGCCCCAACTCTTATACAGTATGCTGAGAACAAAACTGGTAAAAAGGTAACTGACATTCCTAAGAATGAATTAGAGGAAATATCAAAAGAGTATGATGGATGGAAGAATTCAGGATTCAAAGATGCAGTACGTACTGCTGCCTCAATTCATAAATCAATAGCTAAGGTTGTTGCACCTTTATTCCAAAACCACAGTCTAAAGTACTACGAGAGTCTTGATGAAAACTTACACTCTACTTTAAGTATCTTACAGACCGGACTAAATAGGTATGTCAAGCATCTTAATGAGAACAAGGACTCTGAATCCTTTGTAGAAGATATGGCTGAGTTCAATATACACTCATCAATGGGTATTATTGGTCCTCTGCTAACCACTTTAGGTTCTGAATCAGAGAAGGCAACATTTACTGACATAATAAATACTCCAATAACTGAAGATTATACGATGGAGGTTCAATCTGAGCAATATAACAAGTTTGTTAGTAAATTCTTAACATCACATATAGATGCTATTGTTAAGCCTATTGTGAACCAAGGTTATATTAATCCAGAATTGAAAAGAGTATTAAACGGCACTTTAGATTCTGCATACTGGTATTTTATTAACCAAGCAGAAACGTATGGAGATGATGCAAGCTATATAGAGGCAACCAAGATAGAAGATGCTAAAGCTCAAATTGATAAGTTGCAGCATTCTAATATCATTGAACTTTTAGACCAATTCTCATTAAGTACTACTGATTCTGACGTAAAGGTATCTAATATTCTTAAAGAAACTGATGCTTCGTTAAGGGAGCATATGGATGATTTGTCCAACTTTAACCTAAATAATGAGAGACTTGACCAGATTACTGAAGCTCTTTCAGTGATTAATATATTTAAGGCTCAATTACTTAGTGCTAGGGTAGACAACGCTGATTTATCTAATCTTTATGGTATGAATACTACTATAAACGAATTAGATTCAGAGGCTAATCTAGCAGAATTACAGTCTAATGTGGCTGATGCAATGATGCAGGACCTAGAAGGTATTGAGTTACGTCTTAAAACCTTCCAAAAGATAATAGCTGCAAATAATGCTCAGAAGTTAGGAGAACAAACAAGAACCGCAAATAATAAGAATATACTTATCTATGACAGAATAAAGAGCTTTATTCTTAACATTCCTAATGATTGGGCAGGTAAAGCTGAGTTTGAGGGGACAGTAAGCAGTCTAAGTAAACTCGAAGAAATATCAGCTGCCAAGAAGATAAGCCTTAATAGGGAGGAAAGGTTTCAGGTAGAATCAGAGATGGTAAAACTTGATGATGCTATATATAACTTCTTTGAAGCTAATAGTGATAAGGTTAATGACCCAGAAGCACTGTCTAAGCTTATTAGCGTAGACAACTTTGGCTTAATTACTATAAGTGATGATGTAGAATCATTAAGTTCCAAGTCAACTAATATAGACGATAATGCAGTGGTTTGGTATATTGCCTCTAGAGCTGCTGTTAAGGCATCTGACTTCTATGGAGAATATAGGTCTATTATTAGTGATAAGATTGCTCCTATACCTACTCAAGAGTTAGCTACTTATTTGGGATATGCTTCAATTCTTAACGGAGGTATGATTGATAAGTTCTGTGATGCTGTAAATACCTCACTAAAGAACTATGCAGCGTCTATGACTGATTCTAAGTGGAAATATGCCCCAGGCATCATTAGAGAATTGGTACTTGACTCTTCAGTTGCTCCAAGATTCTCTAGAGTAACTTTTATTGAGGGTATTCCTGGAAGTGGTAAGACTACTGGCGTATTTAATAACCTTATAGTACTTCTAAAGAAATACCATCCAGAAGTTTTGAAAAGTGTTTGGATTGGTCATGCCACTGAAGATAGTGCTAAGGGCTTAAAAGCCGATTTAAATCTTGATTCTGCTACCACTTTGGATAGAGAACACCTTATGAAGAGGGTAACCCAGGAATGGAAAGATTTCAAAGATTATCCTCAGAAATCATCTAAGGAAGTAGACCCATCTTCCGAGGAAGATATTCCAGTATCTATAATTGATGATGGGGATATATATTTTGATGATAACTTTATTACTAGGTCAAACTTCAAGATAAACGAAATCTCAGAAGCTCCATCCCTAATCCTTATTGATGAGGTGTCAAGATACACTGTAGTTGATATGGATTTAGTTAATAGATTTGCACAGAAGTATGGAATCCCAGTTATTGTGGCTGGGGACTTTGACCAAAGTAAAGCTATTGGAAGGCATCTTATCAACTATAAAGGAAAGAATGTTAGAAATACAATACAGTTAGCTCGCCGTAACTTTATAAGGTGCCCTAAACTGGGAGTATCTATGAGGTCTAACAACCAGCAAGTAACAATTAATATCAATAACCTTAAGAGTATCCTACCAAAACTAAGGAGTAATAACTACGATTCAGATGTGTCAATGCATTACTATCAGGATGATTCTGGGTTGTTTGGAACTAAGGTTTATAATATAAATGACCTGAGAAATTCTGCACCGTATAGTATAGAGCTGGTAAAGAAAGACATTGACCTAATGATTAATAGTATGAATCCAGATGAAAAGATTGGATTTATCTATTATGATACTGATACTGAGATATATAAATTACTTTCTAGTGCTACTTATAAGGATAGAGTAGACTTTAAACAAGGTAACTCTTCACAAGGACTTGAAGGTAAGTATTATATAATTGACGATTCAGCTGGTTTAGAGAACGAGGAATATTGGGACGACCTTTATACTGGAATCTCTAGAGCAATACAGGGTAGCATTGTTCTTCACACTAAGGATAGCTATAAGACTAACAATTCGAATCTATTAAATTCTATCCAAGACCCTTCTACTAGTGTTAGTGAACTGTCCAAAGATGGAATCAAGACATTCTCTTCTGAAAGGAGGGATATGTTAGATAAACTTCCCTTAGATAATAAACCTACTAAATTGGTTAAGAGGGAAAAGGATGCCACTATTCCTTCTGTAACCGTAGTACCTGAAGCTGGACTGACTTCTGAGGTAGTAACGACTGTAACGGATGATGGAACTAAGAAGCAGGTCATTATTACTAACAATGGACTTCCCACTGAGGCTGATATAAAGGATAAGACCCTTGCTTCTAGCGAAGATACAACCCCACCTCCAGTACCTACAACTGGAACTAATCACGTTTCCAGCACTAAAACTGAATCTGTTCTTGACTTATTAATGTACACATTCCCCACATTTGAGTCAGGAACTTCATTTGATAAGGATGGAAACCTGATAGTAACCCCAGAGAATAGTAAAAGGTTAGATAGCTACTTCGGTTTGAATAAGTTACCTGGAGTAAAAAACAAAGAAACATTTGATAAGACCATAGGTAACTTAAGGAGTGTTATATTCAATACAGCTGATAAGGGAGAGCTTACCAGGAAGATAAAGGCAATTCTAGGTCTCGGAGATGATGTGTATTGTACATTTGCATTTAAGAGTTCTGCAAGTACGTTCAATAACGCAGAATGGGGAAGATTTAGAAAGGATACAGGTTCAGAATCTTTAAGCTACATATTCTCTGAGGATGAAGAAAGTAAGAATATTAAGCTAAAGACACTATCTATCATTATAGGGGAAGGCACTAATGATATGTTAGAGCTACCTTTAGCTATATTACCTAACCCTCTAACTGTATTTAAGAATGACAAATTCAAGGCAATAAAAGAGGAATATAATGAGATTTCTAGAAGGAATCCTAGTGCTCCTATGTTTGATAAGTTTAATGAACTTATTAAATTTATTCAAGCTAATCCGTCTATTGAAGGGGGAAATGCCTTAGTTAACTTCTTAAAGGTGTATACCTTTAACTCTAATGGTGTATTTTACGTGGAGGATGCAAATTGGACATTGGCTAATAATCTTAAATCTCAAGGACCGACAATTACTAATGCTCTTAAGGGTTCTGATTATGAATACAATGACCATTTGAAATATGATGGTAAATGGATAACCCTTGATGAATTATCAAAGGTTCCTGGCACTTCTATTTCTAAGGTAAAATTATCTCCTAAGGGAGTTTACTCATTTGGAAATAAAACCGTAAACTTTGCCAAGCCTGGACACCCATTTGTACTTGTTAGTAATGATATAATGCTTAGTGGTGCAGAATTGGAGAATTACTACTATAGACAATTAGAGGATAGTTCTTTGGAGAAGAAGGTGAAGTTAGTTTATGTTGTTCCTCCTAAAGCATCAGTTAAGGAGTATTTTGATAATCTACTAAGCATTGTTTCTGGAGATAAGAACTCTATTAAGAGGATAGGTAATGACTTCACGGCCTACAGGATTATAAAGATATTATCAGCTCAACCTGGCTATGAGACAAGTGACCTAAACTACAATACTACTGCATACGATGGTATAATGAAGTTGGTAGGTAAACTTGATAGCGCAGAGGGAGATGTTAAAGCCCAAATGGAAATCCTTAATGGTCCTGTTGATATTAAAGGGCTAAATAGAAACATTACTGCTAGACAAGCCCTTCAGAACTATCTATTAGGTTCTGTATATCCTCCAAACGCAGATAATACTAGTAGAATATTTAAGGAACTTAATTTACGTTCTATAGAACATATATTAGGTCAAAATAAGATTGATGGAATATTCTACAATATACAATATAGTAAGTCTTCTACAGACACTATTGCTCTAGATGCAGTTTATGATACAGGTAACTACTCTATTGATAATAATCCATTTATGGTTAATGGTAAGATAGATAGCCCTTCGTTCTATGGTAACGTAAACCCATTACTAGAAACAATAGTCAACAAGATGACTAACAATGGTAACTTTAAAGGTAGTAGAGACAATAGTAGGTATTTAGCTGGAAACTCTCGTATAGGAGTAACCCCTAAGCCTACAGCTGATACTATCTTTAGGTCAATGAACATCAAGGCATCTGCTTCAGTTATGTCAGAAATGGATGTAGATACTCTACAAACACTGTCTAAGGAGCAGGTTTTAGATGCATATAGAAAGACAAATCATCTAGTAATACCTATTGGTTCTGACGTCTATATAAGTACTAAACCATCTAACCTTGATGTGTCTAACTCTGTCATTTCAGATATTTCCCAATTAAGTTTAAATATTCACAAATTTACCTTAACTTTGGGGAATGAAATCTTTAATGCAGAGCTAAACCTGAATAACAATGAGATTACTCTAATAAAACAGACAAGTGCTCCTACTGGGACTCAACTTGCTGTATTCTCGGTAAGCTCATTACAGGAAGTAGCCGAATATAAGAACATCCTTAGCGTATTTAACTTTGCTACACTTGGTAAGGTGCAATCTGCGAAGGGTGTGGAGGCATTTAATAAGGAAGTTAATGCTATGAGAGCAACTTCTAAAATGATAAAAAGGATGAGTGAGGAGATTGACCAATTCGAAGGTTCTCAGAAGGATATGCTTCAGAATTTGGTAAATTTCTTACAATCTAAGCAAGATGAAAAGGCTCGTCTAAACACTACTGACAATTCATGTCCAATAACTATAAAAATTAAATTATAATCATGGGTAAATGTAAATTTAACAAGAATGACTCTAACTTAGACTTACAGGATGTATTACAAGACACACTGGAAGAAATCTGGGAGGAGAAAGACGAATTTAGTAGAAAGGCGATGTTTATTAATAGTCTGAAAGAGATAGGAGAGGGGTACGATATTACGTCCCTCTCCGACCTTGCAGATTTTATTGATGCATTCGTTATGGAGGTTGCTCCAGTATTGCATGATATAGTTCCAACCAACATGACTACCTATCTTTCCGGTCAAAGTAGTAACATTGATGATACTGCTGAAGAGAATCCTACCAAGTTGGATGCTTTAGATGACCCTGAAGGTAACGCTGATGCAAAACAAAGGATTAGAGGATTTATAGTAACTAATTATGGTACTGCAACTGAAATTGCCTCAGCAATGGAAGCTAGTGTTACTGATAATATAGTTAAGTGTTTTCTTGTGGATAGAGAGGCTGGTAAGGTGATTAAGACTGAGCATGAAATTAATGAAGCCTTAAGGAATTATCAAGAAACTCTATTGCAAGATGTAGTTGGCTATCTAAAGGATGCATATTCTAAACTTCCATCAGAAGATGTGCAGGACACTCTAGAGAAACTGTCTAATCTTACTATGTGGAAGGATGGAGTATATCTAAATGCTGTAGGAGAGTTAAATGCTGTAGGAGAAAGATTCCTCCATCATTCACACTTTACTGCTGATGAACTCAGAAAGATATATTCTAGGAATAGGATTATTGATAAGAAGTTCATTAAGGCATATAATAGTTTAGTTATTCTAAATCACTTTGATGATTTACTTAGTTCTAAACTAGGGAAAGTCTTGAAGATTAATGAGAACTATCCTAAGTATAGTGCAGAAGATAGATATTCTCTTATAAGTACAGGAGCCAACAATAGTAGGAATTGGGGAGATAAGGAGAAAGATGTAAATATGAATGACCATGTGTCGGACATAACTAAGCTATTAGTTGAGACTTCTCCTATATACACTTGGGGAAATAGTACTCCGATTGCAGATAAGAAGGTTAAACTAGACGCATTTAACTATATTATATCTAAAATCAAGAGTTTAACTAACTCTCCTGATATTCACAATTCTTCTCTTACATTTGATGGGATGTTCTTCCTTAAATATCCTCAGTTTGAACATTTGCGTTCTTCTATTGAAGGTAAATCTTTCTATACATTATTATCCTCAGCTAGCACAGGTAACGTGCTTGAGAACTATCATGCACTATTTGAATTGTTGTGTGATGACTCATTCTTTAACAGCAACTATGAGCTACTTAGAGGGTTTAGAAGTATAGAAAAGAACTTAGTTTATTCATTGAGGCAAGGAATCTTTAGTAGTGATGCACACTCCTTATTTGGAATTTATAAGAATAATGTTCTTGATACTAACTACTATTCCTTTATCTGCCAATTAGTGGCAACTGCTAGTCCTCTTGATTTTGTGCAATATAGAGTTAATGAGGATGGGGATATAGTTAGAGCAACTTTGAGGGATAATCTTAACAGGCAATTAAGGAATCAACTTGAAAGAAGTATTTCATCTGCGTTGAGCGTTACAGCTCCTACTAAGTATGAATCAATGATTGCTAAGTATAATCCTAGATATGAGGAAGATAAGGTTACAGACCCCAAGGAAGGTGTGAAGACTATTTCTGTATTTAGATTCCATATACCAGACTTGAATGTGTCTATTCAATTCAATCCAAAAGCGAAGAGGTCTAATGCCTTCTCTATATCAAGAGACGGTAAAGCATTAGTTTCATTTAACGGTGAGGAAGATTGGAATAAGGCTCTTCAATTCTTCAAGGAATTCTTATATTTAGACTTTGTTTCTGATGGACCATTAGTTGAAAGCTATCTTGCATTAAAGACGAAGAATGGTAACATTCAATATGATGCAGCAATTAGTGACCTACTTCAACTTAGTACTAGCATATTCTTTAACTCTTACTTCTCTCATAACTTGGTTCCTAAAGAAACAAGTACACAGGAGTTTAGAAGAAAGCAAGAGGAGGTATTTGGAACTGAGAACCTAACCTCTATAAAAAGAGGGGCTAAGGATATTGGTGTTCTACTTCCTAGCTATGTACCAGTAATGGAGGATTTAGCTGCTGCCTATGCTATGACTACAGATGCTTATGTTAGTGGTATAAACAGGGACGGAGAAGGTCGTGCATTATCTGGAGTTGCTATGTCAATGCTTGGTACTAACTACAGAAGTCAGTGGACAAATCAGTGTATGAATATGAATTCCGCTACTAATGGATTATCCCTTCTGAATAATACATTCTTGCATAGAGGAATGGTGGTATCGAGAGAGTATAAAGGTAGGACTGATAGTAAGAAGCATATTGATTTTAATATGTCAGAATCCTTCTATACTGCATTTGTAAGTAATTATTTATGTAATATTGCTGGAAATACAGATGCTGCCTTCTTACCTTCTGTTATCTCAGATAAGTCTACTTTGTTCCACATGGTTGAAAATCTGAACGCCCTCAGCCCTCTAGGTAAACCCTTCAATAAATTAACTAAAGATGAGACCATAGCTATTATTAATAAAGAGCTTGGGGATTGTTATGCAAAGATAATAAACTCCATAACCTTTGAATGGGAGAGATTAAACTCTGCCCTTAAGAGCATAGACAGTTCTTTAGTGTTCAACAACCCGACTCAATATCCCTTATTAGCAAGTAAGGGAATAATTCCTGTATTTAATCCTATGACTAATTTCGCAGAAGTGAATACCGTTTATGGAAATGATTCTAGGAAGGTACTTGAAGAAGTATTAAGGGTTTATCAGAATGTGGTTAGAGGTCCAGAATTGGAGATTAAAGACGAGGTATCATTCCAGGGAGGTAAAACTCTTTCATTTAACAGAACACTAATATCCCTTACTAATAGGTTTAATCCTGAGTATTTTACCAGGGCTGGACTTAATGTGGAAGAGGTATTTGGCAAGTTAACCAATAGTGACGACTTCTGGAGAATTAAGGAGGTAGAACTATTAACTGACTTACTTGATAATGATTTTACAATTGAAACTACTGATGAGAGAGGTAATGCACTTACCACTCCCGAAGTAGCCTACCTAGCTAAGAATAAAGATTGGATAAAATTCTCTACTAAGCGGGTAATATTAGCTAAGTATACCAACTTTGGTAAAACTTTTGATATTACTAAATGGTCTGACCTATATTCTATTGGAGGTTACACTGAGAATGGAATATCTTATAATTGGGGAAGTCCCGGATTTAGTTTCTCTAAGTTCTTAGAAATGAGAGGTGGTGAGTTACAACTTCATCCTGACTTAGCTAGATTTAATGTAATAGATTATCTTCTTAGTCAAGAGTATGTTCTAACTACTGTAGGTACTCATGCTAATCATCCCGCGAAGAAAGCCACAGCTAGTCCTAATGATTTAGTTGAGGAGGCTGCAAGGTATATTGCTCAGCATAAGAGAAATGTATCAGACACAGCTGCTAAGCAGGTTATGAGCCAAGGCTTAATAAATGGAATATTACCTGAATATACTATTGCCGTTATCGAGGATGATACTGCTCCTACCTATAATCCTATGGGGGACCATGATGAGCATGGGGTTAAACAATATGATGGTAGTACATTTGCATCTCCTGAAACAATGTATTTGGAGAATAACTCTCTTGGTGGGGCTAAAGTAGGTGCTGATAAGAAACCTTTTGTGCATTTTTATAAAGAAGGAAGTGCTACTGGAGGTATTATCAAAACTGCCACATTCGCCCTTACTAACTATACCATGAGTAACAGCAAATTCCTACAAAGGATGGTTAAGAAGATGTGGAGTAAGAATTGGGAATTCGAAGGAGTATTATTTAATGATAATGTGCTTGTAGATTTCCAAGGCAATCCTATATCTTACGAAGACGTTTACTATAAGGGAACAGATGGTAAATTCTACATGATTAATAGTATCACCTATATGCCAGAGGATGGTACATATATGATAATTAAGTCAGAAGTAGAGCCTGATGGTACTATAGTGAAACAACTCCCTGCTGAGATTACCCCCAAACCAGGGGAAGCTCCTAGGGTTACGAACAGTGGAACTACACTCTATCCTGTTACAAACAACTTTGGTTTATTCCAAATGTTTGGAGGATGGAAGTCTTATTCACAATCTGAAGATGGGTTAATTCCGTCTGAGGTTTCAGTAAGAAATGTAGTCAAAGCTGTTAACGGTGTGGGGATTAAACTGAAGGACTCAGTTGTCTCTCAATCAGATGTGTACCAACCTCTAAAATGGTCTTCTATTCAGTATGTAGTAACCGCTGGTGCTATTAAGCAAGGGGCAGCCAACGTAAACCTGAAACATGCTTATTTTGATGATAACCCATACTTGACAATGAAGTTTAGAACTGATGATATTGGTATTCAGTTAGATGCAGAGCATACTGCTGATGAATCTACTTTATCAATTATGACTCAAGTAATCAATGCTTTGGCTTCGAGGGGTTATACTACAGAACAAGCTGGAGAAGTTTATGAGGCTATGTTTGCACTATCAGAAGCCGGAATCAATGACTATGTTGAAGGATTTGAACAGTATGTAGACACTAAAGATGCATCCAAGTTCAAGGATGCAATCATATCTACTATAGTTAAATCTATCCAGAATAGTACAAGTAGGGACGGCAATCTAATGCAAGCTGTTATGGATACTCTAATAGAAGATTCTAGGGCGGGTAAGTTAATAACCTATAAGAATGTAGAAGGTACAATTCCATATAGTAATCCTAGTGTTTTTAATGGAATCTTCTCTTCTATTTCTGCCACACTTACTAAGGCGGCTATTAGACTTAAATTTAATGGTAGCCTTGCAGTGTTAAATCCCTCTCATAAGATTTGGAAGTTATATGGAGATAGAATGTATGACTCTTTTAATAATGATGAAGAAATTCAAAAGTTACAAGAATTATACAATTCTAAACCTATAACTAACTTATCTGAACTGAAGCTTGGTAGGTACTATACAATTACGGTAGATGGGATTACCAGTACTGAGTTTATAGAAACGCCTCAACAATATTGGGATTTGGAAAGCAGGCTAGCTGACAAAGACTTCCGTATAGTTGAAAACATTACTGCTGGTAGAGATTTAGCCTCATATAATTTCACATTTAGAGATGTTCAGGGCAACCTTTATAATATGTGGGATTTAGATGTAGTTAAATCACTATACGCTACTGTTGACCCTCAAGAGAAGATACTGCTAAGAAGAGAACTCCAAAATGCCCTTGGAGCAGTAAGTAACGGTAAACTAGATACTGTAGTCATTAACGGAGTGACAGTACAAGTTGACAAGTCTTCTCTTCAAACTCAACCATTTGAGTTAATAATGCCTAAAATCTATGCAAGTAGATTTGGATTGAAGAGGGGGGATAGTCTATCTACTATCAAGAATGATGATACGTTCTTCCTAAAGAGAATGCTATCTAACTGGGAAAGTAAGGTTAGTGATGCCGATTTTGATATTGAATTGAAGAGGCTAAACGGCAAACACGTATATTTAGTTGATAAGAGAGTTTATAAGAACACTCATCTAACTCCTATAGAAATTGAGACTAGATGGGATGGGGCTAAACTTTACAGAGTTAATAGCTCTGGAGAGAAGCTACACAGACTGTCTGATGAATCTGATAGGGTATATGTGGATGCTAATGGTAATGAGATAATTATTACCAACAACACTCAATTCTATATTGATTCTTTCAACTATCATACTATCAGAGTATCTAATAGTGCTGCCACAAGTGAAGAAGTTAGTAAGATTATTCAACCTATACTGAACTCTAAATCCAAAGTAGCTAGAAGATTTGCTAAATATATGGGTAAGAGTAACCCTACTGACATTATAACTTATGTAAACAGGCTATATTCTGAGAGTATTGATAAATTGAGAACTAATCCTAGAGCTAAAATTGAAGACTCAAACATTGATGCTATAAGAGATGCTGCTGCAGAACTGCATACGTCTTTTATTAAATCTTTGGACGTCTTAGCTGCTCGTATTCCTGCCCAGTCTATGCAATCGTTCATGCCAATGAGAGTAGTAGGATTTGATGAAACAGACACAAACTCCGCCTATGTAAATTATTTCCAGTTCTGGTTACAAGGTTCTGACTTGGATATTGACAAGGTTTCCTTATTAGGTCATTCATTTGACAGAACAGGTAAATATGTTGGATGGAGTCCTTACTTTAATTTAAGTTCTCAGAATGCTCTAGCCGAATCTGAGAAACTTCCATTCCCTACAAATAAAGAGCTAGAATTAGTTGAAGCTGATGATACATCATTAACTAATTGGGCGCATGATTTTGTAGGTTCAGGTAAATTGTTTAACTTTAACGGTTCAGAAGTAGTATTTCTACCAGAATATGACTTGGACAATTCTTTAGGTTCGGTACAATCTCTATCGAATTTCTTAAGAATGGTTAAGAGGAATGGTGGTAAGCTATATATTCCTAAAGGTTCTAATCTTCCATTTGATAAAATCAAGGAACTGATTGACCGACATAACTTATATGTAAGGAACTCTAGCAATCCCGAAGATATGATTAAGAATTTCATATCCTCTTATATGTTTAAGATTAGTGATAATCCTATTAACTTAATGCAGTCACAATCATCTATTGATGATGCTGTAGCCCTGCTAAAGGATATAGCTAAAGGGTCAACAGAAGGTCAGAGAACTCTACAATTTACTCCAGGTAATGTAGTAAATAAGTATGAGTCCATGTATGACTTTCAATCTGGTAAGAAGAATGTTGGTATAGTTGCATCTGCCATTAAGGTATTTGATGGTCTAACTTACTACAATAATGCCACATTAAATAGTAATAACCCAATGAAACAATATGGTCTACTATTTAATAGAGTTATTTGTGGTAGTAGATTCAGATTGCTAGCCAATTCGTATACTGATAGTCCCGAATCCATAAGTAATCTTGAAGTATTAGATGCATTACAAAGTGTAGACAATGATACAGATGCTAAGCTAGTATTCTCAGCATTGATGTCAGCTGCAACTGATAATGCTAAAGACCCGATATTGGCTAAAATCAATGCCGGACCTAATATGATGGGATTATATACTTACGGTACAGCGATTGGAATTCCTCTTAAGGATTTAGCTGGAGCTATGATGTCCAGAACTGCTCGTATACTCTCTAAGCTCATGGATTCTAATGTATTTAATAGAAAGGCTGGTATGTCAATTACTAGTGCTATTAGATATATTGAGAATGGTCCAAGTATTGGGGAATTAGACCCAGAATTTATTTCTATACTAAAGAGTGAGTTTGGGTCTGGGACAGATGCATCTGATTTTGTAATAGGTAAAATGCTACAATATAGGCTCTCCGACCTATCTAAAGGTCATGAATTGATTGATAGTTTAAGAAAGAGAATCAAGTCTATGGATGTATCTATGAACAAAGTCTCAATGTATAAATTCTTAGAAGAGTTATCTGATTATATCAGGTTTGTTAATACGATAAACAATGACATTATCACTAACTCAGAAGGGGTTCAATACAGAGTTATTGATTCAATCAAACAGCTAGTCCAAGGTGCATCTGAAATGGGCAGATTGAGAGGTATCTATGCCCTCAATCAAGGTCTCTCTAATAGTGTTGAAGACTCCCTTAAATTTATTGATAAGTTCGAAGGAATCTTTGAAGATAGAATTAAGGAAATATCAGCTGAAGAGAAAGAGGGTACTGTAATGGTTGACGGAATGATTATGAAGGTTTCTGATGTTATAGCAAAGCTAAGAAATCTAACTAATAATACTGACAATCCATATAGAATCTCCTTTAGTAAATTTATGTCTGATGAGGAATATAGAAGCACTTTAATCTCTCTGTATGGAGGATTAAAGCACTCCTTCAACGTATTGGATGCAGCATGGTCTGTACCTCACTATAGAGGGTATTTGAAAGCCTTCCATATGGATGTAGAAAGCAAGTATATGGTTATGTCCAAGTATAGAATGATGAGGGATTTAGGTCCTAGAATTATTAAGGGCGGTGGATTCTACAGTAGTAAAGAAAGGTCTAATGTTTATAAGAAGTTACAGTCATTCTGTGACATGACTCTTAGGAACACTTGGATGAAAACTTCTGAGAAGGTAATTACAATCCCAGCTGGTGTTACTATTATGAATAGTATTGGTAACACATTTACTACTCAAGGTAATACTCCTATTATGTTAGGAACAAGATGGGGTAATGAGTCATTTAAAATGTGGATGGATTCTGTGGTAATTCCTGAATTAAAGGATATAGAACCTAATGAATTTATTCAATCTTTAAGTCCAACTAGATTAGATAGAACCCTTAGTGGTAACGCTGCATTCGTATATTCTTTGCCAACTAATATGTTACCAAAGACTGGTTCGGAGGTAGAGCGTTTTAATAGGTATAAGAGAGCCTTTAACCAATTACAAGGTGCTCCAACATATCAAGGGTATCCATTGACAGACCTGTTCTTCTATTATAATCTAATAAACTTTAATAACACTGTATCTCAAAGTTCTTTAACTACTATCTTTGAGGATATTATCAGAACAAAATCCTCTCCATTAATAGAGGAGTTTCATAAGTTTACGTCTGTACTTGATTCTAACTCAATGTTAGTTGAGGGGGTAGACTTCACTTATGACGAAGCTCTAAAATGGTGTGCTCCTATTGAAGATACTAACTATTCATCTAAGTATTATGTTAGAAGTTATGATGATTCTAATATGAAATATCACTTATTTGTTAGGAAGTCTAATTCAATGGATAATCCGGAGGTAGATGGGGATTTTGAATATGATTCTGATTATATGGATTTTGTATCTGATGATTATGACAGTGGGGATATGGGAGGTTATCAATATGGACCAAACCTAGAGGATTATACAAGAGTTATTGAGAATACTAACTACACTAATCCTTGGGATGTTGCGGATATATATAATGACCATAACATAAGAATTGACTCAAACTCTGTGATTAATCTTGATGTTGATAGGAATCTAAAATCTATAAGCTATAGGGGTAAAACTTATAGTAGAGAGACTTTAGTTAAACTGGCTGAATCCTTAGGTGGTTCTGAATCAGACTTAGATGTACCTTATGTAACTAGAGTTGTTGATGGTATGAATGTTAAAACTGTTGATAGTCTACAATATTCTGCAATCATAGCTCAATTATTAGACAATCCTTGTTAATTTTATGGCAGTATGTCTTAATAAAAATTCAGTAGAGTACCAGACATTGTTAAAGATGTCTGGGCTCTCTGGATTTAAATTTAATGCTTTTGTATCTACATTTGTAGATAAATTTGGTAGGTATCCAGAGCTTGATGAGATACCTGGAGCTGACTCTAGACCTTACTTAAATAGTTCTTTGTCAGTAAAAACAGTAGATGATACAAGCTTTGTAAAGAATGATAAGATATTCTCTCAAACAGGAACAACAGATGTTAAAGAAGCTAATATTAGAATAAACAATACATATAGGGACTTAGAAGTGGAACTAACTCCCTCTAATGAAGTTTCAACTATACAAGTTAAAAAGCGTCCTAATAAGTGGGACAATGTATATGAAGGGGGAATAATCATAGATGATTCTACATCTCCTTCTAGAAATGTTGGGGTTTTTAATAGCATATTAGAGAAGCTAGCAAATTTATATGGAATTAACTTCATTGGTATCACTAATGGAGAATTGTCTTCAGAACAATGGAATGGAATAGTAGACGATGCTAAGACAACTAATGCTTTCATCTATAATGGAGATATATACATCAATATGGATAATTCTAGTATTGATGCTCCGCTACATGAAATGCTACATCTATTCTTAGGCTCAATTAGGTACAGCGACCCCCAGCTATACTTCTCAATGGTAGAAGCCATGAATGAACTACCTAATAGGTCAATGTTAGCCAGAGACTATAAGAATAGAACAGATTCAGACATAAATGAAGAACTACTAGTATCAGAGTTCTCAAAATATATAACAGGACAGAGAAGCGTTATTGATAAGTTACCAGCCAATGTGTTACATAAAACATTCTATAATATGAACAGAGTACTTGACTCCGTATTATTTGGTGAACAAAGTGTAACTACTATGAATCCAAAAGACCTATTTAACTCTTCTTTAGTAAAGCTATCAGAATACTTAGGCTCGGCATTAACAAACAACCAATACTCTGGGACCCTTAATGTTAAGTCTGCTGAGGTTCATAGAGTACTAGCTAATGTTAAATCAGATTTGATGAAAAGTAAAGACCTAAAAGAATTTTGTGGATAATGGGGTGCATATATGATTACAAAGGACATATCTTCCAATCTGAGTTAGAGTTAGATGACTTCTTACTTGAAAGAAGGCATTTAGTATCTAAGTATGGGGACATTGTATTTGCCAAGAGTAATAGAGCTATTCAAACTTATGATTCTATAATGAATCTAAAGATGGATACTGAAGCCCTTAAGGCAAATAAGACTATCTCTGAAACGGAAGATGGCAAGAATGATATTGAAAACATTAATGTGTCTAGTAATGGATATATTGGTGTTAATAAGTTTCTACAAGGTCTGAGAAACCTAGACGGGGATTTATTATTCCCAGAATTTAGACCTGAGAACTATTGGAAAGAGATTAGACCAAGATGGGCTGGAGGTAACTTTGATAAAGAAGAAGCTGCTGCCATATTTGGAGAGGGGGCTGAAACTAGACCTATAGTAAGTGATGAGGAATTTGCCAGAGCTAGGGGAGTTATTGAGAATAAATGGAAGACTCAGGGTAAAATAGGTACTGAACTTCATAAAGCAATGCAGAAGTATTTCAGTGAATCCAAGAGTGGAAGGAATATAAGGGAGTCAGATGATAACTTCCTAATTAACACATACTTTCCATCCATCTTAGATACTAACTTAGTCCCAAGCAAAGTTATCGCTGAGACTGTTAAATACTGTAGGGATTTAGAGAAATCACTACAAAGAGAATTAGGAGAGGATTTAATATACCTTCCAGAAGTGGCTGTCTCTGGAAGTACTTCACAGATAGGTGAGTCTGGTAATCCTAACAAGTTATTAGGAGTTATTGACTTGTTGGTAATTGATAAGAGGGGAAACGCCCATATTATTGATTATAAAACATCACCTAAACCTTACATGGGAACAGCTTCAGAAGCAGGATATGATTCAGCTAAAATCTTGACCTTTAAATACCAGCTAGGAGTATATGAACGTCTATTAAGAAAGTATGGAATAAACACTAGCGGTTCAAGGTTATTTGTAGCACCTATCCAGTTATCTGACTTTAGAAGAGAGGGTGATGATTGGATATATGATGGTATAAAGGAATACTCTGGACACGTTGAGGACTTAACCCAAGATGTTAAAACTAATATCAATATTCAAGAGAATATTGACGAGTTTCTTCCAGCTCCTTTTATTACTAAGGCTACAACTGAGAATCTATTACAAACTGTAACTGGAGTAATGTCAAAATGGTTCCCTAAATATAATAGCGTTCCAGGAGAGATTACAGATGATATGGTAACTGAAACTATAAAAGAAGGTAAGGGGGATAAGCCAAATCCAGAGACAGGTAAGTACGTATATTCTCCAAAAGGTAGCGGCTCTCCTATTAAGGCAGATACATATGAAGAGCTATTCGTGAAAGTAAAAAGGAAAATGAATAATATAGCTAATAATAAGATAAACTCTACTCAAGTTATTAAGGAGGGTCTAATAAAAGCTATAGAGGATGAAAATCCTTACTATGAGTTTACTAGGGCACAGATTCCTGATAATCCTAAAGGTGTAAATGGTTGGTTCCAAAGAAGGATGTCTAGATATTGTAATTCTAACTGGGAAGTAGTAGATTGTGAACCTGCAGAGTATTTAGGATGTATCTTGCTTAGGAATAAGTTTACTAATCAGATAGATGTGGTGAAGATTAGTACATCTATGTTAAGAAGGTCTAGACAATTAGTAAAAGGAAGAAGAGGACTTACTGGTGCATTTGAAAGTGACATTATATCACAAAATAAACCTAACTCATTGATGATGGAGAGTGTTAATGGTAACATCGAATTGATGGAAGCCATGTTGGTATTAAATAACTTACCTAGTCTATTTGAGGAGAACGCTATAGTAGGAGAAGTAAGTGTATACAACCCATTCAGAGAAGAAGGTATCTCAGCTGATAATAAGCAATTATTATACTGCTTCAATGAGTTAGACAAGTTATCCCCGATTGGGGTGAATAATCTAAAAGGAAGGAAGGCTCCAGTTAAAATGGCAAATAGGTATGATATATTCTACAATAGGTTTAGGGAGATTATATCTAATGTAAGGGATGATACTAAAATAAATAAGAAATGGAGAAAGTTTGCAGAATCCACCAGTGCTTTAGATGCTTGTATAGGAGACCCAACCAAGCTCAGGTTAGAACTCCTTAATCTTAGAAAGGAGTTTCTGGAAGCATTCCCTAACGTTAATGATACCAGACCAAATGATGATATTATAGGTATGCCTCATGTTCAAGTATATAGAATGTTAGAAATGGCTATTGGTGAGATAGATGGTCTGGATTTTAGACAACAGCTTCGTGACCATGATAAATGGCTAGAATCTATCTATGTATGGAAGGCTGGTTTGGAAGGCACTTACCTTGATAACCCAGGTAATATGAAGAGTCCAATTCTAAATAAGCTAACTTCACTGGTAACTGTAGCATACCAAAATATTAGAGACACAGTAAATAGGTCACAAGGTGAGATAAGAAACCTAGTAAATGAACTAAAGAATGACCAAGGATTTACATATCTCAAAGAAAGAACTATAGGTAACCAGGCTACCCTATACAGAGATATGATAGTATATACCGATGATGGGGATATATTATTGAAGAACCCAGATGACCCAACAACTGGGCTATCCGAAGCTCAAAGGAAGTTCCTAAAGTATTTCCTTAAGACAGTTAATGCTAATAGATTCAAGAATATGTCTGAAGAAGAGATAGAAGAGTTACGATTATCTGGGGATGTGAGGTATTACAGGCTGCCCTTAGCTGCTGGTAATGCTACATCTATTGCTTCAAGTAAGGGGTTACTATCTGCTATAAAGGATAAATTACAGGACTGGAATCTAAAAAAGGCTGTAGAAAGGGCTAAAACAAAGGTAGAAGGATTCTTAGACCCCACGGATACTAATATTGAAAAAGTCCGTAGAGGAGAGCTATGGGAAATGACCAACTCATTTGATATAGGCGAGAAGGGTTCAGATATAAGGCTAAGTTTGATAGAAGATAGGAAGCCAGAGTTCTTCGAAACAAATCTTGAGACTTTATTACTCAAACATATCACTGCATACTCTGCTAAGGAACACTTAGATGAAATCTTCCCATCGTTGCAAGCCTTAGCTATTCACCTTAGTGATATGGGTACTATCCTAAATGATAAGTTTGAGGATGACTTAGAGTATCTAAGTGACTATGTTAGGAATAAGATATTTAACCAATCTCTAATCTCCGACGACCGTAAACCTCTTGCAGCTATTACTGGAGGATTGATGGGATTTGCTTCTAAGATTGCATTAGCATTCTCCCCAGTACAGATGTATCAGCACTTAGATGGTATTTGGAAGGATATATCATTAGTAATACGAAAGCCTGACGGAGGATTATCTTTTACTAAAGAGAATATGGTTAAAGCCTATAAGTATGCTATTGCAGACGCTATTCACTATGGCAACAATAAGTCTATGTCGGAGTTGCTGAATGAACTGTATGGACTTAATGATATGGATATGAATACCTATGCTGATAAGATAAAGTCGGACCAAGCTGGTATATGGAACTTCTGGGCATCCGCTTTTAGATTTGCATCTAGGCCCGACTTCTACAATAGAATGACTATATTTGGAGCGCAAATGAGAGGAGATGGGTGCTGGGAAGCACACTCTGTGGTAAATGGTAAATTAGTTTATGATTGGAAGAAAGATAGTCGATTTAGTGCCTACGCTAGTGGAAATACATCTAGTCCAGACTATAAGAAGCAAGAGGCATTGTATTATACTATGGCACACCAGTTAGTTAAAGAACATACTAGGAATGAAGACGGTTCATTATTTAAAGTAGGAGATGCATTGCCAAAGGCATATACTGTCCAGCAATCTGAAAGTCATAAAGCCTTAGCAGACTCAATATATGGATATTATTCCCATGAAAAGAAGTCTATGTTCCAAAGTACTCTAATTGGGGGATTATTCTTCCAAATGTGTACATACTGGTCTTCTAAGAAGAATCAATATCTAGCTCCAGAGGGAATCAAACTGCAAGGTAGACTAGTTCATTATGAAGAGAACGGACAGAAGTATTACCATAAGTTAGATGATAAAGGTCAGATTACAGATGAAGCAACTACTGAAGATACAGGATTCCCATTCTACAAGTGGGAAGGACGATTTGAGGAAGGTATCTTATTAACCCTTAACAAGGTTCTAAATGACCTAATAGTAGGGTCTTATAAGAAAGGTAGTGTAAGAGAAGGATGGAAATTGATGACTAATGACGTCTGGAATAATGAGGATGAGAATCTTAGAAGGGCATACAGGTCTAATTTACGACAGTTGTTCTATGATTTATTTATGCTATTATTTGTAGGGGCTGTAGTTAGTGGTTCTCTAGCAGAATTTGTTAAGGATGATATAAAAGAACGAGGCAATGATACCATGAATGATGCGGTAATAAATGCAACATTATCTCTTGGAAGTAAAATACTTACTAATTCAGCCTATGATTTCAACTTCCTTGATGCAGTTGCTGGGCGTGGAATGCAATGGACCCCATTCGCATTTGAGACTCTTAACAGAACCGTAGATACATTCTCAAGTGTTATATCAGGAGATAAATCTTTGTATCAGGGCCTAATTAATACTGTGGCAGCTACTAGAGCAACTAAGCCAATTTGGGATTATATAGACCCAACTAAAGAGGAATAAGACAATGTTGATTGGAATCAGTGGTAAAAAGCAAACTGGCAAGGATACAGTATGTAAGATTATTAAAGCACTAGATATATGGAATAGGTACGGAGATGGGGATATGCTTACATTTGTAAAGATGCTACTTAAGAGTTCAAGTTCTTTAGGTAGTATGTGGTATAAGCACGCATTCGCTGATAAACTCAAACAAGTCCTAGCTGTTATACTTAATGTACGTGTAGAGGCATTCGAGGATAACATATTTAAGATGTCCTACAGTGAGATAGCCAAACCTGAAGGAGGATACTATACTAATAGAGAACTCCTACAGAGATTTGGAACTGAAGTTGGAAGAAGTATATCTCCAACATTATGGGTGGATGCCTTATTTACAAGCTATAGTGAGCATGACCACTGGATTATCCCAGATGTTAGATTTCCTTCTGAGGCCCAAGCCATTAAAGATAGAGGAGGTATAATCATCAGAGTAGATAGGGAAACCCCCTTTCATGATACCCACCCATCGGAAGTAGCATTGGATAATTATGAAGGTTTTGATTACAGAATAGATAATAATAATGATATAGAATATTTAATAGGTAAAGTAAAGGAGATAATGTCTCAACTAAACCTTATATAAATAATTAGGGCGTTACTGGTGATTGATTCACTGGTAACGCCCTTATTTTTTTATTTACTCTTTCTTCTCTACATATTCAGGCTCTCTTTCATCCTGCTGCTTTAAATAGGTAAACATCCTCTTACCTAATGCCTTATAATCCTTCTCACTCTTTGATTTAGAGGCTCTCTTAGCCATTCTGATTAGAGTTCTTGTATTCTTTCTACTAAAAATTCTCTCTCCTCCTTCCAATTCCATTTGGGTAGAACCATCGGGAGCAATTACCTTCATTTTAGGCAGTTCTTCATCCTCTTCAATATCAAGTTCATCCCCCTCTTTAATACCAGAGCCTTGATTAACTTCTAATACAAATTGTACGTCATCTTCCTCAGCTATATTCTCATTCTCAGGTTCTCCCTGATATACTGATATTACTTCCATATCTTCATTAATGAAAATGATGTCTAGTGGAATTTTAGTATCCTTCATCCAGAAATCTATTGTATCAGGCTCATCAAATACAAATAACATACCTTTATCTTCATCTAAAGATTCTCTTCCTTGTAATCCTTTGATTCTATCTTCCTCAGTACAGGCAACCTCAACCTTATACCTCTGTTTCCCAATTTCAATATTTACTACTTTCATCGCTTCATACTTTTAGGTGGAACGTATCCTTCAGGTATACAGTCCTCATATTTCCAAGACCTCAGATGTATAATGTTCCTTATTGGTGTTTTAGTCATATTAAACATTGTACAGAACTCTTCACAGGTATATTTAGTGGAATTAGACCTTATGAATAAGACATCCTCTCTACTTAGTTTCTTATTAGGGTTCCCTTCTCCAGAGTTCTGGATTGACTTAATCTCTCCAACCTTCCTTTTATGTTCTTCTGAACACCTCTTGCCCAGATTGCATTTCCTAAGCCTGTCTCCTATCTCCCTTCTTTCCTCTTCAGTCCAGTAGTTCTTACACCTAGAATCTTCTGACATATTATACCCATTGGTGTAAGAGTCATATTCCTGTATCAAATATTCTTCAACGTCATATAAGAAATCTCTATCTACATTGCAAGGATATATTCTGACTTCAAAATTCTTATACAAGTATTTATTAGTAGAATTTTGCAACTTTGTTGAATGGTGAGTACCTTGTTCTAGCATATGAAGGTGCTCACTGATTCTCTTCATAATATTTTTAGTAGAACCTATGTATACCTTATCGGTTATAAGATTCCTTATAATGTATATACCAGAAATCCCCTTAAATGTTATATGAAGTCTACTTCTTAAACACGCATCTAAGTTATAAATAGCATCAGGTAGATTGAACATAAAGTTATTACCTACCCATTCCTTAATAGTTTCATACTCATTAGTCATTATTCAACTGTATTTAATAGTCCTGTGTTATCAACTGTATTTTCAAGAATCTCATGTACAAGTAGCTTACCAGCCTCAATAGCAGCTTCATCTGAACCATCCTGCATTAGTTTCTCTAATTGCTTAGTAACCTCAAGATTGAAGATTATTTCTTCTCTCTCTACCTCTGCGTGCTGTTTGATGTCTCCACCTTTCTCTTCTGTAATAACTGGAATACCTTTAGTAGTTACCTCCTCAAACTTCTCATCTACATCCTCTAAGTGATGCTTATGAGCGTGTAAAGCGCCACTAGGAATTACATTAACCTTACCTCCCTCTGCAAACTTCTTAGGGACATATCTGTAATAATCCCCAGACGTGTCTAAGTCATATGAGTTTCTAAACTTTACTGCTTCTGGGTCTTTAGAATTATACCACTCTAGTTCATATTTAAGAGTTGGATGGTCTTTAGCTTTCATAAACTCATAGATACCTGTTTCAGGGTCTAGATATACGGAATTTAGGTGATTCTTACCGTTCTTTAAATCAGACACACTTGATGTCCTCCAAGCCTCTAGTTCTTCTTTAGGGGCTAGTTCAAAAGCCCTTCTAAGGTTGTATGAAGTAGTATCGTTTCTATCTACTGGAATAGTTTTATACCAAGACTCAAATGTTACTTTGGGAGCAGCCCCTGTAATACCATCTACAACACCACCCTTTTGAAAGCCAGCTGCCTCTTCCATTCTAACCTCTTCTTGAATCTTCTTTCTCTTCTCTTTCTGTCCTTTAGATAATTTAACTACTCTCTTAGCAAAGTCTTTATCCATCTTCAAGCCAGACTTACCAGCTCTTACTGTGTTCTGCTGATAACCTCCGTTTAACTGTAATTGTGTTCCAAGTCCAAGTAGAGGATTATTAGAAGCCGCAAACACCATTTGGGCTTCATCGGCTATATTACCCATTTTAACTTGCTGCATCTGAGCATTATGTATTTGCTTATTAGCCTTATTTCTTGCCCCACCACTAAATAGTCCATACTTTTTACCGCTCTTAGTAAGAGCATCATCTACAGTAGCTTGGGTTCCACCATAAGAAGACCCTACCTGCTCGAATGCCTCGTTGTCTTTAGTAATAGTATCTGCTTTCTTAGCACCAATAGAGTTAATTAGACCCACTGGAGTTAGTTTGAGGAACTTACTATCCAATATCTTGTCAGCTGTAGTCATTTGGTCTGTTCCTACTCCCAATGCAGTTAATCCGTCTGATAACATTCCACCTACTTTCATAGCACCTCCTATAATAGTACCAACTCCAGGTATAGCAGACACAGCATTAGCAGCAGCATCATAGCCTTGATTTAGTCCAGTAGTTAAAGCTGACTGTTCAGTCTGCGGGATTAGACTCCCAGCCACATCAGCAATACTCCCAGCTAATCCAAAACCTTTATTGAGATTATTTTGCCTTGCGTATGTCCTTCGTATATTGGAGGATTGGTTCTTATTCCATTGTCTAACTGTGTCAGGAAGTTCTAACTGCGTAGGTATCTGAGGTTGCTGAATCATTGAAACAAGACTTGTAGGTTGGGGTAGTGGAGGAGTCAGATTACTCCCCCCTGTTAGTACCCCAGAATTTCGATATTTCTGTATACGTTTACGCATAACTTACGATATATAATGTTTTTAAAGCTGTTATTATAGCTAACTCATCACCAGTATATCTCACTTTAATCTTTATATATTTATCCCTAATTCTAGTCTCCTTCCTTTCATTAGACCATTTATTAACATCTAATGACAAGAAATCAGCACTATAACCTCGGTCTCTTAATTCAGATGGGATATCAGAGTTACTAGTAATATTTAGAGCAGTCATACTCTCTGGTAATGGATTGTTAACTAGGTTAAGGGGTGGATATGTATTACCATCTTTATCCTTAATAGACCAAGCTAATTCATTTTTAGCCCAATAAGTTATAGAAGGTATTTGAATATCCCACTTATCTTCTAAGTAGTCCATGTTACCATTTATTCTACCATACTCCATAACCTCATACCATTTACCATTTTGAACTAGTACATTTGTGTATCCAGCTGCTATAAGTGAGCTATATCTATCTTGAGTTATCTCTTGTAAATATCTCTTCTTAAAAGGACATGCCTTAATATGAGTAGCTATTCTAAATTCATTCAGTTGTTTATCATGTACAATCTCTGAACCAGATATTGATTGATAGTCCTTACCAGCTGATGTCATTGATTGATAATGGTCTTCAATATCATTCAGACTATCTACCCTTGAATATAATAGTGGGAACATAACTGACATATCCTTGTACTTAGTAGTACTGTACAATATGTCTCTTTGTTCTGGTATAATATCCAAGTAGTCATGATTATAAACTATATCTGCACCATTATATTGGTATAGATGTTTAGTAGCCTCTTGTCTAAAATACATATTCTTTTTGTCGTTGGCAAAGTTATATACTTCTCCAACAACTTCAAAATGGAATGATTCAGGTTGGGTCTTATTACTTATAATCTGTAAGTTATTAAAGATTTTATGTACTGATGGATTATCAACTACAATAAATTCCAGCTCAAATGGATGTTGCTTACCATACCAATAGCAAGGACTAATTGGCTTTCTAGTAGACATTAATCCAGCTTGACCATGCTTCCAGAATGAAGTAGTCAGTAAGTCGTACCTCATCTTAGTAATTACAGTCACATTAGAGTACAATGTCTTTACTACATTTCTAACCTCACCTTCAACTAAGTCAGTTCCTTGATTATATACTACTGCTTTAATAGGTATTGTCCACCTACTATCTCCGACTGAATTGGCATTGACTGATACTTGATTACCATTAGTAATGAAGAACTTATTTCTAACTCTATCATCAGCAATACTATACTCAATGTTAGAACCACTAATATCAAGATTTAGTTGCAAGTTACCTAACTTAGCTTTACCATCTACTACAGTTAGTACGTTGTCAACTACTGCACCACCCTGCATACTAATAAGAGGGTAGTTAGAAGTTATCTTAGTAATTGTCTTAGATGTATTTCTGTCAAAACTAAAGAAGATATTGTCAATATTCTCAGAATATGATGGAACCCATGAGTAGAATGTTACAAACTTCTGCATTACCTCATTGTAGCATAAATTCCATACATTCTCTTCCAATGTATTAATATCATCATAGAAGGTAAACATTACATCTTGCTTAAACCTATTGTAGTGAGTTTTAACGTTCCTAATACCAATAATTGGAGTCTTCTCTTTCTCAGTAAGTGAGATATTGTCATTCAAGAACTTCTGTACTTTAAAGTCTGAGATAACCTCGAACAGTTGTCCATTAGTTCTCCAAATCTTCTTCCCGACTGTATCCACTCCATAGACGTAATAGGGGGTCTTGATGACACTCTCTGACCACTGAGTACCGAATGTATCAGACAGCATTTTTGGATTCTCTGGCAGTACGTTAGAGGTGTTTATGAAGATATTTCCGCCTGCACCTTCACCTGCAACGGCTCTTTCATTGACTGGTATCAAAGCAACGCCATGTTCAAATACACAGATAATACTACCAAACCATTCAACTAGCTTAACTATACTACCATAAGTTAATGGATAATCTCTATAATGAGTTAATTTGAATACTCTATATCCATTCTTGAATGAGTCATTAACATTTACATCAGAATACATAACCCTAATATGGAATTTATTCTTGATAGCTGGAACATTTGGTAGTTCATAATAATACTTATCAGATGTAGTAGAGTTGATGCCCCCATTTATAACAAATGATTCTGGTATTTTAGATTCACCAGTAACTGACATAGCCTGTAATGGATAGAATCCTCTAGCTTTACCAGTTAGTCCTAGCTCTGAAATATATGACATATCAACACTTCTCATAGATAAATTAATATTACTACACACCCTAACAGTAACCCAGTGTCCCATCTTAATAGCATTTACATCCCCTCTATTAATCTTACTATTCTTCTCACTATCACTAATTGTATAGTTATCTTTCCATGACATTTGGTCTACTATATCGTCATTAGTAGGAGCTGATGAATCTTGGAAATTCCTACACATTCTATGAGTATAATTACCTATATAACAATCACCTCTAAACAAGTCCTTAACTATCATATTACTTCCATCCTCCTCCATATCGTCCCATACCATTCTGTTACATATAGCATAGAACGCTGAAGAATCCTCGTACCTCACTTCAAAGTACGTATCTAATAGATTCTCTTCATAGTTAGGAATTTTAATATCAATAAGACTCATTTTACTAGTGTTGTATCCTTCTAGGCCAATATAAGGCCCCCAACTTCCTCTTAGTAGATTCCTAGCATTAGATGATTTATTAGTGTAATCATAATATGATACTCTCCATGCTTCCTCAGCTTCCCCAGCCCTTGCACTGAATAATTGTTTCTTCCCCTTAAGTGACTTAACATTATCTCCAACTGCCATTATATTGTACACCTCATCTTGAGTTGCATCATTATAGCTGTAGGATGTATTATAAAAATGTACTCCACTTCTCTCAAAATACTTCTTAGTAAACTGAGACTTAGCCATCTTAACGTTAAACTGAGTTCCAGTAAATAGCTGATTAAAGTAGGATTGTCTTAGTTCAAACTCAGGACACAAAGCAGCATATCCCTCTAACACAGACTTGGAAGGAATATCTTTACATCTTCTGTCAAAGTCATGTGTCAATACTCCATCATCATCTAGGAATCTCTCTACTCTATATTCATCATCACTCGTTGGTAGAACTGGCAGATAGCTTGTATTCTCTAGTCCAATTGTAACTGCCTGAGCTAGTGTAGTAGGTATTCTCTTTTGTCTTACGAAGAAGAATCCTTTAGTGTATCTCCTTAATTCCCTAGCTGCATCTTTGCTAATCTTAATATCAAATCCAATCGGAATTGTACCACTATCAGCTAATTGATTACCGTTATATTTAATTTTAACTACACCCTTAGAGTTTTCATTCTGACTATCTAGCTTATATGTTTCCTTATTAATAGGGATATATTCTCTATTAGCCTGGATAGTAGCTATATCATTAGTACTAGTCGGGTCAAATCCTTCTTTAAATAGTGGATAATCCTTCCAATCTATTCTATCTGCATCCCCAAGTTTGGCTAGTCTACTAATACCCCTAATATTAAATACAGGAGATAGGGTATAGTCATTAAGGATATATACCACCCCTAGTCTGTAGATTTCATCATTCCAATATCCGAGTCTGTTATAGATGTTCATCACATTGTAATACTCGTATGGTTGGGCTACTCCGGAATTGTCCTTATAGTCTTTATCAACTCTTCCTATATTGTTCTCTACATTTAACTCTGGCAGGAAGTGAAGAGATAGGTCTGTAAGTTCTTTATATGGAATATCTGGATTAGCTACATTGCCTAAGAATAGCATATTCTGACAAGTAGTTTGTGCTACTGCACTATTAACCACATTGTATGCTACGTTAATATCATTAATACTAACAGATTGTACAGTTTCAAATCCAGTAATACTAATCTTAGCCACATTATTATATACGGCAAACTGTTTCATAATCTTAAACGATGTAGTCATTTCATTTCCATCTATATCAGACGTACTTCTTGTATAATAAACTACTGCATTGTTGTAAGATGAATCTATGTTAGTTAGTAAGAATGAAGCTGACTTATAACTGTTTTCATCTCTAATTCCACCTTGTATAGAGGATGGGTCATTCAAATTACCAATATGGCAAGTTACTATGCCTGACTCAGCTATAAAATCTGTTTCATTCCCATCTGAATCCGATAACTTAAAGTAGAATACATAATTACCAACCCTTAAATTACCACTAGTATTTAGTCCCATGAATGTGAGGTTAGCAATATTGTTAGTCTTCTTATAAAGGGATATATCAGATTCAAAGGAATCTATGTCATATATGTTAGTGTCATTATCTCCTTCTCTATCTACAATTTGATATGTGTTCATACCAGTAGATGAGAATCTTGTATTAATTAACTTAGGATAGGTACTTCCGTCATTAAGGATAAGGTTAACTGAACCATCATAAGACTGTTGAGTAACAATGTCAATAGGATGGTTCAGGTCAAAGTTAAGTAGTTCTGTATCTAGGTTAATTAAACTACCTTTAGGATACACAACTGACCCATGTTCCCTTATATCCTCATTAGTTCTTAAAACCCTTAATGGGTTATATTCATAAACTAATGCTCCTTTTTGTTGAAGTTGATTTAATCCTAAGTCTAAGTTTAGTGACTTACCACTTAGTGATTTGAAGTTCATATACTAATAACGAAATATTGATTTAGGTCCAAATCCTATATTTATAGCCATATCTGGGGCAGAACCACTATGGTCTTTTCCATCAGTCCAAGTTGCTAACACAGTTGATATATTGTGTATTCTAACATCATTGAAGTAACCTGCCGGAATTTCCCCCGAACGCCCCTCTATCTCATACATATTGATAAACCTATCATTTATTCTATATCCTAATGAGATAGGCTCATTTCTCCAGGATACCATATTAGAATCTGAGGCTTGATTAATTTGATACGTTCCATCACTATTTACAGCTAAATTAATACTTCCATCACTATTAGCTGAGAATGGAGAAGCAGGCTTCCCTATGAATATCTTGCCCCTTTCTTCATCAGTAAATTGTGACCCTCCACTAGTAGTATAGTAGGAATATGCACTTGTGTAGCAATTTAATATATTAGAATCTGTATCAAATTTTATATTGTCCCCATATTCAATAGTTGCTTTAGCTGATGTGGGCATATGTACCTTAAATATTGGTAGAAAGTTCTTAAGTCCAGATATTGCAGCTACCCATTTAGCCATATGGGACTCGATAGATTCTTTACTCTCCCCAAGGAAGAAGTTTACATCAATATCTCTACCTGCATTGTTAATTGGCACATTGACATCACAGCTAGTATTAAATGCAGTATGGTATACAAACTCTAGATTATTTGGACCAATGAAACTAAAACTCTTGTTACCTTTCTTTACAACTAGCATTTGGCTTAAGAAGCATTTAATCATCTTCTCCACCCTTATTAGTGTGGATTCCACTTGCACATTTGCATTCTCAGTCTTTCTAGATGCAAGATTAATGGGCCAATGATTACCATCCTTATCTTTCCATGTTGCTATTAGATAATTGTCCTCATCATCTATCTCTTGGTCTTTCCTAAACCAAGCTGCATTAGTGTATTGAGTACCATTGAATCTTAACGATGCAGCATCACAGTCATGTCCGCCAAATATTCCGATTGTACCATTACCCATACTGGCTAAACAGGCTCTCAATCCTTCTTCATTGACTCCTGCCCCACCATCCGGACCCCTAAAGTCCCCTTTAGTGTGTGCATCTCTAAGTACTCTAGAATTATACGCTAAATGTCCTCGACTTCCTGTAACACAATACAATACATCATCAGTCTCTTTAAACGTAAATAGTTTATTTAGCTCTGATGTATCTAGAGAAGGGCTGTAAACAGGCATTAGTTTCTCTATCTCTGCACTTGTTGATTTAACAGGACCATTTGCAGCTATAATGTTTCTGGATGTATATATCCTTCCTTTTAATTCTTTCTTAGAATTATCCCAAGCAAAGTTCTCAGTCTTTTCAAATAACTGGTTAGCACCTATCTCTGAGGTCAATGTAGAGCTGCTACTAAAGGCAATGTTACTATTATCAGGCTTACCAAATGTAGCCGTTGGGGTAGAGCCAAAGAAGTTATTTATTACACTTTGGTCTGGTTTACCTGCATAAGTCCTATCATCAAAATCAAAGTCTGCGGCTGGTCTAATGGTAACATCATATACACCTGTCTTCCTTGTGTTATATCTGTAATTAGGTTTAGCATCAGATGGAACTTCCTTAATATAGTCTAATGGACTAACTACGTCCTTGTCTACAAATGTCTGACTATCATGAACTTTAATAGCAGTAGTGATATTTCCATTCCTTACAGATGTATTTACCTCATTCTTAGTTCCTAATAAAACTTTCTGTCTCGCACTTCCACTAGGTAGCTTATTAAAGTCTGGAGTTTCTTCAAAGTTATCATTGAAATAGCTTCCAGTATATACTAACTCATATCCAATCGTCTTCTTAGTATCACCTACATACCTGTCTATTCTTACTATGTATATCCAACTCTTTCTAATTGTTGAATCTCCGAACGGAATTATCTCTTCGAAAGAACCATTATAGTATTCTTTAGATATGGTATATACATAATCGCCTTTTAGAGTTGCAGCAGATTTAGCCTCAGCTGAATCATTTATATCAATAAATGTAAACTCAATTTTGGTAATGTTAGAGTCTTCATTCAAATTGTAGTAGTCATACCCCCAACCAATCTTTAGATATGTATCTGTCACATAAAATCTCCACTCCCCTAATACCTCAGAATTAGTTCTAATAGCATCAAAGTCTATAGTGCCAATTTTAGCCATTCTCTCTAATGCACCATAAGGGCAGACTGGTAATATTTTATATGTTTGTTTACCTGTTTTACCACTTTTAACGATTGTAGATTTTACTGCATAATCAGTCTCCTCTAATATTCCAATCTCAGCTGGATTCTTCTTAGATGTTCCTTCATATACACCAGTAGTTTCACTTGAGAACTCTACACTGATAACCTTGGATTCATCATTACATGAATACTTTCTTATTAGGTTAAATGTATCAAAGGTCTTTAGCTCAATTACTAAAATTAATGCCCCAGATGATTTAGCGCTAAATACTTGTACAACTTCTTTAGATTTAATAACATCTAACATAGGAGTGTCAGTATTCTCGTAAATCCACAACCCATTTTTATATATCTTTAAGTTCTTCTCATCTATATAATCAATGTTGCCACTGCTATTTATAACCCCAAGTCTTAATTTAACTACACCTTTGTTTATAGCTTCTTTTATAGCAGTATCTATAGTAGTAGAAGTTATTACAAACCTATCACCAGGATGAAATATCTTTACTTCACCTGTATTCTCAGTCTGGAATAACCTTTCCTTATAGTATTCCAATTCTATGTAAGGTACATTTCCCTTCATCGTTATAAACTTGGAGAAGTCAAACCGTATGGGTGTTACATTCAAATCTTCTCCTTCATATAGTTGCTGAGGGGAGGGGAATGAGCCTATCTGACTCTTACCAGTGACAGGATTATGGGCAGCTACATAGATTATACCTCCATGCTCTTTCATTCCTACAGGTACATAACCTTTATCAAGATAGGCAGTATGGACTTCTCCATTCCCCATATCATTCTGCAGTACAAATTCATTACCATTGTACGTTATTATAGTACCGTTTAAGCAGTTCGTTAATACATTACTAGGGGTAGTTAGTGGATGTAAATCCATTATTAAACCTTCCCCAAAGGTATTAATTGCTTCTTTTCTCATATTTTATAAGTTCATAGTTGTTACTACTAATAAGTATGTCCTTGAACGTACTTGGGTTATCTCTTACTAATGCAACTTCTAAGTCATTGCATTTCATTGCATCTTTAAAGAATGTATATCCCATATCGGTAACATATCTATACCTTACGATATATTTAGACCAGCTATAAAATACTTTAGCTTCATCAAAGACCTTCATTCCGAATTTGTTGTGGAATATAAAATTCTTCTTCTTTCTTCCCCTTCCAGTAGTAGATTTAACTACTGATTTATATTCATCTTCTGTTAATCCTATATAATAGTATCCATCCCACTCTTTAACCTTTTTAGAATACAGTACTCTTAGCTTCCTCCTAAGCATTCTCCTATAGTAATTATAGTGTTTAATTGAGTCACGTGTAAGTTGCCCACAATAAAACCAATACCTGTACTTGGTACTACTAATAAGAGTATCACATCCCCTAAGATTATAATAGTATAGCATCCTCCATCCATATTCAACAGCTCGTTTGACATCCTCTGGAGGTACTGTAGGGAATTGGGCTATTAGCTCCGGTAAATAATCATTGACACTTTTTAGCATTAATAATACTGTTTACCTTGATTAGTATATTCTAATATCCTATCTCTATGCTCAGGGTCTAGATATATTAACTTCTCCCTCATAACCCCTTCGGATTGAAAGTGGAACACCATTTGATATGCACAGAAGTTAGATGTTAGAAAGTCTACCTTAGCCCACTTACCATTTCTTCTCGCCTTAGAGAACTCATCCCTCTCGAATCGCTTCATCTTCAGCTCTGCTCTCCTAGACCTAGTTGGGAGAATAAATGTTACATTATTTTCAATTATATCTTCTAAAACCATATTCAAGGCACTCTTAAATATCTTCTTAGCGATGATTTCCTTGTGCCTATTACCTATTAATTCCTCACACGCCTTCGCAGTCATCTTCATCTTCTTAGTGGGAAAGGAGATGAATAACTCGTCTATATTCATGGCATATCCTGTAGCGTAATTCATTATTTTACAAATTTCCAAGTTTTATTAAATATCTTCCTATTCCAGCTTGTCTTAGCATCAAGGATTTCATTCATATCATTCTGATTAATATACATTGGAACTCTGGCGGCATCACATAGTCTATACCACCTTTGCTCAAGAAGTTGTGCCTCTTGTAACATATTTTGATTATGCTTACTCCAGCCCTCTTTAAACCTGTCCGTGTATGCACAATAACAAGCTATTGCATCCTTCTCTTTCTCATTAATAAATGGTAATCCATCATCATCTAGTAAGATTCCCTTATACAATATATTAACTGAACCATAATCCTTGTCAAAGTAAAGAGTGTCATTTACTCTCTCATACTTAGCTAGCTTACCACTAATATAGAATGGATTGTTATATACCTTACGTCCTTCAATATAGTTCTCAATGAATTGTGATTGATAATCTCCATTGACTGTATCATTAGTAGTATATCTCCAGTCCTCAAAGTCGTATGTTACAGCCTCAACAAAGTCACAATTACATGGTAGTGTAACCGTTAAGGTTTCACAATCTATCTTACATCTATATCTGTATAGTTTAGTTTGTCTATTACCTATCTTATTCCAGGCAATCAGACCTATTTCTTCAAACTCTTCTGGTGCTAATTCAATACCATATAGTAGATTAGCTTGAGCATATGCTGATTGGAAGTTTTCCATATTAATGTGGTGCTTGGTCGTTAGGTAACAATGGAGATTGAAGCTGACGATAATATCTTAGCTTCTTCTCCGTCAATCTCTTCTTTATTTCTGCATCGATGAAAGTCATATTATTAATGTCTAATGCAGAACAACATCCATAAGTTTGTAACTGACGTGGGTCTTTGAATATACCTACCACAGATACTTGCTTTATAACTGGAAGATTGAATATCCAGCAGTCATACATATTGTTGGCATTAGGAGTAACATCAATATACACATAAGGTCTGTTCTTAGCCCTCTTTCTGTATTTATGATACTGCATTACTGTTGGACTTATGTACCATATAAATGGCTGTCCTTTATCTACAGAGCCTATATATTCAATTCCTCCTCCGAACTCAGTTAGTAACTGTGGTATTTCAAAGTGGAATGTTGGTGTACCATCTACTTTATTGCCACAGGTACAGCTCTCTATATCCTTACAGTCTACGTTGATACAATTAATAGACATTAATAAATCCCTCTTAGGAATAAGTCCTTTCATGGAATATTCCTTAATGATTTGCAATCTTTCATCTACAATATCATCTTCTAGTTGTTCTATTGATAATGTGTTTGTAGTAGTATAACCTCTAAGTCCAGACACTATATCATTATAGATTGCAGATGCTAGTTTAAAATAATATCCCATAAGTATAAAGTAAAAAAGGCGAAGGCTTAATTGCCCTCGCCTTCAGTTTTAAGCACTTACTTGAGTGACTGTAATTTCTTTAGCTGCCACAGCACCAGTTTCGTCCTTTACAGTAACCTTTACTAATGCACTGCGTGATTTACCAGTTCCATTATCTGTACCAGTAATACCAACCTTAGTTGCACCAGGAGTTACAGTAATCCAATCTGCTTCTGTCTCTGCATCTACCCATTTAACAGTTCCTTCTTCAATAACAGGAGTTATATCTTGTTTAGTACCAAGCTTTACAAGACTAACATCCTGAACTCCGCTCTTAATGAAGATAGGTTTCTTCTCTGTAGTTAGGGTACCTAGCACAGCTAATGCTGCTTCGAACTCTGCAGCGATAGACTCTAGTACATAGAATACATGAGTAGTCTTAGATGTAACTTGCTGACCAACAGCAGCACCTCCAAATAGACCCCTATCTACTGTGTAGTAAATAGTATATTGGTTGTACTTCATTCCTGGGATAGGAAGTTCCTCTTGGTTTACAGCTTCAAATCTTCTAGCCTCAATAGTAGGTAATCTAAGGTCTTTTAGGATATGAGTATAAGTACCAAATCCCTCAATACTCTTAGTAATTGTACCTTCTATAATATCCTCATATACTTCGTTAGTAAGTGGATTATTAGCAGTTGTATTAAGCTTTTGAATCTTAGCCTCAGTGAATAATTGATACTCATCAACTCCGTGGATTATTAACTTATCGCCTTTAACCTCAGTTCTGATGTATTTATCACCGTAGAAAGCCTGAATCTTATCAATAACTCTTTTAATTTCTTTAGCAACATCAGTTGCAGAGGTGGAACCAGAGGTGATTCTGAACTCATAAACAAAAGGCTTACCTTTGAATACGAAGTCATTAGAGTAGTATGAGTTCTGACTTCCAGATAATCTGATGTATAACTTCAACCTATAGATACCTGCGCCTGGGTTAGTAATAGTGAACTCTGCCTTACCAATAACTGGGTCGGAAGCAGTTCTCTTGTGCATAGCACTTACGTTCTTCTTGAGGAACTTGTTTACACGTCTTACCTCAATGTTGTCTGAACCCTTAACGATTTTATCTAAACCAGTGGTTACATCTTTCAGTGAGTTTAATACAATAGTGTTAGTGTACTGAAACATAAATTAATTATTTTTTGGTTTGTGACTGTTGCTGAGCCGGATTTGCAATAGTCTGATTAACTGCTAAATTAGTTTGAAGCCTTGGGTCACCTGCGTTCTCCAATAATAGCTTTGCCAGCTCATTTATAATCTCTTGACACACATAATCTGGAAACTCCATGACTTGTGATGTATCTTCAACCATTTCAATCTGGTCTTGTGTTAGTCTAATTTTTTGAGGAGTCTTAATGTAATCAACAAATATATCAGTTAATTGAAATACAGAAGAATCCTTGCCATACCTAATTTCAAGTCTAACTTGAGATGGATTTCCATACCTATTAACTCCTGGCTGTTCTATTAAGTCTACTGACTTACCCCCAATAGTAATTTTAGTTGGAAGTGAACTATCTGTACCAGTAGTTTGCTGAATAGTTGTGTTTGGTGATATACTTCCTTCTCCAGCAGTAAGTCTTACTGGATTAGTAGGCATTGTCGTAGCACTATTTACATTGTGTATGAAGTAATAAGGATTTCTATAGGAGGGTTGCATATAGAAGTTCCTTATTATCTGTGACCAAAGGTCTGAAGTTAAACGCTTAGCACCAATTTGTACATAAGTACCAGCATCATAACATTCATACGTCTTTACTACTTTGAAATTGCATACACAATTCAAAATATGTAAATAATCCAATGGTAGATTTACTTCATAAACAGCTCCATACAATGAGTTAGTTTGAGAACTAACAGCAGCGTATGTATTTGTAGCCAGAGTAGGCTGGAGGATGGCAGTAGATTTTAATACTCTAATGTCATCTGTTGATTGTTGATTTACATCATAAATGTTGTACTTCTTATTAATGTATTGGTATATCGCCTTATTTAATAAGTAGTTAAAGTCCTCAAGTAAAATACTTGGAGCAGCAGTCTTATTCATTTCAACTAATGCTCCTCTGTATACTTGTTTCGCTGTCATTTAGGTAATGTTATTTCTTAGATGCACTTTCTTCTAAGTACATATCGGGATAAGTATCTCTCTTAATAAGTTCAAGTACCTTACTGTTAGTAGGGTTCTTCATCCAAGTGATTACTGCATCGTCAGTTGCACCCAATACAATGCTATCACCATATAGATAAACCTTGTTCTTAACGTATATGACATTTTTGTCTTTAGCGTCAATAAACATCAATCTCAGATTAATATCTCCACCAGTATATAGGTCAATAATCTTCTCTGGAGATTTATGCGATATTTCAAGCAAGTAGTCTGTAATATCTGCGTCTGGTGCATTACGCATATTCTTACCAAGCAATCTAGCTTTAAGTGCTCTACCTTCTGCACCTTTAGGGTCACCATAGATGTAAGAATCAGCATCGTGGATAAGTTTCTTCTTAGAGATTCTCTTAGCAGTATCATATCCAGGTCTTTCTACATATAGCTCAGCTGTACCATAACGAGCACGAGTCTTACCCTCAGCTATTTCACCATCAATTAGTAAATTTCCTTTAGAGTCCCTTGCATCTCTTGATAATGCAATAAGAGGACAATGTTGTATTGAGTACCACTCAGCAGCCTGCCATTCATCATTTAGGTTAAACGTAGTACCATCTTCAATGATGAACACTTTATTCTCAGGAATAAGTGGTTTACCTTCATTTCTATCCTTATCGGAGATAATCATATCACCCTTACTATCTACTGGTCTCACGCAATCAGGGAATCTACCAGTCTTCGGGTCTCTAACAGGATTCATGAAGTACTTCTGTCCAACTTTACCGAACACACTTCTTAAAATAATTATATCGTCTAAAACATCAGCCATATTAATTCGTATTTTTATTGTATATCATACATCATCTTTATAATGAGTATGAGAGGGACTATAGATTAGCCCCTCCCAACACATCTTGATTATATATTTTTATTACGCTTCTTTCATAATGAAGCTTCTGTATGGAGAGAATACTCCAACACCAGAATAACCCCAGTTGATTACCTTAGATGCAGCTGTAGTACTTGAAACAATACCAGAGCTTAGACCATCTAAACCACCAACACCTGGATACTTGTTAGTAATGAAGTCACCACCCTTTAATGTAAACATTTGCCCTCAAATACACTTGTTGTGTAAATTTAGGAGTGCACTATATCTTTAACTTATTCCTGTAAGTATATTATTCAATATATTTAAAAATGAATCCTCCAGCTGTTTTACGTTTGCCAGATAAAACGTTAGGAGCACCACAAGTATCAGCCTTTGCTTCTCTCACTGTATTGAATACTTGTACAAGCCCACCATTCAATGTATATTTACCAACCTTTCTTGCTTGAGTTTTAGTCTCCAGTTTCTTCATATTAGGTAGTTTAGTAGCACTCCACTGGAATCCATAAGCGGAATTTCCAATTCTTAATGCTCTATAGACTGCTGATGGGTTCTGTATTCCTAATTCCTCTTGTAAGTCCTTTAGCGAAGGAATGAATTTTATAAACTCTCCAGATAATGTATACTGGTAGAACCCATTATAAGATTTTCTTTTGGGAACCACAATTGCATCAGCATAATATGTAGTTACATAACAGTTACTAATACTATAATTGCCTGAAATAGCCGTAGAGAGGTTAGCTGTTGTTACACCAAGAAACTTAGAACATTCAGTAATTGATTTAAACTCCTGTAAATAATTACCATCCTTATCATATAGATAGCACTTAGTTTTATTCTCATCAATTTTAAACTCTTTTGGATTAATGGACTCATACTTATAGTCTGTCCACAAATAGCCTAGGCTAGGAGTTCTTTCAAATATTGCTTGCCCAATACAGGAGCTGGAACATTTGTATTCTAAACTAGCTTCTGTTATAGAAACCCACTCCTTAATAAAGTTACCATCCAAATCGTATTGATAGATAGTTTTTACTTTAATCGGAGGTAAGCTCCCACCTAGAGCAACATTGTAAGTATCCTTTCTGCTTATAAACTCTTCGTCAACTAGCCATCTTTCTAAGTCTAATGCATCCTCTAAAGTGTCAAACACTTTAAGAGTCTTCCTTATAAACTTACTTGGACCATACTTATTTACAGCAGCCTCAAAAGGAGTTTTACTATACCTATATGTACTTCTATCAGTTACTTTTATACCATTACCTAAATATCCATCGAAATCATATGGAGTTTCAGTTCTATGTACTCCAATGTAAATCTTCTTGTTAGCTGTATTTGTTGTTAAATATACTATGTATTTCATTTTTAAATTGTTGATTTTACTTACTCATTAAGTTATCTCCCACTTCCATTAGATATCCTAATGTACGTCTCGCGACTAGCCTCTGGACTTTCATTGGAGCTACGATTACCATCGCCTGCATATCCCAATGCTTAGCTGCTGATTGTCCTTGTTAACAGGAGTTCCAGCAATTCAGGAGTTATTTGTCATTTATCAGTTTAAAGTGTTATGCAGCTGCTACCCAAATGTTACTTAAAATAGCAGGTTCACCACTAGTCTTATCAGCAGTAAGGTCAAGCATTAGACCAAAGCCCTTCTCAGAACCCCATTCACGAGAGAATGTTCTGTCCACCTTGAATGAAATAGTGTTACCACCCATTTCATAGCTATTGAATGTAGCACCAACGTCTACATATCCGTTAGCCTTCTTAGACCATAGATAAGTACCACAAGTTTTGAATCTTGCAAGCCACTCTGATAGGCAGCTTTGGATGTCATTCCACATCTTCTCGTTGCAGATGAATACATACTTATTACCAGTTGGGTTTTCACTCTTCTCATTCATCATAGCCATAGCTGTAGTGAATGCTTCTGGAGTAAGTTTATTGTAAACATACTTAGATGCAAATCTCTCGATTTGTGGGATGATACCGTCACCAATATAGATTGGACGACCAGTGTCAGGGTCAGAGATTGTTGGTTTACCGTTCTTATCTACGTTAGTCTTATTGAATAATAGACCTTGGTTACGAACTTCCAAGAAGTTTCTTAATAGATTCTTCTCAAGAGTATCCATCTTGTACATTGTTTCCTTAACAGCACCATTGCCTTCACCTTTACCAATGCTGATAAATGTTTGCTCTAGTGGCTTGAATAGAGAAGTATAGCTGTCATCAACACGGTGTGTAGTGATGTAACCTCTATGTCTTTCAATGTTAGATTGATACTTAGCATAACCCTCTTCGTGTGCCTCAGGCATAGCGTTAGATTGGAATCTTGTAGTGTCACCAATCTGGCATCCGTCTAGGTCTAGGATTGAAGAATAGTCGTTATCAATTAGTCTTACTTCAACAGTCCAATAATTATCTGCAACTCTTGTGGGTCTAGAGATAACTTGGCATTGCTGCATTGTTTTGTCAATCTTAAAAATGTCATACTTCTGGTAATAGTTCTCTTTGAAAGCCATTACGATGGTTGTACCACCTTCACCATTAGTTGCTGGAACATCTGCGAACTCAACTCTCTTGATGTAGTTGGTTTCAACTTCCCACTCGAAGTACATACTATCAATGCTTCTGTATTTGCTATTTGACTTAGAATCCATATAGAAGATATTTCTTAGAGATTCTGTCAAGTAAGAAGCAGTTAAATTAGGGTAGAGTCTTGAAACTATACCAAGTCTAGTTGGTTTTGTACCTAAGAACTTATAGAAGTCTTCATAAGTTCTGGTTTCGCTCATTGTAGGGCGATTTGCTACGAAATTTGCTACTATCATACTTTATAATTTAAATTTAATCTAAATCATCAATTGTTATTACCTTCTTAGCAGGGGCAGCCGTACTACCTGCTGTTTTTTTGACCACTGTCTTAGCTGCATTTGGAGCTTTACCTCCCTTAGCATCTTCAAACCCTTTATTATAATTGTATTTAGATGCTTCTGTAATCTTCTGTTTGTAATAATCAGTAATTTGACTAAACGCCTCCTGTCCTTTAAGCGCATACCAAACCATGCCAACTAAGGTCTTAGGGTCATTTAACGCTTTGGCGATGTGTCTCACTCCTGCAACATCTGAATCTAAGATAAAGCTAGCAATTTCATTCATATCGTCCTCAGACAAGGTTAATGAGGACTCACCCAAGTCAATGGTATCATTCTCTTGAATTGCAGCCACAATAGTGTCTTCGAACTCTTGAGCAGCTTTCTCAGCGGCTAACCTTTGTTCTTCCTCTTCTTGTTGAGCTAGCAACTCTTCTTTCTTCTTGTATTCATTGCGGATACCTTGAACCTTCTTCTGATATAGTGCTTCATTCTGTTTAGCTAATTCTAACTCAGTAGAAGCATCTTCCTCAGTAAGCTCTGGGACTTTAGCTTTTAAATCTATAAGATATAGTTCATCATCTGGGATAGAATCAATCTCATATACAGGAGTATCTTCTTGATTAGAATCTAAATACTCTTGAATAGCTTGCTGGGCGATATACTTCTTATATTCATCTGCTCTCAGATTACTTGCCCTTAGCTCATTAATAAGACTAACTTCATCTTCTGCTAAACCAAAGTCATCATCTGACTCATCATAATTTAAGATTTGAAGTTGTTCCTCCCTTGAAAGTTCATTAAAACTTTTCTCTTCAATCTCTCCTGCTTCATTCTCAAATTTGATAGCTTCAGGATTGATTCCTTTATCTTTTAGTAGGGAAACGATAATGTCCTCCTCTTCTGGCTCGTTAGTTGGCTCATCCTCGTGAACTTCCTCGTCTTGCGGTGCAGAACCATCAAGCCAAGGCTTCTCATAGGTATCTTCGTCAAACTCATTCCCAGGAGTTACGTCTTCGTCTAATCCTACATCGTCAATGTCTAAATCCTCTAATTTCATACTCATATTATTCCCTTTTAAAGTTATTTGCAAAATTAAGGAAATTTTAGGGGTGTCCAAAATGATTTGATGAAATTCATCAATATTTAAGAACACCCCTAATTATTATCCCTGTATTGCCTTGATATAATCCAATATACCCTGTACGTGCAAGCGAGCTATAGTTGCTCTACCCTCATCTGACAGTAGATACTCTACGTCCTCTTTATTATCTTGAAACAGATTCTCTGTTAAAACTGCAGGGCACTTAGTCTCTCTGCATATAGCTAGATTCTGTTTCCAATATACTTGTGTTTGTGAATATTTCCTTAGTGTTAAACCCTCTTTACGTGCTGCTTCAAACAAGCACTCTGCTAGTTTCTTACTCTTACTTGAGCTATTGTTAGATATGAATACACTCCAACCTTTGGCATTCATCCAATCTGCCCCGCTACCAGCAGCATTACAGTGAATTGACACCAATACAGTATTAGCTTTTCCATGTTTATCATAGTATTGGTTTACTATTCGGCATCTCTGCATAAGTGGTACATCTACATCGTCTGTAACTACCAACTCAACATTAAAGCCATTATCAATTAATTGTTTCTTTACTTCGTTAGCAATCTCTCTACAATATTTGTACTCTCTAAGTCTCCCATCTGGACTTCTTTTACCTGGGGTAGACTCTCCGTGACCTGCGTCTAATAGTATTATCATAGCTTACTAAATTTTAGACAAGTGTCTACTATACTTATATCTATATTATTCTCATCATCTAGCTTTTTAATAACATCTTTTATTATTTTAATTTGTTCGAATGTTATCTCAAACTCTTTATCCTCTTCCTTAGTAACATCCCATGTAACCTTCCCATCTTCTGTTTTAAGATTTAGAGATTCTGTTTCTTCTTTCGTAAACTTTATAGTTTTTATTAATTCTAGAATCTCTACTAAATCGGTTAATTTCCCCTGAGTGGGAAGTATAGCTATAATAGCCATTCTATCCTTCGCTGTTAGTCCTATTTTCATTTTAATTAACTATGTCTTGATAATCCTACTACCAGCCCATTAACTACAGTAATTGAGGCGTGGTCAAAATCTACATCTTTGCCATCAAAAGTACATCCAGAATACACCAGACCTGGAGTTAAAGTTCCTGGTGCCGGGTTCAATACAACTCTATTATTTTGATTATCTACAACAGAGCCATATTGGTCTTGTCTAGCTTGGCTAAAAGGCCAATTACCTTGTCGATACCCATCTGGACACTTTGTAAATATCATATTACCTAGGTTTACAGATTGTGTGCAATAAACATCCCCATCAAAATACCCCGCTATCATTACATCCTCATTGGGTGTTCTGGTTGGAGGGTCAACACTCTCAGTGACTGCCGCCCATAGAGCAGCATTCATATGCCCTGCCACTTTTATGCCATAGCGGTTATCCTTATAGGTGAACGCATTAGCATAGTTGAATATTTCAAGGAAGGCGGGATTAGAATCAAATAATTCCCTTTTTCCAACACCTAGCTTGAACCCAGACCTCTCATAAGCTGAGCCCCACATAAAATTTTCAAGTTTCTGCCATAAGATATGTGTAGCATCATAGTACAAACTATAAGATACAGGTTCTATATGTATGGACCCTATTCTTCCAGAGTCTGCCACAATAGTACCCTGAACATAAGCATTCTTCATGTATGCGTTATATAAATAGGCATCCTGACCATATATATCACCATTTTGGTCTATCTTGGCATTTAATTGGTATGTATCTGGAACCAACTCTCTGGTTCCGTCTGGCTTCCACTCACTTCGTTGTCCCCATATCTCCAACCCATTAACTTTAACCCATCCATTAATATCTAATAAGACATTATCTAACTTACCCGTAGTCTTATCAAACATCTTACCAAGTGTCATAGCTAACTTATCTCCAATATAGAAATAAAACTTATCAGCATTCATACTGATAGATGTTTCATAAACAGGATTGCCGTCTTTATCAAGCACTGGTTCTCCATTCTCATCCAAGACAGGAATCTTCTCGCCTTCATCATTTAGAGTTTCCTTTATTTCTAGTCCAGCATTCTTGAACTTTAATAATATATTCTCTTCAGAGAAGTCTACTATAGACTGACCATTATTTAAATAAAACTCACCAGTTAGAAACACATTCTCACCGTATAGACCAAATCCATAGGGTTGTTTCTTGCCAAACATTTCATTGTAAATACCATCAAGTCTACCAATTCTTACCTTTGTAGTCTTTGTAAGAGAATGTCTGTACTTGTTATCTCTCATCTTAATAACAGATGTTTGTGTAGGATATTCTGTACAATAATATGTTTTAGTTATAACATTCTCCCCGTCTTTAATGTCTACTGTAAAGGTAGGAACACCTTCTATTGAGGGAGATTCTTGATAATAGTAATTATGCTTAGTTGACTTATATATTAGTTCCTTTCTATCATATAATGGAACATCATATAGAACTGAATAATCAGGCCTATTTAATTCAGTGATTACATCCATATATGGACCACCATCATCACTTGATGTTAAATATAAAGCACCTTGTCTCTCAGTGTTAAATATGTTTCCCATTTGAATCATATCATCACCTTCAGCTATATCATCTAATCTATCACTAGTAGTGTTAGATGAAGATACTTGCTTCCTGGCTCCCGTATTAACATCATAGCTAGTTTCGGTCTTACTGTACTGAGTATTGTTATAAGACTCTTCTGAAGAAGCTACTGAACCATCTTCATTATAATGGATTTCAGTATAAATATCAAATACAGATGTAGCTTTCTGAACTATAAATTGTCTAGATTCCATCTGTGACATTACTACAGCATCATAATACTTTATATTGCCACCTGTATATTTCTGACACCTTATTATATCTCCTGGCTTAAACAGGGGATATTCCTCATCATCGGTATTTACTACCCACAAATTAGGCATCACAACCGTAGTATTCATACTACTATTAAATTGGCTATTTGATTCTGCAATAGCTTGATTAACTATTGTTGTGTCAAGTCCGAAGTATTTATAGAATGGTTGTATTGGTGTTAGGTAAGTACTATTAAATCCATTCTTCTCAAAGTCTTCTGTGGCAACTTTATCACCCTTCGGAATCATATAGAAAGCTGTATCCTTATTAAAAGTCTCAGTTAGTGTCCACTCTAATGGAATAGTACCTTCATCCCATTGTCCTTCATTTCCTCCCCACTTAGTAACCGTCATTCCCATACTGATATAGTATAGAGTTATACACTTTCTAAATGCAATGTGGTTTTGGTCTGATGAAGTTGATGTTAGTAAAGACTCATCATATAAAGTTTGCGGTCCTCTAAACAGAGTATTATTAACAAGACCTCTAGGGTCTTTAACATGAATTATAAACTTATAGTTTACAAATGTTTTAGGCGTGGTATTAATTGAATCTGCCTTAGATATTTCTTTCGTTCTGGTGACTGTACTAAGTGTATTAGCCCCATTACCCGGAAGGGGGATATAATACCCATCTGTTGATAATAGCTTCAACATAGCATCTATATTTGCACTTGACCCAGTCCATGTGCCAATACTTCTGAGTTGTGCATCTGTTAAAATAGTGGGTTGCACAGCCTTACTACATTTACTTGAATTAGTAACCCAGATACTTCCATTGGTTGCACTTATCTTATTGATTACCAATTCATATACTCTCATAGCCTTTCTAACTACAAGATAGTCAACTGTTAGTGTATTGGTATTTGCATCCAATCTCCAACCATAACCACCAAATCCTGACATAAAATCAGGGGATGTCAAGCTCCTGCTAGTAACCAAATCTCCATACATACGGACATTGTCCTTAAAAACCCAAGTATCCTCAGAGACTCCTTTGCCTTTAAATGTCCAATTTCCATATATATATTCATCTACGTTCTTCTTTGCCAAATCATCGGATGAATATCCATTAATAAATTCAGCATTTAAGTTACTAACTAGCTTAGACGAAGCCACTATTAAAGGAGGACCAACAGTATTGATTTCTAACTGTCCAGTCATTGTGTCTCCTTTACGTCTTACATACCCATCATCAGCACCTTCTGCTGCCTCTATTAAGGCTATATATCTCTCATCATAAGAAATATATAGAGTGGATGTAAGTGTGTTATAAATGAAGAATCCATCTCCGGGATACTCCATCTGCTCCATCTCAAGTAAGCTACCAACTATAATAGTTTGACTTTTTATTTCTGATTCCTGTACTTGGTCTAATAATTTTAGAACATCACTAAGCACTCTAGAATTATTGCCGGTTTTGATATAAACCTTACCAAGAGTCTCAAGTACTAAATCAGTATACTTATTGCCAACTATAACTTTATCATTCCCTAAGAATGACTCAACTCGAATGTTTTCCATTGTTCGCTTTTAACGTCTTAAATATCCTCTCGAACTCATCAATGTCAGCCTCACCAAACTTAACTGGTTTACCAAATAGCTTAACGACATATCCGTCTTTAGCACGAGCCTTCATAACGTCACGTAGCGCATTTCCAAATAAATCTATATTTATATTACCACCCTTATCAAGGAATGGCTCCAAATACATTCCATACTTGTCCTCCATGTTATTAACTACGTAAGTTATGAGAGCATCAGTACCTATTGTGTTTATGCCGAATAAGTTACCTACCAAGTTTTTAGTGAATGTGTTTGCTGCTTGAAATATTAATTCTTTGTCACTCATTATTTAGCTGTTTTGTTCATCATGAGTTCATCAAATCTTTTCTTCATCTCCGGGTCACTCTCCATCAGTTCTAATAATGTATTAACCTTTTCTTCTTTTACTTTTATCTGAGATTGTATATACTCCTTACTCTTTCTAATAGTAGCTAACAGATTCTCCGCTGCCACTTTACCATCAGGGGAATTTACATATTCTGAACTAAACTTAGTCCCTAAGAATGCCATAAATCCTGCCTCATAGGTCTGTTTAGCCATTTGATATTCTTGTGTTTTAGCCAATACGTTCTGCTCGTCAACAGACAACGACCCAACCTCCCTGTTTATTTCATCAAGGATGGGTTGAGTCTTCTGTTGTGCTTGCTGAGCTTGTTGCATAACTTGTAGTTGCTGCAAGTATTGGTTTTGTAAATCAGTATAATTAGTACCGAAAGGTTGTCCAAATAAGCTCATATCATGTGATTATTATGCTGCTGCAGGAATCTGTATCTCGAATACTGAGTAAGCACAATTACCTTTAACTGGCAATGATGTTGGTAACTCATCTAAGATAGCTTGATTAACAATACTAACTCCGTTAGGAATTATTACATCAATTACCTTATTAACTTCTGGGACAAGTGTAGTTATTGTCTCACTTGTAGCTGGAGAAGCTAGTATAGTTGATGTTTCTTCTGTAACCAATCTTACATTACCCTTACAATCAGTATACTGAGTGTTGTGTATAATATCAAACTTAGTAACCTGCATATAAGAAGCTGCACCTGTTGTAGCTGTGTTAATCACTTTAGCCCATCTTTGTGTAATTGTTAATGTAGACACTGGAGCTACAGATGCTCTTGCCCCACATGGTAACGATACATTAAATTCAATTAATTGAGCACTTTCTCCGATAGGAGTAATTTTTACTTTCATAAGTGTTTGTGTTTAAAATAAAAAATAAAAGGGAGACTATTCGCATAATCTCCCTTAATATCTTACTGAGCTGTACAAGATGGACAAGCACTGTTAATAGCTGTATTTACTGCATTCCAGTTAGAAGCAGCTTGACCAGCGTACATACCTGTGCCATATTGTGTGAATGGACTACAGTATAGTGGAGAAATACTAGGAACTGGAGCACATAGGTCACTATAAGCATATTTCAGCTGTCCAGTAATCTTGTGGTCTAGTTGTCTCTGTAAATCACCAGCAGCAACCAATAATTGTTTCTCTGACTTGCAGCAGCAGTTATCTGAGTACCTTTCAGCATTAACTTTGTTAAGTTCGAACATTAGAGGTAAAGCAGCAGCAGTTGCAGCTTCCTTCTTCTCTAACTCAACTAAACGTGTGTTAAGTCTCTCGAACAAATCTGCCTTCTCTTGTACGTCTTGTTCCCTTCTCTTATAAAGCTCATCACATAGTTTCATGTTCTGAGCGTTATCACGAGTGATTATGTCAACATACATTCCACTCTTCTCTTGTAAGTCTTCCACTCTACCTCTCCAGATTTGGTTTGTTAGAATTTGTGTTTCGTTTCCAATTCTTTCGTTAGTAGCTAAATTCCTACCATTGATGTAAGTGTATAAGTCAATATCATCTTGCATAGACTGTACTCTATTGTTCCAAGCTAGATTCTGAGACATTTGTCCTTGTGCCATAGCAGTCTGCATAGCCTTCTCAGCTATACAATTACCGTTATTACCTCCAAATAGACCTCCGAGAATGCCGTTGTTACCACAGCCGCAGCCATTGTTACCTGTAAAAGCTCCAAGTGCTGTTCCAATAATACCAAGAGTCAGAGCGGCATTAGTTCTACCCTTCTTACCGAATTTATCCTCTGCCTCTTGCATTGTTAAAAATTCTGCCATAATTTGTTGTGTTTGTGTGTGTTTTTATACCCAATCTGTTAAGCGTGCTTCTTTAATTTTCATAGTGCAAAGTTAATGATTCTTAAAGGTCATACCAAAGAAATATTGTTAATCAATGTTAACTACAAAATAATTGTATTAAAATATCCAAAAATCATCTCTATGGTAATCACCTATTTGAATTATGTTATAGCCATTCAGCAGGAACCAATCTAGCCTCAAGACTTTCAGCATTGGTAATATTAGCCTTTGTTACTCCAGATAGGTAACCAGATACTACATTCAATACTGGGTAAGAAGCGGATGGGAATGGTGGAACAGCCCCAGCTAACGCAGCACAGTAATAAAACATATTACTGATATTGTTTATATTGTAACAAGTCTTTAATAAATCTTCAGTGATTAAAAGTAGTCCGTAAGGCTTTTCTTTAGATGCACCTGAGACTGTTACTGCAAATAAATTTGAAGCGTTAGTTATTTTAGTGTTATTCTTAAATATATTAGCAAAATCTATTTGAGAATATATCTCTTGAGTTCCTTCTGCCTTATATGCCCTTTTATCGAATAGGCAATTAGACCATACACCACTAATGCTCTTAAGATTGGCATTGTTGGCAAATAAGTCACTATTAATATCTACTCCAACTTCTATACTAGTTTGGGCAAATATATTCGATATATCTTCCAATTTAGTGTTATACTTAAATAAGTCTGGCGGGTATTTAATTCCCCTAGTAAAGGTTTGACCTTGAAGATTAACAAAGGCACAGAACTTAATACCTTTAAAAACTGACGTTAGACTGGTATTGTCTTTCAACGCTTCAAATAGCTTACAAGGTATTCTGCCTACCATTCCATCATATTCCTCAGTTTCTTCTACTGAATAGTTACCTGTTTCAGCATCAAACTTTTTAATGTTGGACTTATATGTAAAGTCAGCTAAAGAGTTCTCGAAGTTACAGTTAGAAGAACAATATCTAAAGTAGTCAGCAGGGAACATATAATTCTGATAACCTACCTCCGACCTGTCTAGGTCTTGCTGAGATATAGCCACCTTTTGTTGGGAATCATACTTAAAGTATCTTTCATTTAGTCTAGTCTTAGCAGCATCTAATCCACCCTCACTACTAGAAGCACCTTCCCAACCATATCCGTCTAAGTACCACACATCAAATGCTTGTTCCCCGGGATTATATTCCTCACTATCTGGGTCTTCATTCCTATCGTAGTTATATGATTTCTTCATATTACTAACATCTAGCTTAAATGGAACTCTATTACCAACGGTCTGTATAATATGGTCTGCCCATACAGTCTTAGTCATTCCGGCTATTAAATCTGACCCAACATCTATAGTTCTAGTTTCATCGTATCCAAGACACCAGCATCCTGTGAATACCCCAGCCATATCAGTAATAGTCTGGCTGATAACTTTACTTCCACTACCATTTGACCTAGACATAAAGAACAATCTATAAGGAATCATTCCAAATACTCCACTATTCTCAAACGCATAAGATACATCACTAAGAGCACAGTTCTTGAAACCTTCTCCAACTAGTTTTAGCTTCAAATTATTACATCCGCTAAACAATCTTCTAATATTCTGTAGTGCTACGCAATCATCGAACATTCCAGCTGGAGGGAACTCGTAAACCTTACCATTATTATTAATATCTATACCACTAAAGAATGATTCAATGCTATTAAGAACTGTACAATGTTTAAATATATTAGCAGGAATAGATTGTGCACCTTCTTCATCGGAGCATTCTAAACCACTAAATACACCAACAGCTTGTCGTAGAGTACTACTAATAGCCTGAAACATATTTCCCATCTCAGAAAGGTTTACCTGCAATCCTGCACCCCCACTGTATTGGAACGGGAATTGAATTGAGGTAAATGTTGGAATATACCAAGTAGTTCCATTATCACTAATGGTCTGACTTATACCTCCAAACACATTAGGACCTATCTTGCCCACTAGCTTTATTCCATTATACACAGAATCTGTAAGTACTAAACTTTGAGCTACCTTATTTACGGTATGGAATAGATAAGTATTACCACTTGCATCATTATCAACAGTCATTTTAACCTTATCACATCCAGTAAACACACCTTTAGGATAGGTTCCAGCTAAGTTTCTTAGATTAGTAAAGAATGTCTTAGAGCTTAGAAATCCCTCTGCAATTGGTGTAGTTCTAGTACTAACACAGCTCTTTAGAGAGTAACAACCTCTAAACATATAGTCAATCTTTACTAAAGGAGAGTATGTAGTAGTTCCACCATTAACAATAGGTGCAAATACATTATTATCTATCCATTCTATACTTGTATTATCAAATGCAGCTTCAGTATCAGTCAGCTTAGGAACGAAATCTAGGATGCCCCATGTAGAATCCTTAGCTGGATTGTAGTCCTGACCTCTAGAGAAGAAGATTCCGCCTAGTCTAGTATTACTAAATGCTTCCTTAATAGTATTAACATTCGGACATGGTCTAAACATATCATACCATAAATCTCCAGATATATTACTACATCCTTTGAAGACCCCCTCCAAAGAGGTTACTTTATCAGTAAGTCTAACCATCAAGTATTTAAAGTCATTATAGGATAAGTTACTACAATCTTCAAACATGAAGTAAACTTCTGTAAGATTTCTATCAAAGGTTATGTTAGTTGCATTATCACCTTCTAGGAATACATCAGTGCCAAACTGAGTATATAACTCATTTGGATTTAGATAGAACGAATTGCAACCTCTAAAGACTTCACTACCTTGCAGAGCTATGTGTCCTTTAACTCTCTGCAATGAGTTACAATCTTTAAATGCCCCTAGTGCTACCTCAATTGGATTATTCTTATCATTCTTACATCGAACCTCAGTAAGCATCTTACAATTAGATGCCCTAATATTCTCCAGGTCTGGGAATGCAGTTAAGTCTAAATAATCAAATGCTCTGTCATTATACTTAAGAGTATATAATGGCGTTCCAGAAATATCTAATGATTTTAGACTAGAGAAGTTAGGCTGCCCATTTACGTATAGAGATGCCAGTACTATATCCTCAGTCTTTGTGTAACTTAAATCTAATACTTCAAGATTCCAAGCACCAGTCAACTCAAGTTTCAAAGCAGGATTATTCTGACCAGAGATACCAAACTCTTTCATACCTGGACAGTTATCAATAGTTACTTGAACTAGAGGGCTGACGGAGTTATTAATTGAAAAGTAAGGAATCTGAATAGTTTCCATCTTCTCACAATTCCTAATGATTACAGTTTTTACATTAGACGGAACTGATAAGGTCTTTATTGCACTACAGTTATTTATTTCTATAGACGTTAGCTTTAAGCAATCTTCAATAAGTAATGTTTCAAGGAATGATTGATTCTCTAACTTCAAATTAGTAATATCCGTTCCTGACATATTAAGTACTTTTAATACAGCAGATGTAGGGAACGTAATCTTAGTAATAGTAGAATAGGAAACGTCTAACTCCTGTATCTTATGACATCCACTTAAATCTAGAGTATATGCAGAGGCAGTAGCTCCAATAAGTTTCACCTTATTCAGATTTAACTTCTTTATATTCTTTAGACCTATATCATTAGCCTCATTATATACACCGCCCTGGAAGAAATATGTTGCATCAACATTACTTAACCCACTTAAGTCGAGTTCCTGCAGCATAGGTAGATTAATATTATCCAAACCTGTCCAAGGGTAGCTCTTAAACTTAGTAAAGTTAGTAATATACTTATTAGCATACATATACACTACTGTTTCACCGGTAGGTATAGGTAGTATAACCGATGTGGGCGTATCTGTAACCCAGAATGCACCAGTAGTTTTATCATGTGAGTAGTGATAAAGTATCTGACTACTTGCAGTAATGTCTGTGCTAAACCTTACTTCAGTTGCTGAACCAGTAGCTTTATTAGAAGCCCATAGACCAGTAATAGGAGATTCAATAGTGGTAGGTAATAAGTTAGTATTATCCTTATAACCATATACTCCGTCTAAGAACATAATCCTCTTTCTAAACCAATCCTTAACGTGCATTACACGATTACCATGTAAGAACTTTAACTGACTAAAGTCTGTACTATCTTCATATTTACCAGTATTTGGGTCATATGTCTTAGATATAGCAAGATACTTAATCTTATAATCATAGTTAAACATGATAGAACCAGTCTTCTCAGTATATGACTGATAGTAATCTTTAATGAATTTATCAGGGTCGGGGAATAGATTAGTTCTTAGATTTACATATAATGATTCTAAGCTAGTTCTACTCTCTGTACTACCACTATCTATGCCAGCTAAGTTTTCAAGTACCTCCCATATTCTATTCCACCAAGAGGCAAAGAACTGCTTATAGCTGTCAGATGATACATAATTCTTCTCTTGAGTATACTGAGTAATACCAGTATCCTGTGAAGCAATGTTATACCACCTATGTAAATGTGCCCAATATTCTACAATATCTTGTCCAGCATTATTAAGTCCAAATGCTGTATCCATATCATAGAAACAGCAATACCATACATCTGTACCCCAACTACGAATAGTTAAGTTCTTACACATAGAGTCCACACAACCAAACAGTAATGCAATCATAAAATAAGCACAAGCGTTATCCCAGTTTAGGTGCTGGTCGCAAGCACTAAAGTTATAGTAAGCATTCTTATCCAAATCATAGAACTCTCCAGGGATAGGTTTAGTTGGAGTTTGTCCAGCATCATCCATTGTGTATTTCTGGATACGAGTAAGAGCCATATTAGCCATCTGAGTGTAGAACTTCTGCACTTGATTATATCCAATTGCCTCGTCTCTGGATGTGTACATTACATCACCCATAAACTGTACAATCTTCATATCATCCTGCTGGAATGCACCTTGAGCAGAAGAGTTCTGATTTATTTCAACAGAGTATACTCCATTACTAACACCTGTATTCCACCTGCTAGCATCTTCTGTGTAATCTGTTACTAGTGTTGGCCCATCTTGGTTTACTTTAGTGTAGTCTAAAAGTAATTTTAGTCCAAGATTGAAGTAAGCATACCTACCTAGATTAAAGTTATAGATACCACAGAATTTAGGTTGTTTAATGGTTCCGTCAGCATCTGGGGCATATCTAATGAATAACAATACTGGGAAACCTTCGGAAGTATGCTTAATTTTACCTCTAATAGCATTAGCCTTATCAGCATCACCTCCCCAAACATCGTTACCAAGTGACATTGGAGGAGTAGCTCCAAATGGAGTAATAGATTGTCCAGAAGAGTTCTTAGCTCTACCATTAACAATTTGACCAATTACCACGTTATTAACGTGAGCAGAGTCCACTACGTCAGCTTTTAATGTAAATTCATTCTCTGGCAGCCAATCATCAGTAGGTTGAAATAACATCTTTTTACCAGTTTGGTCTACATCTCCCATGTAAATCTCAAAGTTTTTAGCATTGTAAGATAGAGAAGATGTACCTTGTAGACCAATAGTAACACCATTACCCTCTGATACACCACTAGGAGTATTAATAACTACCTTACCTTTACTATCTTGATAAGTGATTTTAACTGGGAATTTAGTACCCATTACTTCCACCTTATCAGATGCAGAGAAGATAGCTGTTGAATATGGTTCAAATAATGTTGGACTGTTGGATGTTTCTTCTACTAGTACGATAGGATACGGAGTATTAACTTCCATCTGCTCTACTAATTTTGCATATAATAGTTCTCCTGATAGGAATCCTCCCTTACCACCATCTAATGTCTTATCCCAAATTAAACAATTGCCAGCACTGTCGAATAGATTCTTAGTTCTTAACTCAGCATCCAACGAGGCATCAATCTGACCTCTTACAAGTCTTGCTTGCTCAGTGGCGGATATATAGTTCTGAACAATAGCATATTCACTCTGTGAAGATGTATAAATCTTAATATCATAAATATTAACATCAGAGAATCTACTTCTTACTCCATTATCATTTCTACATCCGAAATAGAAGTCAGTACCAAACATCCAGTCAATATCAGATTGTAATACTCTACTTACAGCAGACAGCACACCATTGACATAGATTTTAAAGTACCAAGCATTTCCTGATAGTAATGATACATCTAGGTCTACAGTAAGTAGCTCATTCTGAGGGAGTTTAACTGTAAGAGTATCAGCGGAACCAATCTTACACACAGCTTTCTCTAATGATACTTCATAACCTGTTTTTAGCTCACCGTCTTCATATTGACCTATACCGCATATTACTTCTTCTGGATAAGAAGATGAATCTGCTTTATAAGTACAGGATATATGGAATCCCATAGGTTGGAAGAATGATACACCAGCACCAATATCAATGGCAGGGAACATAACATCCGCTACCTCAAGATAACCGTAAGCCTCACCACTTAGCCTTGTTGCAGGTATTTGATTTACACCATCAATGTCCTGAATAAAACCACTAGTTTTACCATTTACTCCTTTTAGAGTAAAATTCACACCATCTGGGAACTTAGATGCGAATGCACCCTCGTATATGAAATCTCCGCTAGTTTTGATAGGATAATTCCAAGTACCAGTAGAAGTGTTGGGGAATCCAGTAATTTTACTATAATACGCAAGTAGTGTATGTAGGTCATTGTTAGCATATAAGTCAGTACTTACACTCTCTACTATCCTACAAGTAACTGTCTTGGTATATTGAGCAGAAGTATCACCAGGGTCGTTTACAGCATATCCAAATAGGGTAATTCTTAAATATTCATCATTCTTATTAACAGATAGGTTTACTGTACTATATACAAATCTATTAGTTTCACTCTTATTAATATTCTTAATTGTACCTGTGTCGAGTAATGATACTTCACCACTTCCATTCATTAGATGGATTTTATAATCCATGTTGAATGTACTGTACTTACTAAGACCATAACTAAAGTAATAACTAAATCCTAATTGAGAACCCTGACCATACTGTGTTAAATCCTCAAGAGTTTCTCCGGGATTTGAGGATGGGGTAAACTCTGTAATATCCTCGGTTACAATAACTAAGTTATTACTATCTGCTACAGTAATGTCGAATTTAATCTGTTCAGACGATATTACATCACCATTAAGTGTAGTACTTGCCTGTGCTATAAAATAGAATCTTTGTCCAGCTTTTGGATTAAAGTGTTCACTCTCAAACAGTAGCTTACGAGCGTCATAACTTAGTGCACGAATAGCTGTAGTAATGTTACCTACCCTAGCAACTTCAATACCATTAATAGTCATCCAGAACTCGGCAGGACTTTGTAGGATGTTATTAGTTACTGTATAGTTAAGAGGTACTTCCGCAACACCCCCCATATACATGGTCTTAGGTGGTATGGATTGTATTTCTAATGAAATGGCACCAGCTATTACCTTCACATAAGTAGGTGTAGCATAAACATTATCATTATCATAAGCAGATAACTCAATGTCAGTGGTGCCAGACAATCCAGTAATGGTAATATCAGTTCTAGACATAGAATACTTTTTCCATGTCCCTAGAGTCTTATTAGTAGCCAAATCTTTAGCAAGTATAGTAAATGACTTCTTAACACCACCACTCTTAATTAAGATATTAAGTGTAACAGTGTTGGTAGCTGTATAGACTGTACTACCTTCAGCTACATCAATGGTGTATTCGGAGCCATCTCCTCCACCACCTCCGCCTCCACCACCCCCGATTGCACCATTAAGGTACACCCAGGCTAGGTTTTGTTCTAACTTAGTCATTCTATTATCTAGCTTTGTAAAGCCATTGTCAATAGAAACTGATTCCCCAGCTTCATTTAAGAAGCCAGGGTTTGTCAGTTCCAATTCTGAAGCATTAGAAGCACCGTCGATTACCCATCTTCCAGTTACTTCATCATAATGTTTTATTTTCATTGTAATGTCTTTTCAATTACTATATTATTACTTGGGTTAGTAGCACCATTACCTCCAACCTTCTTTAAGTCAGTATAAGCTATAGGTACATTATACTTATAAGCCCAAACTTTAGTATTATCCTTTAGCTGTAGTTTATAAGACTTACCAAGTATTCTCTCCCTACTGGCTGTGGTCATGGATGGTACTTCAACTTCATTTCCCGTTCCTACATTCCATATAATATAGTTAGGATATTGTTGGGCACTGTTAACCTTAACAGTAGCAGTATTAGTATTTGGGTTTTCAATCTGGCTAGATACAGGATAATATTCTAGTAACCAAGGTATGTTCTTGGCAGGCAACTCTTTATTAGAGGTTAACTTATATCCAGTTGCTTGACACATTACATATCTTACATAGTTTAGACTAGCGTCAGTAGAGATTTGGACACACTGTCTTTCTCTATCAGGTAGATTGGTATACCATGTTGGGGACAGTGACTGGTCATATACTATAGGTTCCATTGTCCTATCAGGATTCTCACGTATATATCTTGAATTTGCATATGTATGTTTATGTCCACATAGGCATAGTTTAAATGCATTATCCTGTAACCATTGACTAAACCAGTAATTGCCAACTGTATTTAGATGACTTCCGCCCCTCTTAATATCTAAGTTTTTATCGTAAGAACCACCTTCATTATGCTTTAAATAGCTCATAATTAAATCGGCGGTGATGATGGTGAATGGGGCTTCATGACAGAACGCAACCTTCCACTTAATTTTAGAATCAGCTGCGTGTTTGGCTAAATCAGCAGTAGCCCAATCTTTTAAGTCATTATATATGTTTACTCCAACTACATCTCCGAACACATCTGTCCTCGCTAATTCAGTGATTTCAGAGTTCATAGACAAGAAATAGGTGTTACCATATACGAAGCTATAGCAGCAGGGTATGTACACTCCAGCAGACGAAATGGGTACTGTATAAGGGTGTTCAAATGTAAAGAAAAATTCTACATTGGCGGGGTTAGTTTTACTTTTATCTTCTCCATCCCCTAACGTGTATACATCCACAGGGGTTAAATCATTATTACCTACTGAGTACATTTGCTCTGTATCTCTATAGATAACATCTCCACCCTTGTAATAGTCAATCCATTCGTTAAATCTATTACCATTCTGAGTCTGGTCTCCAGTATTTAAGCACCATTCATATGGATTTTCAGCTTTATCAGAGTTGATGTATTCCGCACTAACCCTCCACATTTCATACTCTTCAGCATTAAATCCTTGCTGGTCACTTACTTGTAGGAAGTTGAATCCCTTCTCAATAACCTTGTCTCTATTCCTAAGAGTAAATGACCTTTCCTCAGTCCATGCTCCATCTCTGCCCACCTTGTAATAATACTTCTGAGTGTCAGTAGGTTCATCGAAGTCCTTAATGAACTTATGAACTGTAAATGGTGTACCATCTGTAGTTATACTTCTAATCCTGTTATAAATTTTATTAGTCCAATTCTTATGATTATCTGGTCTATTAGGATTAGTACTCTCATTCTCAGAGTTAATATCTTCCTTCTTAAAGGATTCAAATTTATTTTCTGGAGTATAATCTTCACCATCCTTTCTAATCCAGATATACTCATCGTAGTATCCTACTGACACCCAGTTAAAGCATCTTGTCTTATGGGCATCATGTCCTAGTGTACAAGTAACTATGTTAGGAGCACCTTCCACTAATAGATGCTTATTAAAGAATATATTCTTATTTTGTGATGAATTCCTTGGAGTATACTCTTGAATATCAATAGCAGGGTTAATTTTGTCCATATTAATATATGTCCAATCCTTAACATTACTCCTAGCACTCAGAGCTTTAGTAGCTTGCTTAACTGGGTCCATATTATAGTAACGCATTAATAACACATTACTTCCCTTAGTGGCAATAGGAGATGCCTCACATGGCATTGATTTATCATTATAACTACCTATTCCGACTAAATCAACATACCATTTAATTACTCCATTAGTAGTCCAAGGTGCTGTACTGTTCATAACAGTAGTCTTGAAGTAATCTGTTGTTTCCTCACTACTAATATAGAATGCACAGTCATAACTAAATTTGATGCAGTTATCTTTACTAGACCAAATACTATGAGCTTGAACCCCAGCACCTGTATCTCCAGTAACCTCAAGCCTTGTATTATTAAGAGTTGCATCTTTTGTCCAATACATATCAGGTTCACCAACTCTAATTAGTGTAGTATTGATGTTCTCTACGGAACATTGAGCACCCTTAATTAAGAATGTACCTTGAGATTTAAGAGTACCAATTAGAGGTAATGTAACCCAATCTCCACTATTCCTTTCTGTATAATGTAAGAACAATCCCTTTAGATTTAAGTCTTTCTTACCAAGATTGCACAACTCTACGAAATTGTGAGATACTGGATTGTAGTCCTTATCCTCTGATGTTCCTCCACAATACACCATATTAACATAAATCTTTGGAGAGTCTTTAGAACCTACCTCTTCTGGGATGATAGGGAAATATGGAGTAGTGTAGTAAATTCCAGTACCTTGAGTCTGAGCATTACCAGCTAAAGTATTCTTATCTAATCTATAATCATGTATATCTAACTTACCATCCTTAACCTGAATAAGGAACGTATTCTCTTTATTTGTCATGTCAGCGAACTCAATACCAATAATCTTGGTCTTAGCTCCACTGCCGCTTCCAATAACTTCGGTTAATATTCCATCCATTGTTTCTGGGTCTGGTCCAGGTCCTGGGTCTTCACCTCCACCACCTGTACTACCTATTTTAATTAATTTATACGTCTTAGGGTCTTTAATCCATAATGTCTGAGTGTCATAACACCATAACAATTCCTTTGGTAAGAAATCACCTTTATTAGCTTGCATTTCTGCATACGTACCACTTTTAATACATATATGCTTGGCATTAGGTAAATACTCTTCATACTCAGTAGGTTCAGGTGAATCAGCAAGAACTATATCCTTATTAGCCTCTTGAGTGGCATTATCCTCTTCCTCTGAAGTACCGTAATTAGGCTCCTCATTAGGCATACCATCGTAAGCATATCTCTGATTGTTGGTAAAATCACCCGAATCTATCTGGCAGTTAAATGCAAACTCTAACTTCTGTACCTTGTCTTGTAGTACTGATATAACCTTTAACAGGTCTTGAATCACAGTACTACTTGTCATATGTTCTTTATTCTCAGAAGTATCTATCCAAATACCTCCCTTATCTTCAGGTGGTGTATCCTGTATATAAATTTTGGAGAAGGATTCCCAAACAAATCCATTAAAGTAACGTATTTCATTAATATCATTAACGAATACTATTTGTCCCTTAACTCTAAGGTCATCCCTATCAAGTAGTTCTTCTAAAGTGTCAACTACTACAATAGACATTCCTCCTCCCCCACCTCCTCCACCTCCTTGTACTCTCCATACGTTCCACACCCCGTTATAGAATTGATACATATGGTTGCTGTCAGGTGAATTTTTGACGTAACATAGCATACCCTCCTTTAACTTGTTTGTGTTAAGAAAGGCTTCCATATCACTCATATTGGTAACTTGGATGTAACCACCACGTAAATCATTAACATCTGCTAGTGGGAAGCTAGCATTGTTTTTGGGTTTTAATTGACCAATTACCTCAATATATTCATTCATACTGATAAAAATAAAGGGCTATGTAAAACTACACAGCCCTCGTTTATTACATTACGCTACGAATAAGCTATAAAGTACTTCTAAGAAGTCTGCTGCATTTAACTTTTGTCCATTAATTTCAACATCGTTACCTGCATTTACTTCAATAATTTGAGCAAACTCATCTTCACTCAGTGTAGTATCAATTTGTACTTCTTCTTTTCCTCTCTTATCAACGTAAGCATTATACTCCTCATTGATTTGCTTATTCCAAGCCTCAACTTGAGCTTTATCTTCATCTGTTTTATTTTCTTTTGTTATTAGCTCTTGATACCCTTCTGGAGTTAATTGCTTGACTACTTCTTGTAAATCTTCCTCTAACTCCTTCCTTACTTTACCGAGTTTAATTCTCATACCCATTAATTTCACCTTCAAATCTCTACTTAGTTCTTTATCCCCATCCCTAAGTAATATCTTGGTGACGAAATTGTGTTTAATCATTAATTCATTTAACGTCATAGTATATATTTTTAATTACTAATTTGAGACTGTATCTCGACAACTGTTTCATCTAATAATTCTAAACATTTACTTACTATACCCTTCGGGCAGGTATAGATACATTTATCTATCAGCCCATCAATAGATTCAGAATAAGAGAATCCTCCCTCTGAATTCCATCTAGAGAATAGAAGCTTCCGTTGAAGGTGATTGGCATTACCTCACTAGAAACCTGTACCTCCCCTTCGATTTTTAGACTGTCATTCTCGTTTCTTGCTAAATACAAGAATTTCTTGTTAATTAATTCCATTTACAAAAATAATAAATTATATTAATATATCCAAATAACTAAATAAAAAAAATCTTAATTAACCTAACCACATATATTCAACAATATATGTTCCATTTGGGGGGTTTGTACCACCTGACTTATCTATCTTTTGCACATAAACTGTATGCCCATCGGTACTAGCAGTAATTTTAATTTCCCCAATAGTAACTCTTCTTATATTCACTGTATTATATCTACCTCTAGCTATAGCAATACATGAAGGCTCAACCACAGAAAAGCTTTGTATATTCCTCACCCATGCTATTAAAACTTCATAAGGTCCTCCCCCAGGGTCTCCTCTAACCTCATTGTAGTCATTTAGGATAAAATAATGACTACCAGTAGTGTGTGTAAGACTGTTTCCGATTTCAGCAGCAGTCCAAGTAACATTGGCAGAGCCATCAACATTTTTTGCCGTATTTCCAATCTTAATGCTCCTAGTTGTACCCCACTTAGCTGTAGTAATATCAGCTGTACCGTTAAACGCTGTCCCATTGATATTTCTTGCTGTGATTAGCTTATTAGCACCATCAACTGAGCCAGATAAGGTTGCATTGGCGCTATAGGTTCCTGATGGAGTAGAGTCAGAATACTGGAGAGAGCCAGCCTGGAAAGAATTTATATCATGGGTGTTTATTACCTGTATTACGCCATATGGGTCATAGTCACTTTTGGTTCCTTGCACCCACACTGAGTAGGTAATACCATCCCCCACACATCGTACAGTGCGCCTTGCTGCGCCCTTCCAACTAACATAAAATATTGGGCTTTTAGACCTTATATTTATACTAAAGTCAGCCCAAACATCTCTAGCACATTCTGATGGATGCCACGTGAACGTTATAGATGCCCTAAGTGTGTTGTTAGGTATAGTGAACTGTAGTACTTTAGTCCAAGTTCCTTTATTGTACTGACTAAACGAAGTGTTATTTATTTTTACGAATGAGGAAGCATGTAAACCATCTAATAAATCAGCATTCAGATTAGTACATAAAGTCGTTGCAGATGCTATATAGTAGTTAGCCTTTAGAGGCCTATATGTGGTTCCAGTACTAGAATTACCATCCACGAAATAGAACATATTATCTCTAAATGTAATATTTCCCCATGACCTGTTCGGGTTATGCAATATTAACATAGCATTAGTAGTAGTGTTAGCCGAACGTACCTCTAGATTTGTAGTTACAGCTAATGCACCAGTCATAGTATCACCAGTAACATTAACATACCTACCGTCTATAATTCCAGCATAGTTATTAGTATCTAACACTCTATACCATCCATAGTTAGTACCCCCTTGTATTCTTCTCCAGTAAATACCATCAGATGTATTTAAAGGGACTGCTATATCAGCGAAATACCCAGAACCATTTCCATGATTCATTCTTAATATATGCCACCATTGAGCTGTTGGTCCAACATTCTGATTAGCAGCAGTACCAGCACCTAGATCCGCATTGAAGTAAGTTAATCCATTTAGTCCAAATGTTAACTGACTATTAGTAGCCAATCTCTTAGACCATTCAGCAGTACCATTTAAAGCACCAGTAAATGTTGGAGCTGTGACTGTGCCAGGGAATACTGTATTTCCATTAGCATCCAATAGAGTTGCAGTTCTTTTTACAGTGGTAAATACTCCTGTATATTGTCTAGCATATATAGGTTCATTACCATCATCACAAGAAGCTATTTCCATCCACCCTGCATTAGTTGCTGTAGCACCGTATGCTACTCTACCATAATCGTTATCCCCACCTCCGAATCTAACTTGTCTAGTTCCTGTAGAGCTAGCTTGGTTTATTATAATATCGCCGTTCTGGGTTAAGGTTCCATTATTAGTAATACCAGTAGTAGTAAGTAATGCAGTAAATAAACCTCCACCAATAACATGAAGCTTCTGTGTTGGAGTTGTAGTGCCAATTCCCACATTTCCTAGTCCTGTTAACACCATCTTAGCAGTCATAGTTGGGTCTGTTCCAGCTGCACCAACAGAACTCATAAAGGCTAGATAATTACTATCATCAGTACCACTAAAATATGGTGTTAATCCAAATTTATCACCAAAGCCATTCTCTTTCCAATATATAGTATTAGCGCCCATTCCGAGAGTGCCTACCATAGTATCACCTGATTTCTTTACGTAGCGTCCGTCAGAATAACTGGCGTAGTTTCCACTATGTATTAACACAACCCAATCATTCCACTTTGAATCATCATGCCTTCTGTATTTAATCGTGTTTGTATCATAATGGAAAGCTAACTGAGTATTTCTTGTTGGAACGTCACCTAGACTTAGCACAGTAGTATTTGCAGATAGGGTAGCATCATCCGTAGGTTTAGGGTCAATAGTAACTACGTTTCCATTTCCAAAATATTGGTTTACAGTAGTGTATCTACCTCTAAGCCAAGAACGCATAACACCCTCTCTTCCACTAAGTCCTGCTAAATGTACTCCGTCAAGAAGGTCTGCATTTAAATTACTTACTAAGGTATTACTAGCTACAACCAATGGCGCAGTTCCAGACCCAACTTTAGATATGAATTGTCCAGAGGTTACACTCTTCCAATATCCACTATCATTACCAAGAGCAATCTTATTAGTCTCAGTTCCATGTGGTCTAAATTCAGTGGTGTTAAGATATACTAGATTACGATTACTTGCTCCAAGTGATATATCACCTGAACCCATAAGGCCAGCAGCTTCCCAAGAATTACTAAACTTAATATATTTACTAAAGGTTTTAGTACCCGTAACTGCCTGGTCAGTGGCGATAGTAACATAATGTGAATCAGCATATGAAGGATAGTTTACAGTATCTAATAATGTTCTCCATGGCATCTTACCATCTCCCCATCCTGTTCTATATTGAATACCATTTGATTTATACTCTGCATCACTAGAATGGTGATTGTACCAAATATCTAACCTAGAGTTGTTTCCAGGTAATGATATTACTGAACCATAATTATATGTGTTGGATTCCTCTAATCCGTCTGGAAGGGCTTTATTATACTGCCTTATGCCTATCTGTGCCCATAAAGTGTTAACTTGAGTAGTGACAGTATCTCTATAACGTAGGAAAGAATTTTCATGTAAGTTATCAAGTCTGTCTGCATTGAGGTTAGTCACTAATGTGTTACTAGTAACTCTAAATGGTGCAGTTCCACTAGCTACTGTAGATATGATAGGAGTTGTAAATGTTTTACTTCCATTAATAGTCTGTTCAGTATCTAATGTTACATATATAGGGTGTGTATGGTCTGTTGTTGATACTTTTTTACCATCACTATATAGACAGTTATCAGCACCAACGTATACGTATCTATTACTGTATGTTTGAGGACTTTCAGTCTGTGATTCTGCTCCGATTAAGAATAACTTTGTGTTTATTAAATCAGTAGCTCCAGCTGTATTTACAGTATCATTTCCAGGGTCTGCAGCTAAAGTTAAATTACCTTGGTTATCTGGAGTAATAAACATATTGTCTCCAGCAATGAAATTTACTTTCTTAGCTTCATAACCATCAAATGATGTAAATTCGACTCCCTTTACTTGGAATGATAATGCATGATTCAATCTATCAGGTTTATTGGCCCATGTAGGTATGCCAGATTCACTAATAACTAACATTTGTCCCACAGAGCCATTTGGTAATCCTTTTATTAGTTTACCTGTTGTACTGTCAAACACTGCCAGTTGTCCTATTGTAGAGGATGAAGGTCCACTAACAACTCCAGTAGTATTAGTCTGAACATATGTCCACTTCTTAGAAACCTCTTCCCAGTTAGTACCATCAGAAGCAGCAGTAGCTTCCTTACATATAAGTAAGTCACCAACCTCTACCGACACTCCGTTTATATACCCCACACTATCCCTATAAGCACCATTACCAAAGGTTACAACATAAGTATTACCTACATCTGCCATTGGTGTATAAGTACCTGGAGAAGATATACCAGCCTCTAATGCTCCCTTAAATAGCATAGCATTATTAGAGCCGAGGATACTATCAGCATAACTCTTAGCAGTTTCTATAGCATTCCATACCATTAGTGGAGATGCTGCAATAGCTGCGACTACGTTAGTATCATTTATATTTTCATTATCACTTGATGGGTCTGGTTTCCTACTTAATATGTCTTGTAACTTTACATGACCATACAATTTAGTAGAAGCACCACCATATTCTGGCTTCAATGACAAGTGAATCTTAGGAGTAGCTTGTCCTTCTACATCTCCCTTTAGCTTACCAATAATATAACCATCTAATACAGAAACGTCTCCATGATTAACTGTTACCGCACCATCTGAAACCATTCCTCCTGCTACAGTTATTCTTTGTGTAGCATCATTAAATGTCAAACCATTAGCCTTTCTAACTTGAGATGTGTCCATATTATTGTTAGCTTCATTGTAGGATAATAATATGTTTCTCTCAGCCATCTGATTAGATGGAGCTACCTGTTCAACATAGTCCCTAATCTCAATATTATGATTCTCTGCAAATGTTATATGTCCTGTAGCATCTACTATAAAGTTTGGAACAACAAACACACTAGCATTTCCTAGATTAGTTGATTGTCCATAAGAGCCTGAAGCTACACCGCTCTCCATGTGTAATAACTTCCTATTAGAAGCATCCCACTTCAAAGGAGGTTCAGTATCCACTCTATTAAGTGCATTACTGCTGATAATAATTCTATTACCATCACCTTTTCTAAGGCTAATACTGTCACCTGTAGGAGTTAGCAGGAAGAAGCTATTTCCTATTTGAACCTTAACAGAGCCGCTAACTTCTGATACTTCTATACTTGGATAGCCAATACTAAAGTAAGTACCACAAGTCCACATCTCTCTAGTATCCTCAATGAATACTACTGGGTTAAGCCCTTCTGGTATTGTGGGTATTAGTGGCTCAAACTCTTCTTTCTTTCTAGCATATACAATCTTCTTATCTATTATCATTCCTATATGATTTGAGTTGTTAATAATTCATCAAACCTCTGAGCTGTTTGAGCAACAGTTAGACCTTTATCTATAAAGTTACCTGACCACCCAATAAGTAAGTCAGTACCGTCTAGTACTGGATTATTCTTAATAGCCTTCTTATTTACAGTCTTATTGCCCAGGTTCTCGATTTCTTTTTGTATATTATCAAGCTTCTCTTGAATCTTATTCACAATGTCGATAATCTCTTTATTATCAAGGAATACAACCCATTGTTCCCCATCAAATAAGAGCATCTTACTGTTATCTTTAATCCAAATGTGGTAAATGGTTGGAGGGATTTGGTCACCCCTCCAGAAATTTACCTGCTTGTTATTTACCATTTCATTTGCCATTCTATTCTAATACTATCGTTTTACTTAAATCAAGACCTTGCACCAACTTCTCTAATGCTGTAAGTCTTTCAACTAAGGCTTCAGTTCCCGTGGAAGAAGATGTTATAAATTCCTTATTAAATGTATACGTCGTTTTAGTTCCTACTACTAATGTAAATGTTAACTTCAAGTCCTGAAGTTCATCATAGTGAAACATCATTATCACTTCTACAGTTCTAACATCATCAGTATCTTTAGTATCTGTAGCTGTCTTTCTGTAAGCTGTTACAAATTTCAAAGTTGCATATTCTAGTGTTACTAATCTAGCCCTGGATAGAGCTACTATAAAATCATACGCCTCTTCAGAGTTAGTGTAATAGTCAGACAGATTCTCAGATAGATAAAGAGCCTTCTCAATATGCATGACATAGCCCTGCACATCTGACTTAAATACATTAAGTAGTCCTATCTGTTCTTTTACGTATGTATCATTATAATTCTCGAGTGATTGTAACTTAGCTTTGTTCTCATTAGTGAAGTCATTAGTGGACAATCCTTTACCTTCAACCTTATCAACCTTAGTACTAATGTCTGGAAGTTCGCTCTTATTTACCTTACTCTCTAATGTAGTACTTATTGTAGCAATTGTCCTATTACTCTCTATAATAGCATCTCCAACTTCCTTAAAGGTATTATAAGAAGGGTCAGAATCTTGAGTAAGTATGTCAAACTGCTGTCTAGTAAAGTTGTTAGCTATCTCAAGTATTTCTGCTGCTGTCCCAGCCCTTTCTGCACCTAACTCCTCAAGGGTATATGTAGGTTTATTAGGTTGTTTAGCCCATTCTGGGACAGTTGGGTCAGTTTCAATATAGCCAGTTAGAAATCCTTTACTATCTAATTCTTCTTCAGTAACTAAGTTATCTGGAATTGTTGTTAAGTAATGTTTATCGTTCTCTAATTGAGATACTTTAGTAGGTATGTCTTCTATATCGGCTTTATTACTGACATCAGGGATTTCACTCCTATCTGCTTTTGTGTTAACCTTCTCATCAACTTCTTTAATCAGTTCCCTAACACTGGTATCACTATAGTTAGTTAGTCCCTTTAGTTTATTCTTCTCTTCTAATGTAAAGCTTTGCTCAGATAAGCCCATTCCTTGGACTTTGTCTACCTTGTTGTTCCAATTTTGTATATCAGTAGTATTTATAGTTGCAGCTGCACTAGCTATAAATGCTGGCTCAATCTCTTCTGTTAAGTACCCTCGGCTATCAAGTTCATGCTTTGTAACATATTCGTCTGGAATATCTGTAATGTAGTGAGAGTCATTCTCTAGTTGAGATACCTTAGTAGGTACGTCTTCTATGTCTGCTTTACCTGATACATCTGGAATTAGTGCTTTAACTTCATCCTTAGTATAATAATTATTAAGCTGAATGTCTCCTGATTCTATGTCCTGCAACTTCTTATCAATTTCTTCCTTAGTGTAGACAGTATACTTATCAACTTTAGATGCTAAAAGCTCTTTAATTGTAGTAGTGTCAAACCCTTTAGAATCAAATCCAGCTTGACTTAATATTTCTATTGTTGTTTCCCCAAGCCCTGCATTAGCACTCTTGAATATATAGTATATATTACCAAATATTTCCTGTGTACCTAAGAGTCTAAATCCGCCAATAATACTACTAACTGCCAACACTGCACTGGAGCCATTTGGAATCATAACGTATATGTACTCACTGCCATTTGCAGTAGTAGTAAATATATTGTCAATAGTCTTGTTTAACTTAGTATAGTCTGGTGAGGTTCCATAGTAGTTAGGATATTTAATGTCAAATGTTACTACCTTTACAGCAGTAATATCCTCATATTTATATCGTAACGTAATAACCATAGAAGTAGTCATTCCAGCAAATGTATACTGCCTAGCTTCAGGCTTAAGAGTTACACCGTTGATTGTCTGCTCAGTTACATCTTTGTAGTATTCCCAAGTTACAGTTACATCAGTAGGCTCATCACCATAACTCATATACTCTGGGTCTACTGATATGGCTTTGATATTTTCATCTATAGCTGCTGCTTCAATTCTAGCATTAACCCATTCAGTAGATGCAATTCTATTAGAACTGTCTGTCATTAATGGTAATGTAGTAGTTGGAGTTCCAGTAAAGCTAGGTGAATATATATCAGCTTTGTTATTTAATCTTATTTCAATTTCACACGCCCATTGAGCAAGTTTTAGATTTATTTCATCAATTACCTTATTAATATCAAAGGCTATTGAATCAGTCACAAAGGTATATAAATCTTTTTGATTAGACAAGTTACCTTTGATGTTTCCCCACTTTAGAGCATATTCATCTGCTATACCAAGATTAATTCTGGCTATTGTTCTCTGATATTCATCAGTTAACTCTGAGAATAGATTCTCCTTTTGGAATCCGTCGTCTCCACCAGTACACCCATAGTACTTAGAAGTATCACAATCATCCTTGATACAGATGTGGTCTACTCCTTCTTCCTCTATCTCTGCACTATCTATTTTATTTATTGTAATAACACTATAGTCAGCACAGATTCCTTCTACCTCTTCCTTCTCGATAACTCCATCAATTATTTTAGTATCGGGCTTTATATTAGAAATAGAATGAGGATAATCGGGTAAAATGGGGGCATCCTGTTCTTGTTCATCAAGACGTATAAACTCTGCCATATTTAGATTTGAATAATTTGATAAGCATATGTCATAGGGTCTAAGAAGGATATAATTGTAGCCTCATTAACCTTATGAATTGTTTTAGTAATGGTCATTGATAAGCTAGTATCTCCAATAGGAAATACTTTATTATATAATGAACCTTCCATATAACATACGTTCTCATTGAACATATTATTAACGGAATTCCATCTTAAAGTTGTATCATGACAACCTCTTAGGAAAGTATTACCTCTACAGTCTGCTTCTAGTACATTATCGTAAGTATCACCTAGAAAGATATTATTAGTGCATCCTTGTTTTAATTCATTGTGCTTAGTATTATGTAATTCTGAACTATCAGTAATAATTCCTCCAGTTAAGTCTGAGAATGTATAGAAATCTCCATATGCTGCCCCAAGATTAAGATTAGTATTATCTAACTCCTCCGCAGTTCTTCTGAATTTAATATTCTTGAAATCATAGTATGCTGAGTTGAAGTGGCTATCCCTCATAAATGTTATTCTACCCTTAGTAGTAATCCCATCCTCAAGAGTCTCTTTAGTTGGGTCATATTCAATAACCCAATCCTTCATTCTAATATCGTCAATAACAACTCTTGGGTCTAATCGATTATTGGTAATAGCTGTTACAATTAACTTCCAAACAGGAGAAGGGTTAGTGGAGTCTTCAGTACCCCACGTAACCTTTTGACCTGAATTATTAGTAACATTAGAAGAGTAAATAGTTTGAAAGTCTGTAATAACATACCTTGCTCCTGTTATTAAGCTATTCTTACTTATGTAATCATTAAGTAGCGTATATGTTACTTCCAATGGCTTAGCTTGTCCGCCTTCTCCGCCATAATCAATAATACCTATATTCTTCCTTAACTGTTCTTGCTCTAGTTCGGTTAAACCTCCTAGTAGGTCTTTCTTCTTGAAGTAATTGTTTAAATCATGAATACAGGCATAACGTCTTGTATCTCTCTCTATCGCCATGTTAGTTATTCATTAAGAATTCATATATCCCATCTATCTTGTCAAAGTGTTGACAGGTTTGTATAAAGGCTATTTGATGTAGAATCATGTCATAATTATCTATATAGCCTTTATTTAGTCTGTTAAGGAACTTATTAAAGTCCTTAATCACTTTAAGCTTCAGGTTAGTTATTGCATCCACAACCACCTCCTCCTATAGTATTCTTATCAATCATAACATCTCTACAAATTCCTCCGCACTGAGTAACATCCTCTAACACTCTTTGAGCTTCGTAATACTGTCCCAGCTCAATTAGATATTTAATAATATTGATAGCCATCCATATAATATCTCTATTATAGATTAGTGATTTAACATCATCGAGCCTATTCTTACATCTTCCAGGTAAATCCCCCAAAAGATTCTTACATAGTCTGTAGAAGCATTCGTTAATATGGCATATACAGAACGTATTCTTATCACCTCTGATAATCGTAGTAGTCTTCTCAGTGACAGTAGATGGAGGTATAGCATTCACCTCTAACACCTCTTCTATAGTTACTTCAACAGACTCTTCATCAACATACTTCATAAATACCTCAGACTTGGTATCATAGTAGTAAATAGAGTTATAAGCTGTTAAAGCAGTTGCATTCCTCTCTAACACATAATCCAACCATGCATCAGTGGGTAGTATTATATGTGTAACTTCATATAAACCGTCAATAGGCATTTCCATTTCAGATTCATCAATACAATCTATAACGTGTTCAACAATGTCATACTTCTGTGTTATTTCTTCTCCAGAAGATTTAATACTTGTTATAGCATTAATAGTTACAGTTTGACTATAGGTATAATTACGAGTACTTACTGCAACTTCTCCATCCTCATTTAAGTATTCATCATTGTCTTTCTCTAGCCCAGTGATTGTAATACCGCAGGCTCCCTTCTTACATATTTTAAATACTGAATCCATAATTATACGTTAAAGTCAGCTCTAACTTTAGTTTTGATTTCTCCTACTAGTGTAAGATAGTCTAGGTATTTCTGTCTATCAGTCTGATTATCAGATAATCCTAATACAATACTGTTGGAGCTGTTGATTAAATCAAACTCTTCATCTTGGTCTACATACTGCCTAATAATAGCTTTAATGCATTCTTTATGGTCTGGTTGACCATGTAGATGAACCTGAACATATGTCCACCTTGTCTCTTGTGTTACATCTTCTGTTTCTGGGTCTGTAACATTAACCTCTTTTGATTTAATATCATAGTTATAGTAATATGTACCATTACCTAATTTCTCTATTAAGTCTGGCTGCACATCCATTTCTATTCTTCTTGGTTCTAACATAAGGTCTTATTTTAAAATTTACTGGGAATGAATATCTGGTTAGAGAGTAGAATAGATTCCTACTCTTACTCTCAAAGTAATAGGATTTATTATTGTATACAAAGTTAACTCTAAAACACTTACTATAGCTAACTATATCTACAATATGAATGTACTTGTTATAAAATCTTGAAATATTAGATTTCTTCCCATCCCAATTAGAGAATCTTAAACCTGTATCTCTTTGAATCTTCCTTAATAGATTCTTAGAATTACAAAACTTTAGCCAACCAAAATATGATTGCATTCTCCTTCTTAATTCTTGTTTATCAATCTTGCCTGATTGATACCTTCTAATAAGCTTGAATAATCTAATCTTAATTGACTTTCTTAATAATACATGGGTATGATAGAACCTATAACCTACAAAGTCTACACCTCTATCATCTACTGGGAATATTTGGTAATTTGATTTTAACCTTAAATTTAGAACCTCCTTTAAGTACATCTTAATTGCTATAAGTACGTTTCTCAAGAAGTTCTTATCACTGCTGAGAATTACAATATCATCAGCATACCTGAAATAGAATTTACACTTTAACTCCTCCTTGACCCAATGGTCAAAGTAAGCTAAATATAGATTAGCAAAGAACTGAGATAAGTAATTACCTATAGGAACCCCATCGGCTGAATAGATAATCCCAATAAGTAATGTTAGAAGATATTTGTCCTTTATCTTCTTTTTAATTATATCACATAATATATCGTGGTTTACAGATGGGTAAAACTTCCTAACATCCATCTTCAAACAATATGTAGTTTCTTCTGGATGTTCAATTAATGCAGTCTTTAAGTCATGAGCTACATTATGAATACCTCTATTCTTAATACAAGAGTACGTCTGTTTAATAAATATTTTAGTCCAAATAGGTTCCATCACGTTCATTATAGCGTGATGTGTTATTCTATCTGGATAGTATGGTAGTCTAAATATCAACCTTTCTTTAGGTTCATATACTTTAAAGGTACTATATTCAGAGGTTTCATATACCAAGTCCCTTAGCTGCTCAGATAACCTCTCATTCTCATTTTGTCTATTTCTATCGTGCTTAACGATTCCCCATCTAATTGATTTATTCTTTCTAGCCTTATCATCAGCTATTTCGATATTCTCTATATCATAAACCTGTTCATGTAAATAACCTATACGTTTCAAGTCTTATATATTTATTATGGAAGCGTTCGAGACTTAACCTACTAACACCCAGTTATTAAATACTACGTTGTCTTTTGCCAAGAGGCAAGGGTACCATTTAGACTGTAAAATGAAACCAAATTACCTAAATAAAGAAATATATAATAAGCCTACATTGGAATTGACATTGCTGACTCCATTGTTAGAATTGAAGTTACTAAGACTGGCATTACTACCATTATTAGCGTTGCTGCTAACGATGAGTGTTTGTAGTAATTTGAATTAATCAGCACCAACAGAAGTGTAGGTAAATAGCACCCCTAATCTCGTATTTTATCTATTTATGTATTATTGAGTTATTCTGTTTAATGTTCTGAAGCCCACATTGGAACCGACAAGGCCGACCCCATAGTAAGAATCGAAGCTACCAAGACCGGCATAACCACCATTATTAGCGCAGCTGCCAACGATGAGCGTTCTTAAAGATGTACTAGCAGTATTGCACCAATGATAGTCACACATATAAGTAGTAGCTGAACCACCGACTACTGAAGGTATAATTTCACCCTTACTTCCAAGGTCAAAATCCTTTGTATATCCATCAGACGCTATTTCTTTACCTGCAACAGTCATTTTACCTTTAGCAGTATTATCATCTCCAAATGCACTCGGATTAGATGTAGTATACACACTACTTGGTTGATTAGCTGCTGTTCTTTCTAAGATAATACCATCTAGGTTTGTCCAGATGTCTCCGAATGGATTGTCAAATCCCCTCCATCTTGGAACTTTAAATGTCTTAGTGGGGACTGTTGTAGATTCATCCACTACGGTCTCTGGAATAACTAACTCCTTAATTCCAGTGAAGTTACCAATATCATTACAATATCCACATGGTGTTATTGGATAAGTTCCATTATATCCAGACCACCCATTAGCATTGTTGTTCCAATCAGTAATTCCAGGACCAAGTCCTCCTTGATGATAACCATCAGCTGTTAACTCAGCGTTATAAGTAGCTTGTGAATTAAATGTTGCATATTCAATGACCCAAGCCCAGTAGAATATCCACTTGTAATACTCATAGCACAACATTTCTGAACCAGCATTAGTAGCATAAGTTCTCATGTTAGCTCTTGAGATATTAGTTCTTGGTTTACCTAAGTCACTTCTAAATGCATCAGTATCTAAATATGTGTCGTTAGCAGTTCTATTACCTCCACCTCTGAACTGTGCTGTAGTATTAACTACTGAAACTGCTTTAGGAGTTGCAGAAACTGTAGTATCAACAGTACTTCTGTAAGCATCAACTAGCATTTCTGGAATTTCAATCCAGGTATTGTCCATCTTAATAGTAGACATCCTAACCCATCTCTTAGTACCTTCAACTCCAGACTTACCATAGAACTTAGGAATATGTACTCTTACAGTACCATCAGTTCCATCAAGGACAGAGTTACCTCCATCAGCTTTCTTAGACCAGTCATTTGGGTCTAGATAGTAATTGATTGCAGCACCATTAGCTACACAACCCTTATATTGAGATTGCACTGGTAATGACTTATGTAGCAATGGATTACCAATTCTAGTTAATGTGGGGTCTGCTACTGTAGAATCCCATTCAACTCCATAGGAGTAGATATCTTCCAATCCAGTTAAATCAATACCAGGCTCTACATCTTTCCATTCTCCAGTACCATCGCCACTGTTGACTAACACCTGCCCTACTGTACCACCAGCAGGTAGATGTTTATTTCCAGCTGTAGTTGGATGGGTATAGTTATTAGCATTGGCAGCAATACCTTGCAATTTATTCTTCTCACTTGTTGTATAATCATTGGTAGATAATTGCTTACCATCAACCTTATCAACCTTTAGAGCAAGTGCACTAGTAGTTCTACCTTCGACTCCTTCAATTGCTTCATTAACCTCAGCCTTAGTATAATAATCTTTTAAGTTTACGTCTACGTGTTTATTTCCTAAGAACTCCCAGCCAGTCTTTTGTTCTGTAATAAGATAAATGTATTCATCATATACATCATTAGCTCTTGAACTTTCGTTAGGAATTAGGTAGATTTTATTTACATCTCCCTTTGTAGGTAATTCAGTAACAACTACTGTCTTACCGCCAGCATTATTAATTGCTTCTATAACCCATGCCTCTGTTGCTAACCCTTCTTTGATTTTAGAGATGGTAGCTGATTTATTACTTCCATTCTGTACTATAGGAACTAACTCATCTCCAGCAAGGGTGTTAGTAGCATCCATTTGAGATATTTTTACTCCTGTTGCTGCCATGTTTCACTATTTAATATTTCATTTAATTCTACACTGTCGTATGGGTAGAATATAATCTCTTCATCATTATTAATAACTGGTTTAATGAAATCTTCATGTAGAATCACCTCTGAGCCATCTAAACTCCTTCTTGCATGGATTGGAACACTAATTCCATGTTCTTTACACCATTGTACTGTAACTATAGTATACCTCATGCTTTGTTTAATATATTATTAATAACATAATTAATTACTCTCTGTAGTGTAACATTACCTTCTGGTACTGCATCAAATCCAATAGAATTGTAGAAGGCCATATTCATATAAGATGAACCATAGCTATTAAAAAATATTATGCTGTTATTACCACCATCAGTAGGATTTACGATTGTTACTGTTTGCTTTTTGTTAAGCAGATTATTTGAAACCTCAGCTTCATTTAATATACCATCCAAATAAGTTACACCACCTGTATTTCTAAAATTGTAGGCTGTAATGCCAGGTTGTCCATATATAGAAAAGCTGTCTTGAGCATACCAAGTCCTATATAACCCTAATGGATTTGCTGTCATAAACAACACCTTAACGCCATGCTGTAAGTTCTGTATTTGCCCATAATCATCTACCCCATCAGTTACTAGGGCGTTGGGATATCTAGGTATAAACTCTATTGTTACGTCCATATCTCCTATATCCCCTGTAACTCCTATGGCGTTATACAATGAAGTGGTTCCTTCGGGATAGGTTAATGTCACCTCATGTTCCCCGTTGTCAAAGGTATAAAATCCACCATTTCTGTTTACCAAACTAACTTGTCTGCCATCAGAAAGACCTGTAACCTTAAACTTATGCGTTGGGTTAGAGTTTGCCGGAACTATGTTTACCATGTTATCTGTGGTGGATAGTTTCTTAGTAATATGTATAACCCTGTTATCCGTAACAGTAACATTTGCTCTATCGGGTAGAATATTGGTGCTAGAAATGTCATACCCTCCCACACCGCTCATTGCAGCGAACAGGAAATTGTTAAGTTTCAATCGTCTGTTGTTTCCACTGAAATCCTGCAAGTATGGATTGGCTTTTAGTATCTCGTTTGTGGGAACGGATTGTTTTGTAGGTATTTCTTCTACCACAATATTACAATCCACATCATTTACATTGTCACCTGCCAAATAAAATCCAGGATAAGATGAGTTTGTTGTACTACTATTCTTGTATTCAGGTATGTCATATTCTCCATCAGAAGTTATCTGAATACTAACATACCCTAATCGTCCTTTCATAGTAAATCCCTCGGGCAATCCTGTTACACGTATTTTATAAGATTCTACATATTGTAACGGTTTTACAATTATTTGCCAAAATGCAATATTATTGTTATTTGTAGGTGTATGGGTTATTATACACTTATTTATAGCATTATCATAAGTTAATTTTCCACCACCATTAACAAAAGGATTTGCATAAGTAACGCCGGGAACATAAACATCCACAGGCTTTGACATATCATACCAAAACACCATGTGTTCTTTCACCCAGGTAGCGATTTCATCTTCTGTAACATATTTATCTAATAATATATGCTTACCTCTTTCAGTAAGTACAGCGATTCCATCTTCTGTAATTATATAGTAATCGTTAGGTCCAATTGGCTGCCTAACTCTACCTATATAATTACCAATACCTACAAATATTCCCATATTAATTACCTACTTGTAATGTATTCTCAGGTACAGCCTTAATCCCTATAACTAACTCAGGGTTCCATCCAGGATAGAACACGGTAGATATATACTGACCCTCTGCATCTTTTAATAACACCTCTACAGTTACATTATCTTCAGTAATATTCTTAACAAGAACTGCATTACTTCCATAAGGCAACTCAAAGTTACCTGCGGGCAGTAGAGATAATCTACTTACTTGTAGGGAGGTTGGTCTTTCATTCTGATTGAGATTTATCATTTCTATGCGTTTTTAATTTCGTTGTTCATTTGATTACCATCGAATAATTGAGCATATTCAATGTCTGTTCTCTTAGTATCGTTCTCAGCATCACTCTGAGATTTGTCTCTTTGAGTCCTAGCATTATACCAGTTAATATCAGCCTCATTCTGAACCTTCTGTCTCTCAATGTCCAACTTAGCCTCATTAAGACTTTCAATCTTGCCTTGAGCTTGTTGTAGTTGTTGTTGTAACTTCTGATTCTCTTGCTGTAATTGTTCAAGCTGCTGTTGCATTTGACCTACCTCATTCATCTCCTTCTTCTTCTTAGCAAAGGCTTTAGTAACCTTAGCCTTAAGTTCAGTAAGACTTCTAGCAGTTAAAGCATCAACAATCATATCTGGGTCTAATTGACCACTCTTTATAAGCTCAATAATGATTTGTTGAACATTCTGCATCTCCTTCATAATCTGAGTACTCGGCACAATATGCACATCGTAATCAGTATGAGTAAAATGCTCTGGTAATGCTGTAAATACCTTTTGTAACTTATCTCCAAGAATTAGAGTTCCAGTTAATCCTTTCTTCCATACTATCTTAGCTATATCAAGACAATCTCTAAGAATGTCTATTGATAATGTATCCATAGTCTGATAGAATGGTTTAGTAATAGTATATGAGTTTCTAGCTCCAGCCTCTACATTACTAACTGCATCCTTTTGCTGAATACCATTAAGTCTTTCTCTAAATACACCAGTGATAGATGATGTTTGGTCTTCCACTCTTTGTAGTGCTAAGTCAAATGCTTGGATTGTTTGTACTTTAATAGTGTCAGTAAATCCAGCAAATGAAGTATTGTTATTAAATGCTCTACCTTCTTGACTTGTATCTACTAAAGCTACCCCAGTCTTCTTAAATGCTATCCACTTCTGTATTCTTTCAGTAAGGTCATCACCTAATATAGTTGGAAGCATTGATAAGTCTAGCCAGTCTCCATCAGTACCACTATTAGCTAAGATATTATCTCTAAAGTAAGTAATTAAGTCATACTTATCTTGTAGGTGTGCACATTGTAATACTAAAGATTGTGGAACATTGTCTCTATTAACCAGATATATACCATTAACAGATAGTCCACACTTAGTAGGGGCATCCTTAGTTCTAATTACATTCTCTGATTTACCAGTAAGAACATATATAGACTGCCCTATTCTAACTCCCTCGTACCTATTCTGAACATACTCATCACCTTCTTTATCTATATCAATCCATTCAGTTTCATAGACAGGAAGTAATTTGTAATTAAATGATTCATAAGTATCAGCAGGGAAACCTGGAACAATACCTTTACCTGCATCTAATCCAGCACCCTCACCTTCCATAATAGGTCTACATCCTACTTGATTCTCCATAGCTCTAATATACATATAAGAACTATCAGAGTAATGCTCATACATATCTTCTAATTCAGCCCTACTCTCATCATTTAGGTCTTTACCATACTCAATAAGAATTTGCTGTTTGGTCATCCATTTCCTAATTACAACCCTATAACTATCCTTTACATAAGGAGATTCAGGGTTTCTATCAACAAATGTATTTAAGGGATTAAGAACATCAATACTAATATTAGTTCCACTAGCTGATGGTTTAACTTTATAGAATGAGCATCCAGTAACAAGTAAGTCTAATAGTAATGCCTTTAGCTTATTAGCCAAGTCAGTGTTCCTTGATTGAATTACGTACTCAATAACGTTCTGTGCAGCTATCTCATAGTCACTGATGAAGTTGTTATTAATATCTTCAATTAGCTTTTCTATATCCGCCTCAACTGAAGCATCACTAACATTACCTCCTCCTATAAAGGCTAGAATTTGATTGTTCAAATGCTTCTGTAAGAATGTATAGACTTGCTGGCTTATTTCTAACTCCTTCTGCCTAGTAATCTTGGAGATTGTTTCCTTATCTTTACAAGATACCTTTGGAAGAATTGGAATGTCTAAATACTCTCCAATTAAAGCATCAACGTGTTTCTTTATAAGGGGAGTGAACTCAATAGAAGTAGGATTACCTATTCCAAAGTTTTCTTCAAGATACCTAAACTGTTCGGCGTCTCTCTTACCATTATAGTAGTTGTATGCCTTCTGTAACTTCCATTTATTGAAGACTAACTCATTTACAGCTTTGTCAATCTTCTCTATCAAATAATCATCACTTCTTTGCTTTGCACTCATCTTCGTAATCATATAATTGTATAGCAGTGAAGTACTTAGTTCTTACTAAACTTCTCTCCTTTAGTTCTTTCTCAATAAACTTCAAAAATTCCTCAGCCGTTCCATCACACGCAATGGACAATGGCTTCTCATCTTTATTAAGTCCAAGGTCCATTCTATATCCCACGTGCTCAGGCTCCTCTCCTGGGAATTTATAAGTGGTTTCATAGACCCTTAGGACTCCTTGATACTCTACGCAATATAAAGATTTAATTAAATCTCGGATTGCTTGTTCTATATCCTGTGTCGTCATAATATTGTGTGGGGAATAGGTTAAACCTAGGTACTATAGACTGTTTATCTGGAATGACTCCTTTATGCTTAATACCATTCTCATCAGTCCAGTAACCAAATAACTTTAACTTCCTACCTCCATTATCAACTTCCTGTGGTGTAATTCCACTTAATTCTTCATCTCCTAGTTCAGCCATACCCATTGCAGCTACAATATCAAACTTTCTCTTATTCTCGTATGAGTAAGTGATAAGCTCGTTAATCATTGGTTCAAACCACATATTGTGACAATAGTCATTGATGTAGCAATCAATAAGGTCTAACTGATGTTGAATAACTGCTTCAGTTGCAGGAGCACCAAACTGTTTACTCCTACCACCCTGTATATCAGATTGAGTAGCTCTTGGTCTTCTCATTAAGAATCTCTCCTCCTTGTGCTTAGTTCTAAACCAAGTAAGGATACTAATACGAGTAGATTCCAGACAAGCCTTGCAGTTATAATATTCCAATATCTTTAAGGTAGTTCTATATGCCTCTTCAAGGTTGTTAGGTCTGTCTTTATAGACACAAACATACATTGGCTCTTGTAAACCAAAGCATCTCTTTTTAACTACTACACAGAAGTCTGATGGGTCCCTTGTATTATCTGATGTATCATTCATACCCATATCAATACCGTCGATACCAGCTACATATAGGTTTCTAAAGTCTACACCATTCTCACTCTTAATGGGATGTTCAATAATGCAGACCTTGCCCTTATCACTAGGGATGAACCTTACTCCGTTCTTAGCTTCCTCAGAATGTACATTATTTTGGAATATATACTCTAGCTGTCCCCATTTAGGTTTTAACTCCGGAGGAGTAACTTTATGTAATTTAATTGCAGCTAACTGTTCTGTTAGTAATACAGTATTAAACTGGTTATCACCTTCCAAAGCTAATGCTTCATCAGGAGTAAAGCAATACTCAGCAGAGTATAGCATTAATCCTTTAGGGTCAGCTATCTTAGTGGCTCTTTTAGCCATATAAAACTCTTTACCCTTCTCTGGGTCAGTCCATCCTCTATTATCAACATATCCCGGGGCAGTAACAATAGTATATGCAGGGATGAAATATGCAGTCTCTACGTAAGTACCTTCCTTAGTATAGTTATGTTTATAAGGAAGAACATCATATCCTTTAGGGTCATGGAATGCAGCAGCTACACCCTCTAATGCAGGACCACTATCACCACCTGTACCCCAAGCTAGTTTAATACCGAATCTCTGTCCTTGAATATCAATCAAAGCATCACCCTGAATGAAAGCTTTCTTCCAATTCGGCCATGAACCGCTTTCTTCGTACATTAAAATATCAGTACGGTCACCTCTAATCTTATTAGGCTTATCAGCTGTAATACCTTCAATCTCTGACATCCATCCAGATTCTACACCATCTACATTCTTACTAGAAGCTCTCTTCCACTTAGCTGTGTTGTGAACCTGTCTTAGCTTTCTCATACCATCTTCTGTATTATCATCTAAGTATGATAATTGCATCCAGCACTTACTAAGAGTGTCATCAACATAACCTTCTTGTTGTGCAGCTACTACCCCTCTAAAGTGTGGTCTTGTTATATAACCATTAATAAGGATAGCAGCAGCTATTTCTGAGAATCCAACACCTCTGGCTTTTAATCCAATGGCATTCTTTCTCAATACTTTACATAATTCTATGTAATGGAAGTACTCATATTGTTTTACGAAGAAGTTCGGGAAGTCTACCGAACGACCACCACCAGCTTTAGTAGCAGAGGATAGATTAGGTAACTGGTAGTAATTTATAAAGTAATAATTATCACCAGTAATAGTATAACCATTAACAGTCATGCCATTTCTACATCTATCATATTCTTGGTCCCAGAACTCACCATAAGCCTTACCAAACATTGGTTCGTTACAATATTTACCAGTAGCAGCCTTAGTTCGTCTAGCTTCCATAAACCATTCTGGGTCAAAGTCTAATCCTCTTGTACCATCAATAGGTCTATAGCCAGTAAGTTCATAAGACAGATTAGAGTCAAAATAGTCTATTGGGTCCCCAATTTTAACATCCCATTCAAATTCTGTAGACTTCTGTTCTAGTACTCCAGCATTCTCCCCTACCTCAGTAACCTTTTCAACTAAGGCTTGGACGGTAGGGGACTCTGGTAATTTATTCTTAGGTTTCCTTCCGCGTGCCATATTACTTTAGTTTTGGTACATATCCCTCAACAGCACCAGCACGAAGACCTGTAGCAGCCTTCTGTTTCTTCTTAATACGGGCTTCTAAGGCATCTAATTCATCTAATACCTTAGATATAGATGACATTTCACCAATAACATCTTTAGCCTTAAAGATTGGCTTACCAGTGATTGGGTCTCTTTCTTGTAAATCTGAACCCTCATTGAAATAATCAATTAGTTCGTCTACCTTATTCTGAGCTGCCCTTATTAACTTAATGTCTCTTGCTGATTCTTGTATCTCTCTATATTTCCTACATGCTGCCCTAAACAGAGGGTCGTTAAACTCCTCTTCTGTAATACCACTATCCTGCTTAGCAGCCTCATTACGTTCTGCTTCAGTAAATTGTGAGTAGTGTGATTGCCAATCAATCATTAGGTACATATAGGTAAACTCTTTGAATGCTCTTAGCTTCTTAGTACCTTTTGGGTCTTCCTTACTGATATTTCTATCATTAGTCCATAGCTCAGCGAACTCCTTAATAAGGAGAATCTCTGGCTCGTTTAATCGCAATTCATGATTTACATTATCATATAGAAATATTGTCATAATAATTACTGTTTAATTATACGTCTTTGGACTGTTCCTCCGAAGTAATTCTTACCAATTCCTTTATTCTTTACAGCTCCTGCCCCGCCAGCACCTCTACCATTAGCTTGGTCTTTCATATCAACCTTAACTTTATCTTTATCAGATAGTTTTCTATAATCAGCAGGAGTCATCTTTTTATAAGGAAGCTTCTTATTACTAACATTATACACTCCCTTATTTGTGTGTACGGTATCAGCCTTATTAACTACAGCACCTTTCTGGTCTTTCTTAACTCTCTTCTTAGCTTTACCTCCACATTTATCCTTAAATATATCTACTACTTTAGCACCCTCAGCTTTCTTCTTGCACTTAACACAACCTCCAGCCATATACTTCTCAACCTCGTATCCTTCTGGGCACTCACCTCTAAGGGTTTGAACATAACTTAATTTGGCTCCTAATTTAGCCATTGAAATTTGATTACCTTCCATTGCTTTGTATTGTTTATAAAACTCTTTTAATTCGTTCTCTGACAGCTGTGCTACTTTATTCTCAAAGTCCGCTGCATCTTTAGGGTTTAGGACTTTAATAAGATAGGCAGTGAACGCTTTTTGTTCTTCGTTCATCTGCCCACCCTGTTGAAACATACTTATCATACTTTAACTAAATCAATTATACCTTCAAAAGGTCTTTGGTATTAAAAATAGCTTCCTGCAAAACTCCTTCTGTAGAGAACCATCTGCACCTAATACCTTTAAAATAATCTTCTGCCATATTTGAAACACCATGAGTCCTAATGCTCATAGTCTCTTTCTTAACCACAATCATTACAGGTTTGTTAGGTATATCTTGCTTAAGAGTTACTACCTCACCTGGCATAAAATAAACTTTCTCTTCCATTATGCATTATCACTTTTAAATTCCTTCGTATATCTATCTTTTAATCCAGAATTAACTACTACCTGAATTTGGGGTTCAGCTACAACTTCAAATCCTTGCCCGAAGAATGGAATAGGAACTCCACAAGCTCTTCTATAGTAAATAATATCGCCCTCCTTCACAAATTTACATAAAGGACTGACCTCTATTACTAAAGCTTGAACTGATAGGTTCACTTCTTGGTCCATTTCTCCTGAATCAGGATTCTTAAATGTGCCAGTATATTCTGGAAGTATCAACCCTGACTCTGTTACCTTCATCTTCTGGAAGGGATTCTTAGCATAGGGCTGCACTAATACATAGCTATTAATAGGAACAATTTGTAAGTCCTTCATCTTCTCATCCATCATCTTAGCGTGCTTCTCTTGCTCTTCAATTTTAGCATTCCATTCTGCTCTAGCCTCTTCAACTTGTTCATTGAACTTTACTTTAGCATCCTGTTTAGCCATTTCAGCTACAGTAGGAGACATAATAAATACATCACCATTACCCATTAAACTATTCTTACCATTACCATCTCCTTTGATTAATTGATTCTTTGTTTTTAATACTGCTTCTACTGTACTTAAATTATCCATACTCATTTAATTAAATTACCATTTCCCTATAGGACACGTTGCATTAGGTAGAGTTGTTTTAGCTCTTAACCTACACCCACATCCATTAATATAACCATCTTTCTTCTCTGTACTTACATCTTCATTATCGGGATTTACCCATAACTTACTGTTACATATCTCCCCCAATACTACACTCTTCTTGTAGAGTTTACATCCTTTACACAAACGGATGCGGGCTTCTGATATATTCTTGTTAAGCCCGAACATCTCGTTAGTGTGCCCATTTAAAATAGCACCAAGACCCATATTATTCTTTTTAATTCATAAGTTGCTAATATCTCAAACCTAGGTGTTTGAAAGATACTCATATAGGTAATATTAGAATTCTATAGGTCTTCTGCTATTCTTTCTGGCTTCTAATATAGCTTCCTTCTTATAGAACCTACACATTCTTTCTACATCATCTCTTAGGTAATCCAGCTCATGCTCAGTGACATTACCTTGATGGTCGTAATGTATAAGTATTAATTTTTTAACTATGAACTTAGGGTTTACTTTCTGAAGCATCCAAGCATAGGTTGATAACTGTAATGCATAATGCATCTTGTTACAATCCATAATATTATTCATAGGATACTTCATCATTTGACATTTCTTTGTTCTCTTATCAAAGAATGACTTATCATCCAATTTCTTATTGGTCTTATAGTCTATGATGTAGATGTCGTTGCCATCCTTAATTAGTAAGTCAATCTGACCTGCCAACCTAAATTTACCATCCTCTGACTTCCTATATATCATATACTCAGGGAATACCCCCTTATCAATGTCAAGTAAATCCTTGTTATGCTTCATTAAAGAATCATTGGTGTTCACTTCAAATTTACCCCCAAGCCCAAACTTCTTTATTTCACATTGCTTCTTAGAAGTGTATTTACCTTCTAGTTCTGCATGAATTTTAGAACCTCTTTCACAGGATTCAGCATTAGTCTTCTGCCACTCATCTAAAATATCCTGCTGAGCTTTATTGTAATCATTAACAGTAAACCCATACATATCACAGAAGTGTTTAACATCTATCTTATGTGTGTTTAGTAACTGAGACTTCTCAGCCTTAAATTCGTCTGCTGATAATAACTTCTCCAATGCCTTATAACCTGACCAGAAATCCTTATCAAAATCTTGGCAGAATTTGCCAATTAATGTTGTTACTGATACATATACTCCATTTTCATCCCAGTACATATGCTTCTCATCGTTGTAGCAAACGTTCTGGTTCTGCTTGTCCACTTTCATATAACCTTTTAAATTTATCCTTTACTGAATTATAATCTAACCATGTTGTAAGAGGTTGAAGAGATGGGGCTATTATAGATTGATAATATCCCAGGTAGTACTCCTTCTTCACAGGATAGATAACTATTAACATTCCTACAGGTCCATCTACACCTGATAACGTGTAGAATGCAGCCGACTTAGCTTTGCTACGTTGCAACAGTTCAGTTAAATTCGGAAGACTTATACTGTACTGTTGAATGCTATCCATTCTTAAAGACTTACTTTCATTTACCTTTTCAATCTCATCTCCATAGTTTGTATATTCTAGCTCCTTCCATATTCTTAAACAGCTCTTAGTATCCAGACCTCTCTTCTTCTCAGTTAGTGCTGTAAGGTATCTATACGATAATCCATGAGTACTAACCAAGGAATTGTGATAATTCAATAGGATAACATTAGACGCATCCTTGTCCTGTACCAATATTCTTTCAATGTATTCATTAATAGAAGGGGAGATTATCTTTGTATATTCCTCAGCGAGGTACTTTTCCTGCTGGACTTGTTCAGTATAATCTTGTAAGATAAGTTTCGTATGACCTCTAAAACTAGTTTCCACTACTATTACTGATAAAACTATAATAATGATAGTCTTAACGTTTGGACCTAAGTTATTAATCCAGCCATAAATTGCTTCTAGTCTACTTAACGACATTAATCTATTTCCTTTAATTGTTGAATGTTAGTCTGTCTAAAATTAAACTCTAATTCATTTTCATCAATCCATTATTTATAATTTACCATCTTTCATTTGATAATGTGCAAATTTAGCTTTAATTTTGTAAATAAAAAAATGAAACATAAACTTATTTAATTATGGAACTAAATCAGAAAGAATTGAAGGCAATGTACGTCTCTTTAAGGGAAATGTGCAGTAATGTAGATTGTGAGAGTATTCCTATGTTCAGACAAGGAAGTAAGCTAATACCTAGATGTAAAAATGGAAGTGGTATTCATATTAAAAAAGAGAATAGAGGTAAGTTCACAGCATCTGCCAAGAAAGCTGGACAATCAGTACAAGAACATGCTCGTTCTGTACTTAACAATCCTAATGCTACTCCATTACAGAAGAAGAGAGCTAATTTCGCTAGAAATGCAGCTAAGTGGCATCATTAATGATTAATTATGACAGAGAATGCTGAAACAGCTAAAATTAACAAAAGTTTATTAAGGGAGAGGAAGAAAGAATGTTGTATATGTGGGGAGACTACTTACTGCTGCTTAGAGTTACATCATATAAGGAATAAACTCTATACAATATCTAGAGCAGTTAAGAACCTTCCCACTCCTCTTTTTATAAAGGAGATGGATAAGTGCATAGTAGTTTGTTCGAACTGTCACAAGAAACTACATAATAATATTATTAGATATGAGGATAAAGAAGTTACAGGAAGGTAATATAATAGCTAAGCAGGATAATACTAGAGTATCTAAACCTATTATTCCAGAAATTATTAAGGCTAAACCTAGACAAGACCAACTTATTGATTTAGGCGGAGAACCTTCTACTGATACAAGAACAGCTGCTGAAAGGAATAGGGACTATTGGCATCCAATTAAAGGGGCTAAGGAAAGGTTTAAATCTTCTATGAGGAATGGAACTAATCCATTAGTGGGCTTAGAAAGAACTGTAATGCCTGCTATGGCTGGTGCTGCATTAGTAACAACTCCAGCTACAGTATTGGGAGGATTACTGGGCAGTGAAACTGTTAATAATGCTACTGGTGGATTTGGTCAATGGTTGGAAGGTAAAACTGGCATTCCATCTGAAGTTGGGGAGTATCTAAACCCAGGTGCAATATATGGTGGGAGTAAAGGACTCAATATTACTAAGAATGGATTAGCTACTAAGTTTATTAAGGGAGATGCTGACTTGGGCTGGAATGCTCTTAATAAGAATCATTGGATATTTAACAGGGAAGCACGTACTCCTACTAATGTTGCTATGGCTACTATCAATAGAGTAATGCCGTTCTTATCTAATGTAGAGAAGACTCCAGCTAGAATTGCAGCTTATAAAGTAGGAAGAAGAACCAAAGGTAATGCCTCTGTATCCTTAAAAGACATAAGAAGTAATGAGTCTACATATACTGGTTCAGCAACACCAGAAGGTAATAATGGTGATAGAAATTTACTAGGAATGTATCTATTCAAGAATGACCCGTTAATAAGTAGAAGTCCTTGGTTTCAAAGAGTGGCTCAATCATTTAAACCAGCTAAAGGTCAAGGGTTTAGTCATGGTGAAAGATATAATAAACTATATCCTGGCATTGAGAATAGAAGATACCAAATGCAATCTGTAGTTAAGGATTCTAGACCATTAAGGTTTAGAGATATAGAAGAGTTCAATGAGTACTCTAATGGTATAGGTAAGTTGCAAGGTAAGGAAGGTGATATGGTTATTGAAATGCCAGATGGATTCCAAACCTTCAGACAACCTGGTACTAACTATGTTGGACCAATAGATGATGTAGGAGGTCATGTTATAAAGATTGACTACAATAATAAGGGTAAACTTACTCAAATATCCCAAGACTTATGGAAATTTAATCCAGCTGACTATGCTAAAAGATGGTCTGGAAAGAATGTAGCGGAAGGAGTAAGAGCTACTAAACAAGCAGCATTAATGGATAAGGTTGGAACTCCATTTATACTACAACAAGAGAATCCTATTTATATAGGTAGCAGGAGAGTTTGGGATAGTATTAAGAGTATTCCTAAGAATCCATATATAAGAAGGGAACCCCTAATGCAAGGTTCATTGCTAACTCTTAAGAAGGGGGGAAGTTTAGTATCGGATGGTAGAAGATTTAAATTCAAAGACTCCCCATTAGTAAGAAACTCCAAAGCTCTTAATAATAAGAGAGATATGAGGAAAAAGTTTATGAAATCGGATAGGCCTACATACTCTAACAATAGGATTAGGAAAGGCCAGGAAGGATTACGGTTTGTATCATATACCCCAGTAGAGTCTCCAAGCATTGATATTCCAAGGTTAGAGTTAAGTTCTCCAAATGTATTCAGTACATATAATATCCCTATTACTAGAGATGAACCAATAGTAGTACAATCTAAGGTTGAGGAACCAATTGAACAACCTGTTATTAAAGAAGAACAACCCATGAAAAGAGAACTATTCAATATTAAGCCGTCCAAAGGATTAGATGAATTTAACAGATGGTATGATGAAGTAGAGCAAGAAGACCCAGAAGCTAAGAACTATAGACAGTTCCTTACTAAAATAGCTGAACAAGAGTCTGGATTTAATAGTGCAATTCAGAATAAAGCTGGTGCTCCTGCTTATGGATATTTCCAATTCATGCAAGATGGTAAGAAGTATAATAATATTTCTGCCTATGCTGGAACAGATGTAGATACATTTAGGAACAACCCTAAGCTACAGATTAAAGCTGCTATTAAATTAGCTAAGCAATTTGAAAGAGGTTTTAATAAGCAAGATTTAGAACTAGCTGCACAGAAAGGATATACTAAATTCGGATTATTAGGTGGAGCATGGTTAGCTGGTAATGGTGGAGTTAGGAAGTATCTACAAGGATTAGCTAACCCATCTGATAAACATTGGAGTAAATCTGGAAGTGGAACGGATGTAGCTAGTAGAATACAGATGTTTAATTTCTAAGAACATGAAATTTATAACCTTTATAAAGGGGATGGTTACTTCACATTCTGGCATTAGTAGTAAGAGAGTATGTGGAGTATTAGGATGGATAGTAGCTATAGTAGTATTGTTATATTGTACTGTTCATGTTATCCAAGCCCCATTAATGATAGATACATTCTTAGTATGCTGTATGGCACTACTTGGTATAGATTCAATAACTGGCATTTGGAAGAGGTTTGATAAACATGATAAATCAAATAAAGAAGTTTTTAAAGAATGATAAAATATTACATATAATATGCTGCTTTGCTATTGTAGTAATATTTGGATTAGTCTTAAATATAGTTAGTGGAATTACTATAGCTCTGATAGCTTCATTTGGTAAGGAAGTTTATGATGAAGTAAGACCTAATGGCTCTGGTTGGAGTTGGGATGATATATTGGCAGATTTGTTAGGAATAGTTTTAGGAATACTTATATTATGAAACTAATACCTAAATATCAGAATGCAGGTTTAGTAACAAGGCAGGACAATACCTATGTTGCTAAACCTACTATTCCTCCAAAGTTAATAAAGAGAACTTATACTCCAACTCAATCTTATGTTAGTCAAGACAATAGAAGTGGGTGGCAAAGAGAGCAAGGTAGTAAGAAAGCTGACGAGGAATATAAGAAATATGTAGAAGATAAAAAGATGCAACAAGGTTTGGAGAATCTAAATGGATTTCTTAACTTTGTAGACGCAGCTACTATTACTACTGGAGTTGGTAGTGTAGTAGGTAAAGGTTTGAGATGGGAAGAAAGTTGCTAACCAATTAGTAAAGAGGAAGATTAATGGTCGAGCTAGTGACTATCTATCTAGAGCAAGGATAGGAGATATTCTTCGTGAAAGTGACTACATTACGCCAGATAACAAAAGTTATAAATTGCCAGATTATGCTACTCCCAATTCTCCAAAGGAGCCTTTGGACTTACATTCAGATAGATTAATAAAGGGAGGGTTCGATAATATACCTGCAACTGTAAATGGAAAGACTAAATTCAGAGTTGGGAGGAATGCATGGAACTATAGAAGCCCATCCCAGTTCTATAATGTTCATTACTACGATAGAGAACCGAAACAATATTTAGATAACATGGTACAAGATATGCATGTAGTTAATGATGAGAATACTGCCGATTTGCTATATAAGGTAGCTAACTACGCTAAAGACACAGATGCACAGGCCACAGCGAGCTCTGGTAACATATACATAGGTAAGGATGGAATGTTTAAGATATTTAATGAGTATGGAGGAAATCCAAAAAATATCAGGAGAGTTATAAGCCATGAAGTAGACCATGCTATTCACATTCCAGCAGAGCCTCCTAGGGGATTTGACACAGGATATATAGATAAACATATATCACAGCCTGGATATTTTAGTAATAAGAATGGAACTGAATTAGCAGCAAGAGGGTCCCAATTAAAGGATTACTATGGTTTAGATGACCCTAATCAGGAGATAACAGAGGATATGCTACGATATGCAGCTGAGAATTATGTAAAGGATACTAAGCTAGACAATAATATGGGGCTGTTTTTCAAATCTATTACTGATTGGAAAGAAGCTGCTAAATGGCTTTCTAAATATGCTACCATAGCTGGAGTTCCTATTACTATAAACAATAAAACCAAATAAATTATGACAGCAACAGCAGAAGATTGGGTAAGAAGAATAGAAGAAGTGCTAGATAAATTTAACTTATCTAAAGAAGAATACTGGAAAGACCCAGACAAATTCTATGAGAATATCAAAGATGAAGAAATTAGAGCCTT